ACAGCTTGCATTTCCACTTCTGGGTCTACGGGCTCGCCAGATTCGATTACAGGGGTTTCCGGGGTTGTGTTGGTAACGTCGCCTAGGTCTTCGCCGTCAGCGTCAACAGAGAGCGTTACAGGAGCTTTGGAAACAGGCTCTAGATCGGTAACGACTTTTTCACCATCGATTACTTCGACTTTCGCCAGTTCTTGGGTTTTTGCGGCTTCTGCCGCCAATACTGCGTTGGACTTACGGCCCATTTTTCTACTCCACTAAATAAAGGATATTAATAACTGTATTTAGTGGGGTCTGGGATGGCTAGTGGAATCTATCAAATTCGGAACACTCTGAATGACAAGGTTTACATTGGCAGTTCGATTGATTTGAAATTCCGTCAGATCGAACACTTCCGATACCTTCGTGGTGGTTATCATGCAAACGTCAAGCTTCAACGAGCATTTGACCATTATGGTGATGCACTGGTGTTTGAGATTCTTGAATTGGTTCCGGTCGATGATTTGTTGATAGTTGAACAACGATATCTAGATCAATTGGACTTCCGAGCTAACTACAACATTGCAACCACGGCTGGTTCACCAATGAAGAATCGAAAGCATACAGATGATTCAAAGCAACGTATGTCGGTAAATACCAGTGGTGATAAGAACCCAATGTACGGTGTTCAATCTCCTATGATGGGTCGTCGTCACACCGAAGCTGTCAAGAAACAAATATCAAAACAACATACTGGTTCTGGCAACCCAATGTACGGTAAATCTGGTGCATTAAGCCCAACCAGCAAGAAAATAATTGTGGATGGTGTTCAATACGATTCGATAACCCTAGCAAGCATTGCAATTGGTGTTTCACGGAAAGTTGTTGAGTATCGAATTAAATCTGTGAAATATCCGGGCTATCAAAAATGTACGACGTAATAATTAAACAATATGATGAATCGTTCATATCGGTTACCGGTGAACCATCGGTTCGCTATGACCTACATGATAAATTCAAGTTCTATGTTGATGGGTCTGAATTTTCACCGAAAGTGCGCTATGGTGTGTGGGATGGTTTTATTCGACTGTACAACATACAACAACAACTTTTGCCAAAAGGCTTGCTGCTTGAACTGTTGCAATACTGCAAACAGGAAGGTTACAGCGTAGAATTTGACAAAACCCTGATCCCACAGAAGATCGACAAAGAACATTATGATGCTTGGTTGGATTCAAAAACCATTCTAGCCAAGGGTAATAGTATCAAACCACACTGGTATCAGTATGATGCGGTTCTGCATGGTCTGAATAAACAACGTGCGTTGCTGAAACTCCCGACATCTGCCGGTAAGTCTCTGATCATTGCACTGTTAACCCGCCATGAATTCGAAGCTGGTGGTAGAATCCTGATTCTCGTTCCAACCGACGTTCTGCGTCAACAGATGAACGAAGACCTTTTGGACTACGGTTTGTTTGATGAAAGCGATATTCATGTTCTAGACCCGAAGGCGAAGAAAGCCACCCAAGGGTTTAAACGAATCGTTATCACAACATGGCAGACCGCCGTTAAGAAAGACAAAGATTGGATGGAACAGTTCACCATGCTATTGAACGATGAAGTTCACCTAGCAACCGGTAAGAGCTTACAAACCATCAACGAGAAGATGACTGATGCTGCATATAAGATTGGTTTGACAGGTACACTGAAAGATACAAAGTGCCATATCATGCAATTGATCGCACTGTTCGGGCCTGTATTTGCTCCGATCACTACCCGCCAGATGATTGACGAAGGTTCTGCATCGGCTATTGGTGTTCATGGTTTCGTACTTGAGTATAAACCAGAAGAACGTAAATCTGTTAAGGACATGAAATACCCGGAAGAAATCGACTTCATTGTCAATCACGAAAGAAGAAATGATTTTGTGGTGAAACTGGCAAGCGCGTTCAAGGATGAAAACACCATTGTGTTGTTCCATCGAGTTGAACACGGGAAGATACTGTACAAGAAAGCTGTTAAAGCTCTTGAGGGCACCGGTAGGAAGGTTTATCTGATCTTCGGTGGCACGGCCAAGGATCATCGTACTGAGGCTAAGAAGAACCTAGAGAACGAAACAGGGTCTATCGTAATTGCATCATACGGTGTGTTCGCCACAGGGGTATCGATCAACAACCTGCACAACGCGATTTTCGCACACCCGACTAAGAGCAAGATCATTTCGTTGCAGTCTCTAGGTCGTCTGTTGCGTAAACATGCATCCAAACTCAAAGCAAGGATGTTTGATATTGTGGATGATATTAGTCATGGTAAAGCCCATAACTACGCGTACAAACATGGTGTTGAACGATTGAAATTTTACACCCAAGAAGAACACGAACTAACTGTCAAGAAGGTACAAATTTGATGAAAAGCGATTTGGAACTATACATCGAGTCCTTTGCCCCACCGGGTATGGACTCATGGATTCAGAGCAACACACAAGCATTTATTGATCAACATGGACCGAACGAATATGAAGCGTTCCTGTTGAGTGCTGCATGGACCATGTATCGTAGAATCTACCGCGATCCAGAAGTGATGTCGCAATAAAAAAGGGGCCAATTGGCCCCTTTTTTATTAATTGTCGATTGTCCCACAACCGTTGAATCGTTTCCCATCCGACATAACAAAGCCGCTTGGGTCAACGTACACATGACCATCACGACAAAGCTCGTTGTTTACGGTGACTGTAGCTGGCCCTGAAATATAAATTCCATGTGCTACAAGATATGTGTGAATCGCTGTAGCAACTTCATCACCGGTCAGTTTGATGCTAACGCCGGGGCCGAACTGGGTTTTGCCTCTACCGTGTTTCACTTTCATTTATTTACCGCTCAATCAAATGTGCATGTTTTCTACGCGATTCCATCAAAGGTTCTCTCAGTTCCTCTGCATCCATGGACATACGCCCATCGCGAACCTGTAGAGTTTTGATCTTTTTGATGGCGTCCATGAATTCTTCATCTTCCTTAATCTGACGCGCAGATCGTTTAGGAAGTCTGGAACCGAAGGGAATCCAATCGAAAATCATTAGATTTTCCAACTGAAACTGATCGGACTTGTATTGACATACAATTTGGTTCCGAACACAGCTACCCAACCATCAACGCGAGTTCCAGTGTTATAACTGATAGCGAACCGCCAAAATTTCTTCTTATACCAACGCATTTAATCACATCCCATTCTGGAACTTCAACAGTTCAATTTGATTTCGAATCGCAAACCCACGATCTTTCATAAGATCGCACGCCTTGATGAAGAATTCAATTTTCAATTCTATCATACTCAATTCTTTTTGTTTTGCAATACATTGCGAATCGCCTTCAAGGTTAAACTTGATTGCGGTGCGATCTAGGTTGTACTCAAACACGTCTTTACCGATACCGGCATAGTAGTTGTACCGATCCCGTTCCAACACCTTCAATTCGCTCTGTGCGCGCTTATAGACCGCCCTACAGCCAAGTAACTGACTAAACCACCAAGCATGCTTGTTCAGGTTGCTAGAAGTTTCTTCCAGTAGGTTTGATGGGTCGATTCGCAATTCTGCGTCAAGCTTCGCCTGTAGATCACTCAGGGTCGTTGGTTTGTTGTTTTTTGTGCTTGGTGTGTCCATTCTTACTCCGCTTCTTTTTGTCTGGAACAGTAACCGGGCGGTTAAAATCTTCCATAAATGTTGCTACTGGGTTTCTCATTCGCCCGGTTGCCATTGTATCAATCCTCTAATTGGGTGCTGAAATGATATGCTGATTCTTTCATCAGCCGAACCCGACGTGCAATTCGGTTACATCGGGCCAGTGTTTTGCGTTCATGGATTGTCTTTCGTGTGGTGATGTTATTAATCCATTTGTCTGGAATTACAACCTCTTTACCACGTCGGATTCGGGTTTTCATGCCTGTTCGGCTTCCTGTTCAGTTGCAAACAAAATGTCAGCGTCATTTTCATCAAACATATAGATGTAATCGCCTGAATCTGTGCATTCGACTACCAGCTTACCGTCGCATACGGATGGGTTGCCGTATGCTTTAAAATCGTGAACCTTGCCGGTCTTCGGGTCTTTCGCCCAGAAGACCTGACTGTTTTTAATGTCTTTGATTTGCAGCATCAAATTACCCGATGGTAGGATGGTTTGTACAGTTGAATCAAATTGCTCAGTTCCTGCCAGTTGTTTGCAACCAACGAATTGGTAATATCAACCCGATGATCCACTTTCAAACGAATCGCGGTATGTCCAGCGTTTTGAGCTTCCAAAATGTGGCTTGGCGAATCATCAATGAAAATTGTGTGATCGAACTTGGACAGGATTTCGAACTTGGATTTGTTTAATCCAACGCAATGCAGCTCAGTAAATGCGCCCGGATACCAGAATTCCAAGTTCTGCATACGCAATGCATGGGTGATCGGGCTATCCAACACCGCTGTGACACCAATGAAATTGTATTTATGCTTCAAGCTATTGACTGCCAGCAAAGCATCCTTGTACGGGCTCAGGAATCCCATGTACTTGGATTCTTGGTACTCGGTTGCCAATGCGGTTGCGGTTTCAGTATCAACCCCAAACAGTTCTTCGAACGTGCGGTATTCACCACTGGCATACATCCTGATAGCCTGTTCTGTTGGATAGCCCTTTTTCTCCATGAAATATGGGAACCGAGACATCCAATCCAGAACAACGCCGTCAACATCACACAAAATTACTGGTTTCACTTGCCATTCCTATCGATTGATTCAGCCCATGATACCGCAACCGCAGCACATTGCACAAGTTCTGTTCGAAGTTTAATTAAATTGCCGGTTGTTTTTGCTTCATCAACCGCTTCAAACACTTCCTCAAGAAAAATGTCAAGCCAACTGAGTGTTCCTTTCTTGGCTTTTTCATCACAGTGGTGTTTGAAATAATCACCATCAGCTTCAACCAGTGGCAAACTACTTGACAATGCACCCATTGTATAGCTTGGGTGGTTTTGTTGGCCCCATTTGGTGACTTGTCGGGACATTTCTGCCCCGACTTCATCAAGAACACTCATTTCAAACTCACACTAGATTTTTTGGTTTGCAACTCGTCAAGCGAATTGGCAACTGTTTTGTCTGGACGCAGAACTGTGAATACTGGCAGGAACAGACTGTAAACATCGGACCCACGGCGTTTTACAATACCGTTGTATTCGATTTCAGCAATAGAACCGCCGATTGTGTGACGGTTAGCCCAGAACCACGCACGTTCATCATCAGACATACCAGACGCATCGACGAACAATTGACGGCAACTGGTTGAACAGCGCAATGCACCGGCAATCTCAGCGTACTTCTTACCAGCTTTACCCGGCATAACTTCCATGATTTCAAGGTCAGCGGTCATTACCTGTTTGAACTTGACTTGGTTCTTCGAACGCGCATCTTCCCACAGACCATCAAAGTTCTTGAGAATGATGCCTTCAAGGTCTTGTTCGATGTACTTGGTATAGATTGCAACAGCTTCGTCCAAGTTGTTCACGACGTGAGTTTCAATCACGGTGGTAAACTTGTCATGGTTCAACAGATTCAGTGCTTCGAGTCGATGTTTGTAACCATCTTTCGAAATACCGGCTTGCCATTGTTCGTAAGGGATCAAATCCCAAACTTGGAAGTTCAGTTTCGATTCTTCTTCTGGACTGATCGAACCTTTTACCGCTTTGTTGTAGATACCGTTACCAGTAGCACGGTCAACCACACCAGAATCATCGATTGATACAATCTCGCCGTCAACAACCCAAGTACCGGTCCAGCTATCCGGGAACAGTGAAAGCATTTTGTCGGCTGTTTCTTTGCTCAGGAAGACTTCGTTGCCTTTCCGGGTCCAGAATGAAACAGAACGTTGGATAAGATCGACGATAACCTGTGTACGGCTGCCATCGGCCTTGAGCTGTGCGTAAGCTGGATACTTGATCTTGGCTAAGGCTTTGTCGGAAAACGACGTAGCGAGCATCACAGCGAACCGTGGGACCATCCCCGGCCATACCTTGTCAGCCGAACCATCACCGGCACCGATACGCAGATCACGACCGATTACACGGCGAACCACTTCGGCATCACGTTCTGAACACTGTTCTAACAGATGTTGAACCCATTCGATTGCAGCATGACCAGTCTTTTGACGGCCAGCCAGAACGATAGGTAACAGTTTCAACGCAGCTTCGAGGGTGTAATTGCCTTCGTATTTGGTTGCTTGTGGGAGTTTTTTGATATAGAAACTGATCAGGCCGTTCAGTGCCAGATAGAAGGCTTGTTTCAGATCGGGGTTGTCTTTGTTGGCTTCAAGGATCGCCAATTTATCGAGCTTGCCGGGAACGCTGGCTACAGCTTCGAGGATGCTAAGCACATCAGGATATTGTGTTGTCATTAATGCCTCTTGAATAGTGAAGACATAATAACAAAAAAGCCCACCGAACTAAACATTCGGTGGGCCTATAATTTTACCGCTGTGTGTTGTATGCGTGGACTACGGTGAAGGCCAGTTCAGAACGGGTCTTCGAGTCTTCCAGTGGGAATGTGAACCAATCTACCATCGGATAGAACGATTCGCCATTTGATGCAATGAATTTGGACTTAGCATTCGCCAAGCCGTTTCGGGTTGTATCAGTCACGTACAACTGTGTTGGGTCGCCTGCTACTACAATCTTGGTATTTTTACCAGCACGTTCAAGCAACAGTTTCATGATCATCGGTTGAATTTGTTGTGCTTCATCAATCAGAACCAACGCATTGTCCCACGTTGCACCAAGGCAATAGTTAGGGATTTTGAAGAAAATTCGATTGTTCATGTCGCATTCAACCTTGCCTTTCCCAAGCAACAGATTCAGGGCGTCCTTGGCTGATGCAAAGTGAGGTTCGATTTTGTCATCCAGACCATTTGGCAGGAAGCCGATTTTATCAGCCCCAGCTTCTACGGGTGTACGAATGACGATCAACTGTTTGGTGTTATCTGCCAGATACTGTTCAACGAACTCTGCCAGAATGCCAGTGGTTTTACCTGTACCCGCAGTACCTTCAACAAAGATCAGGTCTTTCGATTTGATCAAATTGCCTACGGTCTTTTGGGATGTTGTCAAATCGAGTTTTTTACCTACCATCACCGCAGCCAGTTGATTCCGGTTACGGCGTCTAGGGGTTTGATCCAAACCCTGATCTAGACCTTGTTCAAACGCAGTCAGGTATGATTTCACGTCAGCACGTTCTTTACGGGTAGGTTTACGATTTTGTGTACTTTTAGCGCCCATCGGTTTCGCCTTATTTGGTTAAGCGTTTCAAATGAATTGAATATAGCTTGGTCAGGTCGGTCTTTGTCGCCTTTGCATCAAAGGCAACGCCAAGTGATACTAGTTTTTGTTCTTGTTCTGATTTATTTAGTCCTTTGAACTTTTTTACTTGGTCCAAAAGATGTTGTGGGTGTAATGGATTATCACCCGAGTTGAGTGCCAAATAAACACTCAGACCCTTTAACCATTCAAAATAAATCGCCGGGTCACCACCCATGCGTCTATAGACGGACTTGAGTTTACCTTCGGTTCGGTTGCAATGGCTGTGTAAGGCTCCACGGACGTGGCCTGTATCGTGACAGTGATCCAAGTGTATCTTGGATGTATCAGCCCCCAGAGGATAGCCACAGAGCTTACAAAGTCCTTTCTGTTCAGCGATCAGATGTGCTTTGTATTTCTTGGCTTGGGTGGGAGTGAGTTGTTTAGGAAAGTTGGACAAACGAAAATACCCCATTGGAATTGATCCATATGGGGTATTTAGTCGTTACAGAAGAATGATTCGACCAGATTCAGCTTCTTTCACTTCAAGCAGACCGGGTTTCATTTCAATGAATGCACCATCTTTAGCTTGACGTACCGTCATGTAGTTCAGGATAAACCCGGCCCACATACACATAATGTCATCTGCCACGTAAGACCCATCAGGGTTGCGGCTGAAATTATGTGGCGCAGCTTCGGCACAGAATACATTCATCGATTCTTCAAATCGAGCATGCAGGGCAATATCAATCTGTGCGAGTTGTTCTTTGGTGTAGTTCATTGCTTGGTTCTAACCTCAAAATAATCACCTTTACACACTTCACGGGCTGGATTTACATCTAACCCCCAAGGATATTCACGACCTGTGATTTCGGTTCGTTTGGCTAGAACTTCTGTTTTAACACAGAATGGTTCCATATCCATATCCATGCCGCAACTATTGCAGCTTGTGCAGCGTTCGATTAGACCATATCCTTATACAGTGGTAAATGCCCTGTGATTTTATCAATTACAGAACGTTCAGCGGGACCGATTGCGATACAGGTCAGGTTGTGTTCACCGTTGTACACGGTGCGGCCTGTATCAATGATTTTGGAACACGGCAGACCAGCACGTTGCGCTTCTGCATACAGGATTTCGATATCCATTTCCGAATTAATCCCAAGGACTGCTTTCGGAAAGGATTCTCTCATCCAATATTCCATTGCTTCGGATACTTTCGGGAACTCGAACTTGTTAAACGGTTCATTTTCACGATTAGATTGATAATTATCAATCCAAGTACCTATATCAAGGAACACTTTGATGCTTGCATGAGCAACTTGTGCAGCAAGTTTGCCACTCGGCATGCGTAAATCACGCCGAGCGACAATCACTTGTTTGGGGTCTGTAAATCCGCCCCGGCTCAATTACGCCTGCTTTTTCAGTTGCGGACGTTTCAGACCGGTTGGCTTACCAGCACGTTTCGGTGCAGCGGTTTTATCCGCTTTAGCCATGGCGCGTTGTTTCGCCAGATCACGTTCAGCCTTGGTCAACTTCGGCTTGGCGAACAGCTTGCCTTTACGGTCGTACAGGGCTTCGTTAGCCGCAGCACGGGCCTTGCGGGCACCTTCTTGAACACGCTTGCCGAGTGCCGAGATACGGCCATTCAACAGGTTCAACGAACGGTTCTTGATGGTCGCGGCTTCGCGAGTCACTTGTTTCAGGTCGATCATTTGTTCCGCCAGAGCCATCTGGTCACGTTCACCCACAAATGGGTTGAGGCGTGCGCCCATACGCTTCGGTTCTTTACGTCCGGTATGGTCGCGGGCTGTTTTCACAGCGGCAGTTGCTTGGGAATCACTTGGGTGTTTCTTCAAGTGACGTTGAATTTTTGCCAGCTTGTTTTTGCCCGCTTTGATCACAGCCTTGTAAGCGGTGGCTTGAGCTTTCTTGGATGCGGATGCGGACTTTTTAACGGCCATCTGGTGTAACTCCTAAAGATTTATTTGGTGTCTCAGTTATTGAGAACACTTTATCACAGTTTTTGTTCAGTTTTAAACATTAAAACAGAATCAGTCGTTCAACATTTCTTTTGTCTTAAACAGATTCATATATCGCGGATGTTCTGCCATGAATTTCCGGGAGTAAAACGCGATATAGTTGTTGCTAATCTTGTATTTCGTACCGCTGGTCAACACTTCGGCTTCCCAACGTATGCGGTTCACTATGAGCCAAGCGGACAATTTAGTTTTGCCAGACTTGATTGCTTCAAACGTGAATCGCTCAAACAGTTCGTAGAAGTTCGGATTCTTTCGATCCCAGATTTCCCACGATTCTCTCATTGTTGCCATTCTTTCCTCGCTTCGTTTGTCACTACCGGGGAAGTGAAGCCATCATGCCACACATTTCCCCAGAAGCAAACATTAAAACAGAATTATTTTTGATTTTGTTCTGTTTGAAACAGAATTACGGCTTTACCACACCATCGATCAGGTCGTATTTGATGATCGCGACCTTGGTTTTCGGACCTTTGCCCGGATATTCGAAGCTACGCAGCACACCAGTAGTAGGCAGAGGGATCACGTCACCGACAGCAATTTTGCCTTCAAGCTCAGGGTCATACGCTACTACAGTGCCGTAGGTAGGGGATTCGCTGACTTGAACTGTTCCAAGCACGATGCCACCTTGGGTGATTTCATCACCAACGCTTTTGACGTGGCTCAGGTCGATCATGATTGCTTTGTTGGTCAGGCTGAATTGTTTAGGCAGGGTCATTCTTTTTCCATTTATTGAGAGAGGCTTCACGGGCAGCTTCACGTTCAGCGATTGCATTCAATCGAACCTGATGCTCGCCCATGTTTTTGCGGATGTCTTTATCATATACATCAAATGGCTTGTTAGCCATTTGATCAATCTGTTCTTGGGTGAAAACGATTGGAGCAGCCATTATTCAGGCGTACTACCAACGTGATACACGGTGTCGATGCGGAATGTGCGCCATTCTTCTTTGTCAAGGTCGAAAATGCGCAAAGCAGATTCGGTGAATGGTTTGCTGGTTTCGTTGCCGTACACGTCTTTCCAGCGGTCACCGAGAATCGCTTTGACTACAGCAAGGTTTCGGGTGCAACGCATGATACGGTCGTCGCCGTTGACCTTGGTGAATCGGATGTAGGTAACACCCTGATCGGTTTGGCTCAGGATAAAATCGCGTGGGAATTTGTGACTGGTTGGGAATCCAGCGGGAACGGTACTAGTGGTCATTGAAGCTCCAATGTATTTTCATCATAAATTGTAAGGGAAATCCCTAATTCGGCTGCGAGTTCTGTTACTTCGTCCTGCGATGCGTACCATCGCTTTCTGAAATCCTCGCTACCACTCAAACAGACAACCTTCATCAATCGTCGCTGTTTCATTCTGCATAAGCAGTTGACACAAGGAGGATGTGTGATATAGATCGTACATCCATCAAAGTATTGTCTGTTAGCAAACGACATGCTGTTGTCTTCGGCATGGAGCGTGTGACGGTACTTAAATTCACGGTCGTTCAAGCGTTCTGGCGTATCCTTCATGCCTCTAGGGAACCCGTTGTAGCCGTGGCTTACTGGGTTGCCGTCTGCGTCCACAATGTACGCACCGACCTTTGTTGAAGGGTCTTTCGACCATGTGCTTGCTAACCGTGCTGATTCAAAGAACCGTTTCGTCCACAGACGGGGTTGTATCAAACCCGCCCGACCATCAGATAGAGCCCAAACGCGACAGCAACAATAGAATTGCCATGTTCAGTCAGGAAGCTCAGCAGCGGAAGGTTCCGCATGGTGTATTCAATCAATTTCGTTTTCATGTGCAAATATTACCATGGCAAGGGGCGATTTTAAACATTCACTGACGCTTTCTGTTCAAATCTTCAATTACATCAATCAGGATTGACTGACGGTTCACGCATTCAGTCATTAGAGACAGGTTGTGCAGCTCAATGACTGATGCCACCGCTGGTGGCACTGGGGTTGTTGGGGTTGAGATTGGTAGCTCTACCAACAGATTGAGCGGGCATTTCTGTAGCAGGTACGTTTCTACGTGTATCGGAGCCTGCTTTGATGGTTCCAATTGCTTGATTGTACACGCGGCTATAGTCGCCACCAATATCAGGACACAGAGGGGCTTGAATGGCAGCAGCCTGTCTGACAATGACTTCGAGTTTTTGTTTTGTATCATTTGTGTTGCTCATACCGGTTGCGGTAATAGATTGGGTGGACTGCCATTCGATTTGTGCCTGTGCTACAGCCGCTTTGATGGCAATGTTGTTGTCACTGGTTACCTTAGCTGCATGCGCGTCCCAGCCGAGGTTGTAGAGCTTGTAACCACCGAAGATCAGACAAAGGGCAATACCTGCCCCAATGATCCATTTCAATTCACTTTCAAAAGGCATTTGGTTCTCACATAGAAAAGGGGCCGGATGGCCCCTTTGATAGAATTACAGCTTATCCCAACCGGCCATCGAAGCAGCTTGGTTATAAGATGTGGTTGTTGTCTCAAAGAAGTTTTCGCGGGTGGAGCCTTCTTGAGCGGACTGGTTCAAATGCTTGTACGGATTGACAACATCCGGGTACATCTTTTCAATTCCAATACGTTCAAGACGGTCGTTCGCCAAATCCATTACGAAATCGGCGGAACTTTTCTTGCTGATACCCAAAATCTTGTTACCGTAAATCTCATGACACCATTTGATTTCTTCTTCAACGGCACGACCAAACATATCTTGGATCATACCGGTGTGTTTCTTGATCCCGGCTTTGGTGCCGGTCATTTCATCTTTGATTACGTTCATGTTGATGCCAACGTGTGTCAGCTCATCACGACGAATGTAGTCGATTACTTTGTCAGTCTTGACCAGCTTCTGGCGGTGGGCCAATTGGTCGAAGAACTGGAAGCCTTGATAGAAATACACACCTTCAAGGATGTAGTTCGCAATCATGACTTTTTGGAAGCCTTGGCGGGTTTGGTTGGTCAAAAACTCTTGACCAGCGTCCGCGATGAATTTGTTTCGTTGCAGAAGCAACGGGTTGTCACGCCATCTATCGTAAATCTGGTTACGTTCGGTGGTTTCATACAGACTTTCAAGAATGTATTGGTACGATTCAGTATGGATTACTTCTTGGAACCCTTGGATAACAAACAGGTTCTTCACAGCCGGTGCGGTGATGTATTCTGCAATGTTCGGCAGGTTGTTGGTTTGATACGAATCCAAGAAGATCAGAAAGCTCAAGGTATCTTTTACCGCAGAGTTTTCATCGGCAGTCAGGTTTGATTTCGAAATAACGTCTTCGTTCAAACTAACCTTCTGTGGAATCCAGAAGTTACCGATCATTGTTTTGTACAGCGGGTTAACCCACTTGTGTTTGATTTGGTTCAGGTTGGAAATACCTGTAGGGTTACCACCAATCAACTTTTGTTCGCTGATGTCATCGTTACCGTTGATGTTAAACAGTAATGGCTTTTGCAGTTTATCGCTCATCTTTCACTCTTAGTTCAATAAAGCGGCCATTTCTGACCGCAATTCAATTTGATCAGCCTGCGCAAGCCGCACAAACTTCGTCTTTACCTGAAACCGTTTCACCTTCTTTGATGGTACGGACGTAATAAACCGTCTTGTTACCGTTCAGCCAAGATTCCTCATACACGTCATAGACCCACTTGGCATCTACACCCGGAAGGTTCATGTTGATCACGTATTCAGCGGAAATCCCAGTGTCCACGAACTTCTGCAATGCACCAATTGTTTTGGTCAGTACAGCCGGGTAGTAAGTCCCGATGTTGCGTGAATAGTTCAATGGGTTTTCTTTGATGAACATCGCAGAAACTGGCATCTTGCCGTCTTTGTTGTCTTCGTAGAAGAAGCCAGCGTAAACAGGCATTGGCCCAGCCGAAGCATCCATGAAAATGGAAGAACTTGTGTTTGGTGCCGGTGAAGTCAATTGGCTGTTACGAATACCGTACAGGTCAATTTGAGTTTGAACGTATTCCCATGTACCCGGTGGCAACTGACTGTACTTCGAGAAGTGTCGAGTCATTTCGCCGGTATCCCACATCGAACCTTTGAAAGCCGGGTATGCACCACGTTCTTTAGCCAGTTCAATCGATTCCAGAACACAACCGTATTCGATCAGTTCAGCAACTTGCATCGCAAACATATGATCGGTATATGGTTTGTTGTACTTCGCGAAGATATCGTGCAGACCTTGGATACCAACACCGATGGTCCTGTATTTCAGGTTGTGGAACTTACTGATAGCAACCGGTGGTCGAGTCAGTTCAATACCGTTATCCAGAATACGGGTAGCGATTCGAGCTTGTACAGTCAGTTCGTCAAGGGTTTCGCAACGACCAACAACAATACTTGCAAGGTTACATGTGTGAGCTTCGACATCAGCATCAATGTTCGCGTACGATTCAACACACAGGTTTGCACACTTAACAACACCGCAGTGTTTGTTAGGGTTCATGCGGTTAACGGTATCAGTCCAGAACACATAAGGCATGCCGGTTTCAACCACAACTTGCAAGAACTTGATCCAGTGAGCTTTCGCGTTATATACACGAACTACTTCAAGATCACCACGTTGGTAAGCGTCAACACACTTCCAATATGCAGCTTCGAATTCATCGCCCCAGAGCATATCCAGACGAATACCCAGAACTTTTTCAACTTCATATGGGCAGAATGTGTGCCACAGTTCGTCAGGGTTGTTTTTCAACTTCATGAACAAGTCTGGAACACAGATTTGCGGCTTGATGTCGAAACACTTCTTACGTGGGTCACCGGCTTCGGTCTGGATGTCCAGATAGTTCGAAATGTCAGCGTGCCACATTGGCAATGCTACGGTGATTGCACCAGCTCGTTTACCGGCTTGGTTCACGTATACGGCTACATCGTTCAGGAACTTGACCCAGCCAAAGATACCACCGGCTTTGCCCTTCTGGCCCATCAGAGACGATCCAAGGGCACGCACGCGACCCATGTAGACGCCCATACCACCACCAAGCTTGGAAATCTCCGCAGCTCGTTTGATGTTGTCCATAATCGAATCAAGATCATCGTTGATTTCGAGAATGAAACAGGAACTGATGTTACCGTTTTTACGCAGGTTGCTCAGCCATGGTGTGGCTTGGGAAATCTTGCGGTTAGACAATGAATCATACACTGTTTTTGTGAAATCTAAACGTTTGGTATCATCTTTTTCAACAGAAGAAATGATCATGGAATTTGTCATGAACATGTGTTGAATCAATTCATCGTCATGCAGGTATTTGTTTTCCGCAGTAACAGCCGATGCAAAGCTATGGTTCAGGTCGCGTTCAGGTACAAGGTGTTCACCCAGTTCTTTCAATTCTTCATATGAGAAAGATTTGATGCCGGGGTGTGTGTAATCTTCGGTATCAAGTTGAGACTGAATGTAGTCTCCGAAATCCATTTCATAATTCTTGGAGTCAGACCAACGACCCATCGTCTTGAGACGACCGGCAACTAATGTCCACTCTGGGGTTTCTGGTGTAGCGAGGATGATTGCGTGATGAATCAGGTTCTGATTAATCTGTCTGGTTTCGATACCGTCATAGATGAACTGGTCGAATTTCGATTCCAACTCAAGGGGGTTTACATCCAGATTTTCACACGCGAGTTGAATAGCGTATTTAATCTTTGAAACGTCATAGGTGGCTCTACGCCCGTCCCGTTTAATAACTTCTGTCATTACTACCTCAAAAACATGGATAGGGTAGTTTTATTACCCGTGCGTGGTTGGATTAGTATTTATGCTCCGATCCACAGAGAATGAACAAATTTGATATAAATTCGGTTGATATTTGCTATCAACCGAATATTTTTACACTGCCATCGGTGCTTTGATTGCAGCGTGACTTTCGTAACCTTCCAGTTCGAAATCACTGACAGATGCATTTTCGAAATCTTCCAAAGTTCTCAGACTCGGATGAATCCACAGTTTCGGTGCTGGCAGTGGTTCACGACTCAGTTGTTCAAGAACCTGTTCGGTGTGGTTTGTGTAAATGTGTGTATCACCAAGTTGACCGGTCAGATAACGAGGGGTCTTCTTGAGGATTCGACCGAAGATCGCCAACATCACACCGTATGATGCAATGTTGAACGGAAGCCCGAGGAAACTATCTACAGACCGTTGCGTCCACAACAGGTCGATGTAGTCACCGGTAATACGGATTTGGAAGCCGTAGTGACACGGTGGGAGCGTCATCAGATGTTGTTCCGATGGATTCCATGCACTAACGACCATTCGACGGCATTCGGGGTTTGTAGAGGCTCTATCAAGCAAGTTCTTTACTTGGTCGATCCGGCGTTCGTAGAAATTGTGACCTTCGTATGTGTCATAACCGATTTTGTTATAACCCATCAGTTCCAGTTCAATTTCATGTGCTTCGGATTGGTAAGAGTCGTCAACGATCATGTCACGACGGCCACGCCATTGACCACCATACACCGGCCCAAGCTCGCCATCGGTATAACCCAATGCTTTGCCTTGCTCGTTGTAGTTTGCGTCCCAGATGGTTTTCTTGTCGAGATTGAAGCGATTTTCTTCGCCGTACAGAAGTGCGCGAAGTTCGTTAACGTTGGTCGAACCTTTCAGGAACCACAGAAGTTCGGATACTACCGATTTCCATGCCAGTTTCTTAGCTGTAACAGCCGGGAACCCTTCCAACAGGTTGAATTTGATTTGTTCACCGAAGATGGCCAGAGTACCAACTTGGGTACGATCAATGACTTTTTCACCTTCGTTGAGGATTTTGCGGTAAAGCTGGTTCAGTTCTTTCAATGTATCGGCCTTGAATAAGTTTCAAACAATAAATCCGGCTGGTTATCATCACCGGGAACTCTCACTTCATATTCGAGCTTGTAAGCCTGTTGCAGATATCCACGCATATCAAAGTATGTGTCGCCTTCGTATATATCTTGAACAACAGTTACATGGACTTGTTCAGCAAATTCGTAGAATGTTTTGTAGATATTCGCACCACCGATAATCACAACATCTTGGTTCGGGTATGCGTCTCGAATTGCTTGCATTACTTCGCCGGGAGTACCTTTCACCAGCATGTCAGGGCCGGTCAATTCTTGGTTGGTAATCACGATATTAATTCGGTTGGGTAATTTCTTTGGGAGTGATTCCCAAGTAGCTCTACCCATTACTACGATTTTGTTCTTGGTGTGTTGGATAAACCATTTCATGTCCGCAACCATGTGGGGCCACGGCAGATCACCATTATTACCGATCACTGCTGACAGGCTTGTTGCATAAATCATTGAAATCAAGTTGATCCCCAAAGAAAAGGGGGCAAAAGCCCCCATTTTCAAATTAATTAATCAAGCGATGCAAGGAATGCATCCAGATCGTCGGCTACATCACCGCTAACACCATCTTCTTTACCGCCAGTAACTGGAGTATCGAATGGGATATCTTCGGTCAAATCAACCTTTTCCGGTTCTTTATGAACACGGGTTGGGTTTTCCGCTTGAGCTTCGCGAACTTCACGTTCAGCCGAAGTTTCACGACGGGTCGCAGTTGCACCGGTAGCACGGGCATACGACTTGAACTGATCTTCTTTCGACTTGAATTGCTTCTCATCGGTAATAGTTTTCAGTGGGTGCATTGCATTCCAAACAGCTTCCAGTTTTTCTTCGTCGCCTTTGAACAGTTCCGACACAGGGCCGAATACCGAATCATCGTAGTTGGCAAAGCCAGCAACTTGTTTAACTTTCAGGTAGAAGTTTGCACCTTCAAACACATCTGTAACAACGATTGGTTCAATTTCATCAATGGTTGGAGACAGTGCGGCTTGGATTTTTTCGAAGATTTTCTTACCGAAACGGTATTTGAAAACCTTACCAACTGCTTCTGGGTTTGCTTCATCTTTGATAACAACGATGTTCGCCCAGTAGGACAGTTTACGGGCACGGGCAGAAGCCAATTTCTTGGACGCTTCGTCGCCGTCTTGACCAGCTTTGAACAATGCGCCGTTTGTAGAACAAACAGGGCAGTCATCGTATGCGCCGCCAATGGTGGTAGTACAGTTTTCGATGTACCATTTGCCGGTCGATGGGTCTTTGAAACTGTGGTTGTAAATTTTTACAAACGGGATCAGTTCGCCGTTTTCACCCTTTGCAGGCAAGAAACGAATTGTTGCAGCACCGTTGCCTGCTTTGTCGGAGGTCAGTACCCATTCAGTTGGGTCTTTCTCAAACTTTTGAGTGCCGGACAGAGTTTGCAGTTGAGCGGCCAGATCAGCGGTGGATTGCTTATTACGTTTAAACATCTTTTTCTATTCTCTTTTTAATCATTAATGGTCAGTTACATACACCGACAACGCCACTCGCCGGGATGCCGTGAACTCTCACGGTACTTGTTATTTAGTCGTCTTTTTCAGCAAGTCTTTTTTCAAGAGCCTTAAAATCAACTAACAGATCGTCAATGTCGAGATATGCAAACTCGTAAGGCACGATGAATGTGTCATCGACAATCAGTTCGATAAAGAGAACGTTTTGAATTGCATACAGGTCGTGAAGCTTATTCGGACTAAAACGAAACATCTGCTGTTCGATTCCAAGGCAGATGTTAACTACTTGCGGATTTGATAACATCTTTCAATAACACTTCGTTCACAGTAAAAAGCTTACTGTATTTGTGCAGACGGAACGCTGTTTCTTTATAGATAAAAGACTCAGCATCTTTTAGGAATGGAACAATTGAATCAACCAACACTACAAATTCAGCCGATACGCGATTCTGTTCAAACTCAGAGAGAATAAACGGTGTCTCGCCTTTCAGAGAGCTTGAGAATTTGATATGTTTATTATACAACGCAATGAGGTATGAACTAAACATTGATTCAAATTGATTTTTGGGGTTGTCAAGAAAACCTTTGGCCTGTAACAGCCGGGATTCTCCTACATCACCCAGAAAATCACGTACCCAGTTCGAATGGATTGCATTTCGCCCATAGAACAAAACCCAATCCTCTGGTTTGTAGTTCCGGGCAATTCTATCAAACGCGAATTTCTCAGGGTAACTGTGTTCGTTCCATTTCTTTGGTGCAGGTTTCTTGAAACTGTACTTAACACCATCATATTTGGATGTGATGTGAAGGCTTACCGCAGAATAAAGCTTGTAAGCTTCAAATCCATTCCGAAATACTTTCGGCATCGCCGTAGGTTTCAGGCTTAATAGTGCGGTCATTGATACCTTCAAGATACAATTTCTGTTTCAATGATTCACTGATGTACTTTGGAAGCAAATCTTCTTCGATTTCAAGTTCATCAGCTAAGGTCAGAACAGTAGTAGCAAAGCTACCACCGTCACGATGTACTCTGAGTTCTACTTCCATACTGAATGAAGAAGCTTTCTTACTCATCGGATTCTGCTTCTGGTTGGTCAACTTCACCAAAAACCATTACATACAGTTCTTTGCGGTTTTCGAACGCAGCTTCACGGGCCAAAATATCTTGTTTGTGATACATGGTTGCCAATGCGTTGAAGTCGCCGGTTTTGATTTTGAAGTCGTCTTTGACCTTATCCGAAATCTCTTTCATCAGGTCTTTTTCTGCGTCAATTCGCAGCATGGCCGCAGCACGTTCTTTGGCTGCATCCTTCACGGCTTGAAGATCGGAAGGGGAAAGGTGTTCGTAGTTGCCAGTTTCGATAATGCTCATTTGTTACCCTGTTCAATATATTCAAAAAGTCGGGGCCGTAGCCCCAACCAAATCACGCCGATACGGCTTCTTTGATAAGACGTTTGATCGCTTCAACGTCGGCTGTTACACCGGATTCCAATTGAGCAATTTGATCTTTCAAGTATTCAGTATTATGGCTTTGGATCGTACCCAGCACGGTATAGGAACATACGCGGGCTTTAGCGTTGCGGTAGTCCTTCGGGAAGGCTACAACGTCCGCTGGGTTAACCTTGACCACAAGAATCTTGTGGGCCTTACCTGAACCATAGAAACCACCGTAGTGCGGCAGATAGTCTTTCGAACAGATATGCAGACCGTGGGAACATGTCTGACGTGGATCAGGGTTAACCTTGCTACGGTCCAATGATACAACCTTGCCCGGTGAGTTATCCATTTTACCTGTGTACAGGTCTTTGAAGTCATCACGAACAATTTTGTATGCCAAGAAGTGACCATCTTCGGTAATTGCCAGATTGTTGATGATCAAGAAGTCATAGAAGTCTTGAACAGCACGACGATCAGGGTTACCAATCAGGTTATCCAAGAACTTAACCAGAACTTCGGCAGACTTACCAGCTTGAATCAAAGATTTGATTTTTGCGGTAAGTTTGGAATCGACACCGGCTTTATCACCAGCTTCGTTCACATAGAACAGTTCACCATCTTCGAAGCCAACTTTACCTTCACCAAAGCTGTTGATTGCTTGGATCAAGTTGAATTTCAGACTAACGATTTCTTTGATAACTTTGTTGTTCTTTTCTTTCAAAGCCTTGGTAAGTGTACCAAAGCTTTCGGTGTCATCGTCCTTTAAGAACGTGCCCGACATTTTTCCATGCTCGCTATCGATCCAGATATAAATTGTCTGGTCGTTAGCGATAAAGTGGAGCGGTAAACCTTTTGACATTACTTCAAGAACCCTCTCAGTTCATTTTCATCAATCATACCATGAGAAATCATGGCACTAAACATTACCAACGATTCTTTGAACTCAGGTTCCGGCCATTTACCATAGGTACGAGCCGAAATCTTTTCAATCAACAGGTTCTTTTCGAACTTGTTCTTGAAATTGACCAAATTATCGTCAGCTTTGGTGCTATCACCACTCATCGAGAATGTGTTCTTGATGAACTGTTCGGTTGTATAGTCCAGCGGTTGACCAAATTTGATAGCACGCAGCGGTTCAAAGAACTCTTTGATAGCTGTATTTACGTTTGGTCCAGACACCATAATGTCAAACTTGGTTTGATCCATATCAACGCCGGTCATTACCCACTTACCGTAGATACCTTCAAACGATTGCTTGGTCATGCACTGGCGGATTTCAGCCTTCAACAGAGTTGAAATATCAGCCCAATTCTTCGGAATAATGTCGGCAACCTTGTCGGTGACCAGTACCAGAGGCTTACCAGCTTTCGCGGCTGCACCGGTAATCATTTTCCAAACGGTTTCGCTCAGTTCATCAGCACGGAAGTCATAACCGTTGATACACAGACGCTTGGTAACCGAACCCCAACGCAGATACAAATAATCGTTGGTCAGCTCGCCGTCTGTAAGGTTCTTGTAGTCCTTAACCGCAATAGGACTGGTGAACGGTCCAATGAAATGATAGAACCCGCTGTACGTCACCTTGTCACGCTTGGCTGCGTTCGGGTCTTTAACAGCCTTCTCACGCTCTGGGAGGTCCGTTGCCATGTCTGACAGATACTTCCAAGGTGTACCATGTTCATCAAATCTGCCAATGATTGAATCAAAGTCAGCTTTGCTTGCAGGAAGCCCACGATCCGGTGCAGAAAGGAACATCACTTGTGAAAGGTTTTCGGTCGAATAACGAATCTTTTTCAGATACTTCGCACGATCATCAATCAGAATGAATCGAGTCCCATTATGAGGGGTAACAACTACGTTATCCGCACGCATGTTGGAAAGCTTTTCAAGATAACTCATGTTCTTTTTACGAACATTGAATGTATCATTACCCAATGCATCTTTGAAACCGTAGATCAGTGTGGTATTGAGCGTTTTGCCTTTATACGTCAACTTGAAAATGTTGTGTGGGTCCGCTTTGTTCATGAAGATCATCGCGTTGTAAACATTTTCACATTCGTCGATAGACTTTTGCAGATCAACTGCCATTTCTTCGCGAATGTTTTCCATACCTGAAATCAGGTTTGCAATGGTAGTTTTATCGTAGGACAAACCTTCACGACCGGCGTTAACGTCGAGGTCACCGATCTTGTATTGAATAACGAAACCCTTACCCGCACGTTGCTGATAGTTCGTTACAAACTGTGCAGCACCTTTCAACTGGTTCATATCAATTGGATATGCAACTGGACCCATCAACGCATAGATGGTCTTATCGTTGGAGACAGTTTTGAAGTTTGTACCTTCAAACACAAACAATGGTTCATCCCAATGCCAATTAACTGTATTAGCACCGACGATTGGTTTAACTGGGAAGAACTTGTAAGCTTTCTTCGCCGCGTTAATGAACAGTTGGTAATCATTTTTCTTGACTGGAACTTTGATGGTCACACCGTTTTCAAACGTTGCATCAATCATTTGTTCAATTAAGAAGATTTCCGGGGCACCACTTTGGTTCAGGAAGCAAGTGTATTGGTTCTGAACACCATCTTGTCTAGCAAATACTTCAAATGCATCGGTGTAAGCGAAAGGGGATTTAGAACCCAAACCCATCGCACCGATTTGGTCATTACTTTCTGTCTTGGTGGACTCAAAGTAAGTAGTGAACACGTTTTTAACTTGTTCATCGCTAAGACCCGTACCGTAATCGATTACTTCAAACCAAGGATGCATATCGCTTGGGAGAACTACTTTGAACGGAACATCCAACTTACCCGCCATGAAATGGGAGTCCAAAGCGTTACAACCAATTTCACGGACAATAGCCAATGGCTTGTCAGAGTAAAGGTTGCTGGACAACAGTTTAAACGCTTTGGCGGATGCTTTGATGGTAAATGCTTGGCGGCTTTCGATATTACTGGTTGCCGCGTGACCTTCTGTTACAATCATCTATTCTAATACTCACAAGTTGCTGATTTGGTTGAAGAATTCTACCACCGGATGATGGTAGAATAAACATTGCATCAAACTATTTTAGGCTACCAAGCCCAAGGCTTCACGGCCCGCTGTGTGGTTTGCTCTGGCTGCTTCGATGTCTTCCGGGGTGGACATGACACCAAACGCCTTGGCATGGAACACTTCGTCGCTCAAAATGTTGGTGAACACTTGAGCGATGTCATTGAATCGCACATCCTCGGCAAGCAGGCGGATACGTTCCAGACGCATCAATTCCGCGTGATGGCCGATAGCACAGATTTGGGAGAATGACACAGGTTCGGTCGGCAGAGTTTTGTCCCAGTATCGAGTCGGCTTTTCACGATACAATTCGGGTGTAATGATTCCACGGGACAGCAACAGCTCAAGCACCCATTTAGCATGCTTAGCTTCGTCATCAGCGATCATAGTAATCAACTGACGTTCAGTCTCGTTGATATCCGGGTACTGTTCCAGCAACGCACGGATACGCACAGCCGCTGTTTGTTCACCGTAATACTGATCTTTGAGCCATCCGATCATCTTTTCAGGATCATTGGATACTTCATCCCACCATTCTTTAGTCGTTTTCATTCCATCACCGTTAAAGTTTATATTTCAATAGTGCAAAGTACACTTTATGACCAATCTTTGGCTTCCATAGATTAGCCAGTCTGCGAATTTGTTCGTATTTTGCATTTTTGTAAGCGGTTTCCGCATCTTCTGGTGTGTTGAAACGCCCTAAGCTTTTAGTTCGCCCATCGATTTTAATTTTTGCTTGATATAAATTTCTTGTAATATCAAAACTTACCCCAGATGGATACACACCTTGATTGGATTGGATGTGAGTCAGAACCCCATTAATACAATGGGGGACAAAGCAACATGTGTCAGGCCCATAGACCTTATTACCTTGAACCAAAATATCCTTTTCTAAGTCCCAACCATCATTACGAAATCCAATCTGGGTTTGACACCATGTGGCAAAGTCTTGGAATTTGATAAAATCGGGGTGGACACTACAACCGATGTAGGTGGGTTGTTTCCTTTGAACCACCCCACCGGGTTGACATCGAGCTAACATAGCAGTCCACAACGAATATTCTTTCGATTGCAACTTACCGGATCGACCAACAAACATACCCTTTTCATATACGCCGATACCGGAAACTAACCTTTTCACAGAAATTCATCAACCTTACCAAGAAGCTCTTTCATTCTATGACGCACCAGATAATTAAAGATGCCGACACCGGTAGCCACAGGCTTATTGAATTCTGCGATGATCTGATCACCGATTTCTTCTGGAATCAATGTCAGGTCAAGCAGTTTCAGGTTTTCGTAGTATCTATCAATGGTGAATTGGTCTTTCGCCCAGTTTTCCACCGGTTCATGCATCCATACATCCAGCTCTTTTTGCATGATCGACTTCTGACGGGTGCCTTTCATCGACAACAAATGGTCTGAAACTGATTTGATAGAACTGATACAGTCCTTTGAATCACCCCTGATCACCTTTTCCAACAGATGCAGTCGAGCCGAACCATGTTTTGGCACAACCCATTTCTTTTGCATTGGGGAGAACTGTTTGACATGCCGACTGGTTTGAAGCTGTGCCCAGTCACCATCGGATGAAATCAACAGAATGCCGTTGTATTCATGACCTAAGCGATTTACCAGAACCCCGGCGATATCATCCGCTTCTACACCAGCAATTTGCATGGTCTTGAATGGGAAGTGTTGAATCAGTTCTTCACGAATGATGTTCATAGCTTCAAAGATTGCATTGAAGTCGAACGCAGATTCTTCGCGTTGGCCTTTTCGATGGCCCTTGTAATACGGTGCGATAAGTTTCCGCCAGTATGGCCCTTTATCCGTTGCTAGAACGATTTCAGGGTATTCGCGTTTATTTCTCAACACGTTAGATCGAATCGTATTCAATACCACATGACGAATCAGATCGGTCGAAAGAGTATCGGTCGGTCTGAATGTCGATGTGATTGTACTGATAACGATTTGAGAGAAGTCAACAATCATCAAGCCTTGCTTGCGTTTGTTTTCAACTTCTAAAAAATCTTCTAAACTCATTTGGCTTTTTGTGTCTCACTTACAAGGAATTCAACAATTGCATCACTTTCGACATGGAACAGTGCCGTTTCCAACATACTCGCAACACTAAGTTCTAAGTGTGTTCTAACTTGGGCGATGTCGTTTTCGGAATAGAAGCGTTTCAGCCGTGGGAATAGTTCCCGGCTGATAAACATCCCCGAGTTTTCCCCATCTACCAGAAGTTCTGTGACGAAACAACTATCATAGGTTTCTGAGTCATGGCCCATTTTTGATGGGCCATATGTGATTACTTGCACTGCGTACTGTAGCGAAGCAATTGATGCAAATGTGTCAAGGTGACTTTGCTTGGCAGTTCACCGGTTGCGAACAACTGTTCGGCCCATTGCTTGACGTGATAGCTGCGTTCTGGCTCAGGCATGCAACAAATTGCATGGAAATATTCGTTTTTCAGATAGCAAATCTGTTTCGTACCGAGTTCGACCGGGTATGTACCCACGTCGTCGATTTTGAAAATGCGACGATCCAAATGCAACTTAGCCAACCCAATTTCAGGCATCGAAATAGTTGTGAATGGATATGTATCATTCGGAAGATTCTGATTCGAAGTCAGAACTTTGACCATGTAATAACACCCAAGGATTGGAACCTCGGATGTTGCAACACCAACGATTTGACCATAACCTTCGATGGTGTTGAAGCTGAATGCCACATGATCTTTTTCTGCGTAATTGTAATTGTATTTGCTCATGTCTACCTTTGATTAATTGGTCTGTTTGATGGGGTAATTCTACCGTGGTTTCTATCAAATCTAAACATTCAAGCAAAAAAAAACCCTGCCGAATTGACAGGGTTTGAATTTTAGCCTAGCAGATCGAAATCTACTGATGTTGGGTCAGCGGCTGCGGCGGCTGAATCTGTGAATGCAATGTCGAATCCATTGGTTCGCTTGGTGATCACATACGACAGCAACACAGCGTTGCTAACACTCAATTGAACACGGTAATTGGTGTTCGCCTTTGATGCAGTCAGCAAGATCGTGTAAGCCCCTGTACCGGTTCTGGTAATAGAGGTTACGTTAGTCGAAGCTACAACCGCACCAGCAGCCCCGGTGAAGGTTGCGTTGGTGTTGTCCAGTGCAGCTACAGCAGCGGCAACAAATGCAGTGCTTGCAGCTTGAGTAGTGTTAGTACCAGCAGTGGCAGTAGGTACGGTTGGTGTTCCTGTTAGTGCTGGTGACGCAAGCGGTGCTTTCAAACCCAATGCAGTGTTGATTACGGCGATTGCAGCAGCAACAAACCCGGTACTAGCTACTTGAGTTGTGTTGGTCCCAGCAGTGGCAGTTGGTGCAGTTGGTGTGCCGGTTAGTGCAGGGGAATCCAGCGGTGCTTTCAAACCCAATGCAGTGTTGACTAACGCAATAGCGGCTGCCACAAATCCAGTGCTTGCAGCTTGAGTAGTGTTAGTACCAGCAGTTGCAGTTGGAACCGTAGGTGTACCTGTCAGAGCCGGTGATGCAAGCGGTGCTTTCAGACCTAATGCAGTGTTGATTATTGCGACTGCGGATGCGACAAACCCGGTGCTTGCAATCTGTGTTGTGTTAGTTCCATCAACAGCGGTTGGGGCAGTTGGTGTACCTGTCAGAGCCGGTGATGCAAGCGGTGCTTTCAAACCCAACGCGGTGTTGATTGTGGTGTTAAGTACAGTGATTGCAGCCGCAACGAACCCGGTACTTGCAATCTGGACGTTGTTAGTGCCAGCGGTTGCAGTTGGTGTAGTTGGTGTGCCGGTTAGTGCAGGGGAATCCAGTGGGGCTTTTGTAGCAAGTTCTGTTGTATGTGACCCAGATGTGGTTTCAAGTGTGGTCAATCTTGGGAAGATACCATCAATATCTAAGTTTGCCATATGTATTACTCTTAAAGTGTTTGTATCTTGTATTTATACCCACTAAATAGATCATACAGATTTGACTTACAAATCATTACCGGCGAATGTGACCCGAGGAAATAAAATTGAGTAACGCAAAACCATTCCAAGGCCGACTAGGCTTTGATGCAAATAACAACAAAATTGTCAACGTTGCCGCACCGACGGCATTAGGTGATGGTGTTAATTTTGGAACTATGACCGTACCTGCTCATAATGCAACTAGAGCATATCCAGCGGGATTCATCGTTGAATATAACAACGCAGTCCACAAAGCAAAAACCAATTTGGTGGTTAAAGCTTTTGATCAAAATGATTGGACTGTTATTGCAGATGGCGCACTTAGAGCTGATTTGGCTAGCGTCTTAGACGCCAGCAAAGGTGCCGGTGTTGTTGGGTTTGACGCTGCTATTCCATACGCACCTAACACAATCGGTGCCAGAGTCCGTAACCATACTAAAGGGTTCTATAACCCACTGGATTATTTGGCTGTAGGTGATGGTGTAACTAATGATACAACAGCGGTGCAGAACTGCATTAACGCCATGCCAGCAGATAGCGTTCTATGGTTGCCGGGGGATCGTATTTTCAATATTCCCGGTGGTGTAACGATCACCCAGCAAAATATTCAGGTAACTGGTGGTGGTGCGCTCAAGAATGGTCCGCTAATCTTGAATAAAGCTACACTTCCCGCTGGTGAAATGCTGTGTGATATAAACCATGTCAAGTTCATTGGTACGGATTATACAACCAATGGTATTGAACTGATTACAGCCCGTCGTGTAACTATTACCAACTGTATTTTTGAATCTGTTAATGTTGGTGTTTTCCGTCGTGGTGATGCTGGACAGGTGTTCCATAATGTGGCAATGGTTCGTATCACGAATAATGATTTCCTGAATGTCAATTGGGCATTGAAAGTTGAACATAATGCCGATGCGAATTCTTGGCAGTACACAAGCGACTGTGCATTCGATAATAACACTATCAACATTGCTCGCGTCTGTGGTATAGAAATGACTGGTATTGATGGTGCGCACATCACCGGTAACGTAATGTTCACCGTTGGTTATACATCTAGTGATGCCGCTCTGAAAGCTGCAAAGACAAATAACATCAAAATTGGACAGTCGGATTGGATCATTATTTCAAATAATAACCTGTTCGAAGCTGGGTTAGAATCTATCCTTCTGGATAAGGCAAAACACTTTAGTATCACGAACAACCACTGTGCGTGGCCGGGTCAGAGACAACCATGCGATGCAATTAAACTAACCGGGCAAAGTGAACCTAACGGGGTCATTTCAGGTAATACACTTTCAAGATTTACTCGACATGCAATTTCCGTAGAGACTAACCTTGATTCTGCAACTGTCACTGGTATTAATGTGTTTGGGAATACGTTCGAATGGATGCTAAACCCACCATCGTACTATGGTGTTGTTGACTTGACGACTATCCCACATTATACAGTGTATCAGCCTGATAATTCGCCAACGTCTGTACTTAATACCGAAAACTCGTCTATTGGTGGGCTTTCCCCGTTAATTAGATCAAGATTGGCAGAAGGTGTTCTAGTAGGTCCACGTAGTTCGATTGCGGCAACTGCTCCGATTACAGTGAATGTGGTTGCGCCAACAGCTATTGCGAGAATGACAGCTTCACTTCAATCCACACTGAGTGCCAGCTATGCCGGTCTATTGCAGATTGAAGCCCGAGTTTCACCGGGTACAAACAACTCAAACTTGGCGAGTTACATTCTCCATGTTACCAAGGTGCCAAGTCAATCAGGGGTTGTGTCGGTCATTTCCGCGCAAGGTCTGACAACAGGTGGGTCTGCTAACCATCCATCGTTTACATTTACGCTGGTTGGTGATTATCTCACTGCAACCCCAGTTGGTTCAACAAACGGAACGTTTGTCTTCACCATTACATCACTGGGTGGTATCGGGATTTACGTGTAAAACAATAAAGGGGCCAATTGGCCCCTTTTCTTTTATCTATCTGTTTCACCAAACAAATCAGACATATCAATGTCTTCTTCGTCATTGCCTGTACCTTTTGCAATAGCACGAACAACTTCTTTTTCCGTGTACTTTTCATCAACTCGCTTAGCATATACTGCATCATGTGAAGTATTCACCAATGCAGACTGTTTCAGTGCGGCTGGGTTGTGATGTCGTACCGCGTCATATGGTGCATGAACCAGCATTTCTGCTGCGACTTTGGTATTCCGGTAGGACTGCTTTTCAAGTCGATGTACACCTTCGGCAATACCTTGTAGTTCAGTCTTGGAGAAACCTTTGTGGGCTTTGATATAATTCAAAATCAGGTTTGATATAATCTCATTGCGGTTCAATGGTGATTCATCAATGATGTTGGTAAACTCACGCATCAAATCAACTGGAATGAACGCGTTCAGGTTGACTTTGTTGGCATAATCTGTTGGCTTCTGATTCGACATCTTTTTGATTGCTCTGGTCAGGTTCTTTGAATGCTTGTCTCGCTGTTCCATAACCCGGTTGTATTCGGTTAGACAGACTTCAAGCTTTTCAGTCTCAAGGGTAAATTTACTCAATTCACGCAAAAATGAATTAGTAACAACCTGTTTCTTCTTCATTGCTTCCATAGCAATGGTCACTTGGTCGCGGCGAACCTTCGGCTTCTTCTCAGTTGCACCTTTCGGGCGTCCGCGTGGTCGTTTGACCGGTGGGGTTGTTTCAATCACATCAAACTCTCAAATGGTTGTATCATTTATTTATCGGACAGCAAAAAGCCCGGAAAACCGGGCTTTTGGTCGAAATAGTTTTCAGCTATGGCTACGCAATGCACCTTTACCGGGTACATGACCGCTGTTGTAACGTCCAAGGACGTAATCGGCTCTGCGACCATCTGGTTGTGGACATGCAACAATAATCCGCCAGCCTTTGTCCAATGCATCTTGCAAGTAATCAGTACAACAGTCATCGAGCAACAGCGTTTCATTGTAATGCGACAACATATTACCCGGCTGGTGTTGGTTACACTTTTCGTTGTAATGGTTGTTGTCGCCCCAGAGACTACTACTTGAAACTTCATCAAGCCGTGCGGTGATTGCTGAAATCCGGTTGACCAGAGCCGCGTTACCAACCCCGACATCCGCATGCATCTTGATCTTGAACTTGACATCGCCCCAGATTGTGACATCAACCAACTGTGTTTCCGTCAACATGAAATCCTGATTCCATTCAGGAACAACAGATTTGATATGTTTGATATCAACTCCGATGTCTTCCAGACCTTGCAGGATTCGTTCCCGTTCAGCCTTGCGAGCTTCTTGGTCAGACGAATACGGGAATTCAATATTGACGGTAAACACGCGCATTTATTAACCCTTCGGAACCAAATTGACTTTGTGTTCGTTGTAGTGTTTGCGGGCAGTTGAAATGATCCAAATCAAACCCACAGTCCAAATTGCATACCACACACCAGCAACCACATATCCGGTAAAGACCAGTACAAATGGTGTGATAATGGTCAGAATCCGTGAAATATACCCAAGCAGTGACTTTTTGGTCAACTGCTCGTACAAATCAATTTTCTTCTGATGATCATCGATCAACCACGCAGCCAATGTTCCGACACCAAACAGCAGTGTGATAATACCACCAATGCAACCCCAGAGGAACACCACGAATGATGCAAAGTTGCCGATTACAATACTACCGGACAAATAACCCAGAATAGGCAACCCGATAATCAGTGCGTGAATCGACAGGGTTGACACCCAATTAAGCAATGATGTTTCTTTCATTAACGGCGACTCGTAGATGGGCGGGAAGAACTGGAACTGGAACTACTCGAACGCGATGGTGTGTAACTTGAACGCGTTTGTGTAGTTGGTCGGCTCACGGTACTAGAACTTGAACTGGAACTACTCGAACCCCAACCACCCGAGTTCTGTTTAACCACCGGCTTTGAAGCTGTGGTAGAACTGGGACTGCTGGAACTGGAACCCCAACCAGATACAGCCGGTTTCACCGCTGGTCGAACCTGTGCCGGTTGTACGGTACGTGGTTGCGATTGACCAAAGCTAGCCACATTCGGCTTGACCGCTGGACGTTGAACTGCATTCAAACGTGCCTGTTGCTGATATGTCGGATTGGTGCGAACAGTTTCACGGGTCTGTTTTACAACAGTTGTGTGATAGTTGTTCACTACCTTAACGCGTTCACGTCGGTAGTCGTTATCCGAGTAGTAGCTATTCGAGTACGGACGGTGCGACTGTTGGTAGTTGTTGTAGCCTCCACCGCTGTTCATGGCGTTCGCCAGCAGCATACCCGCACCAACACCAGCGGCCAGCGGCCAAATCGACTCAGACACGCCACCAGAGGCTTGCTGTGCCGGTTGGTTGTTGATGATCACCGGTTGACCGTTAGCACCCTGTTGGTACTGGGGCTGTTGCACCGGCTGTGGTGGGTTGTCCCGCACAACATGCAAAACCCGGTCACCTTTCTCGTTGTAGCCGTAGTACGCATCTTTGATCAGGGGATCACCCTTTTTCAATTCAGCGATAACCCCAGCCAATTCCAGATCGTCGGCTTCTTGCTGTTGCTTGGCGTTCTGTTGGGCGATCAGTTCCAGTTGGGCAGCTTGCGCCGCCTGTTCTTGACGAATTTCTTCATCACTTTTACCGCAACCGGTAAGAACAACAGCAGCAATCATTAAAGCAATAAATGACTTATGCATTTTCAACATACTCAAGAAGTTTTTTGTGTTTTTTGAGGAACTTGGTTTCACCCAACTGGATCAGTTCATCAATCCGGTTGATTACATGGCGGCGGTCGTCACCAGTCATGCGTTCCCATTCACCGAGTTGTTCATTGTATTCGTTATACGCATCATCGGTAAACAGAAGTTCACCAACGCCGTATTCTCGGTTACCCAACCCGAAGAAACTATTTACAGCCCGCCAATCGGTTTGGTTGTTGAACACTGGGGTGCTGTCATTCCACGACCAACCCAATTTACGGAATTCTTCATCAAAACATGCATGTCCGATAACACAAGCGGTGAACCCACAAACGTTTGGATTGGCTGGGTTTGCAATAACATGCCGCCATGAACTCAAATCGAATTCTTTAATTTCAATTGGTTTGTCCGCATGTTTGCTATACCGTGGCTTTTCATCACCAGACAGTTGTTCAACCGCAACCCACGAACCGGCGATCATGCGTTCAAGCATGACCTTTACCATTTCAAGTCTTTCGATGTTCATTATTCAATCACCAAATGTTTGTTATTGTCTGCATCGATAACAGATTGATACTGTTTGGTGAAAGCATCTTCTCCGATCAGTAACAGTTCGTCAATCCTTGATTTCACTTGCCCCGGCTTGACACCGTGTTTGATGAAATCTGGGTAGCTCTTTTCCAAGAACAGAACGCGGGAAAGATCGATACTGATGCCAAACAGGACCGAAACAGCTTCCCACTTTTTATCAATCCCAGCTTCATGAATGAGCATAGGGATTTCGTTGTACATAGACAACCCAAGGTCTTGGAACCGTGGGTCAAAGCAGGCATGACCGACCGCACAGGCTGAATAGCCGCAGCTCTTACCTTTCCAGTTGGTTTCCATTTCAACCCAGCTTTCCAGATTGAAATGTTGAACCTGTTCCGGGAACAGTTTGACCGGGCCGATGATCAGTTTATGGTCAACTGGAGTACCCTTCCAAGTACCGGCGATTACTTCACCCAGCATGGTGGACATGAGTTGCAGATTTTCGTTATTCATTGATATCAATCCGTGGGGTTTTAGGAAGTTCCCAATCAGCTTCAAGCTGTGCATGTCGGGCCAGTTTAACCAACCAGAAGAACATCAACGTACATGGCAGCCACAGGACAAACCGCTGCATGAATGTGATTGGATCAAATACCAGCACTACAACACTCCAAAATACAAAGTATGCCAGAATTGCCAACCAGTAATAACCAGATTTCCAATCTGGTGTGACTCGCATCAATTTCATCATTTTGCAAATTTCTCGTTCAAACGCAGCCATTCTGCGTAGTCTGGGTCTTTTTCTTGTTCAATCTTCTGTGCCAAAGACTTATAGACAGTGGTTTTGCCGGTTTGGGCGAATTCAATACCATCGAGCCAATATTTCAACAGCTCAATACTACGCGAAGCCCCACCATCACCATGCGATCCACCATATGCCGCGTCGTCTCTCGCTTTACCAGCGGATGTGACAACAACATTTTCAATTTCTTTTGCAAGCTTGATTGCATGGGATGAATCATACACAGGCTTTTGTTCTGTTGCAAGCGGTTTTTGTTCAGTTTGTTGCACTGGTAATCGTGGGTATCGAGTCCACTCATGGTCATTCTTACACCACGATGTACCGGCGATGTCTCTAGCACCAATAACACCCGGTTCATCACATGTTGGGCAACGGCCATAGATACAGTTTTCAGCCGGGGCTTTACGTGGTCGGGCATTGCTTGGAATAGCCAACAGACTATGGGCATGCGGCCATTTATGACCGTTCCTGCAAAATCGGGTGCCTACCATGTCCTTAGCCATGTGAGTTGCCACTTCATAACAGAAGGGGCACATACCTAAATGTGTCGGCTGGTCACTGATAAAACGATTCGGCAGGTCTTCGCTGCCATCCATCGCAATACCCGGCATTATTGTTTCACCAAAATCAACGGCAGATCAGAACCTTCGAAGGTCGAGCGGATGATTTCTTCAATCACCGACCATGTACCATTGCCTAACCCGGCACCGATCAACGGGAACAGAACGCGTTCAATATTGGTATTGAATGCCAAACGACGGATAACCTTGAACGAATCTTCGATTGCATCATATGACACATAACGAACATTCGGGTCACGACCGAAGTTCTCTTGGGTAATTGCGTTCAACACCCAGATTTTATCTGGTGTATCAAAATAAGGAATCACTGTTCCCATGAACAGTTTGTTGCCTTGGTTGAAATACGCACTACGGTATGCTTCATATGCACCCGGATAGATTTCACGAACACCAGCGGCCACACCGGAACCCATTACACCTTGAGCATTACAGCCATGAACCATGGCGTCACCCGGTGACAACAGTTTGAAAATATCACCTTTAACGGTGGAAATAGTTTTAGACACGTCTTACTCCTTCAAGTCTTAATAATCGCTCGGAATGTAACCAGCTTTGATAAGCTTCTAGTGGTGTATTGCCCAATCCAGAATCAAGCACACTAAAACTACCGATGTAACATATCCACCAACCATCATTGATTAGTTTTATGTGTGGTTTCTGCATTGATACAACTCCTTGTTTGATAAAAGAAAAGCCGGATATAAACCCGGCTTTTGGTCGAACTAGTTTTGAGACTTAGGCAATAACCCAAGTTTTTTCGGTTGGTGTACCGGCATCTTGTTTCAGAATCGAAATGCCGTGGGTGGACTTGATGGTCCAGTTCAGTTGGTTGAAGCTTGGAACTTGTGCTTTAACCGCAGCGGCCACGTCAAATGGTACGGTGATGGTAACCTTGGCGCTGGTTTTCAGGTCAACAACGGTTACGTCTGCGAACTTCGGTTTGTTTTCCGATTCAACCAATTGACGAATTTGTTTCGCCAACGATTGGGACACATAGCCCAGACGGTCGTAGTTCAGGTACACCGCGACTTTCGGTTGTGGTGCCGGGGCTGTATCAGCCTTGACAGCGGTGGTCAGCTTGCTTGCGGCTGGCTTGACCTTCACCGGGGCAACAGCAGTTGTACCAACGGACTTGATCAGACTCAGCCCGGTAACGCGGTAGGTATTTTCTGTGTAGTTCGCGGTGACCAGCGACAGGGTAACGCTCAGGTTTTGGCGAGCGGCGGCATCAACCACACGTTCGATTGACTTGGCTTGACCGGTTGCACGAACGAACAGGTTCAGGTGATCGCGGCGGCTATCGTATTTGATACGAATATCAGTGAACTTGCCGGATTTGGTCAGAGCTTCTTTCAGCGCGTTGCGCAGGTTGAAATCCAGAGCCAGAGAAACGGTTGCTTGGGTGGACAGTTGAGCTTTCAGGCGTTGGGTAGCGGACATCTTTAGGTATTCCTCACATGGTTTGAGTTGAAACAGTGGTTGTTCTGTTTCGTTGGATGAATCATACGACGTTTGGTGGTCGATCTAAACATTGGAACAGATTTATTTGGTCGAAGGAGTTTCCAGAACATGACCAAATCGGTCGAACTAGTTTCCGGTGGAGACACTTTTGGTGGACATAGTTTTGGTCGAGATAGTTTTGAGCTGAATGTTTAATATCCCAAAAAAGTGTGATACCCTAGAATCTTATTCTGCCGAAAATTCCGATATACCAATCTTATTCAACCCTAATTCACCCCTTCCTGTACCGGTTTGCCTTCCTATATAGAAGCTTTCAAACCACACCAACAAAACTCTATGCATATAGATAGCAGCCACAGGCTGCACAGCTTCACAGAAGCTGTTCTATTCCAATAAATTGCTTCCTTTCTTTATAGGTTCTGTTTCAAAACAGGCTCAGAAGGGCGGATTTGATCAAAAAATGAGCAGCGGGGCGGTCAAATGCGAAAAATTCCCAAAAACCGACCCTGAATGAGACATTTTCGCATTTGAACCCCAAAATCGATCAAAAAATGAGCAAAATCCCGGATTTTCCAGCCCAAATGCGAATGGATCGCCCTAACCCCAGAAGGGGAGATGTCAAATAACAACCATTCGCATTACCGGACGAACGCCCACCCTCCCCGTTTGTCTCCGGGTTCGTACCACCCCGCTTTCTGTTTCATGTCCAAAGTATAACACACCCGGAACAGAACACAACCCCCAAACCAAAATAATTTCAAACAAAAAAGGCCACCCGAAGGCAGCCCATTTGTCAATCATTTTGTTTATGCAGCGAGCTTTGCACCCATGGTATCCATTGAAAAGTTCCCACCACACAGCGGGTCTGTCAATACCAGAGTTCTGACATCATTGTCAACCCGCCACATAACATTACCCGGATGGATGTCGTATGTACCGTTAATTTCGCTATGGGTGTCGCGTACAACTTCAAACAGGTTAATTGCATCATCCCCATTACAGCCAAATTCACGTTTGATAGTAGAAAGTTCACTATTTCGAAACGCTTGCATTTTACCGGCGTTTCGTTCTCTAAACTCGGTTTGTTCAACATCTGTCAGCGGTTCGAGTCGTTCAATCTTGGCGCAGTATGTTGTGCCCATTCGGGCGATTTTATCAATCTTCGGGAAGTTCTTAGAACTGCCGTTTAACTTGACGTTAACCGCATATGCAAACCAACCATCCAGAGAATCGCTGTTACAGTTGACCTTATAAACCCAACCATCAGGCCCAAGGTATGCATTAGACCAGCAACCCTCACCCAGATAGGAAAACCCCTGTTCTTTTAAACGCTCTGTACAGAGTTGCACCGCCGTATGCATACGCCCATTGCCATAATATCGAACTTCTGAAAAAAACCAAGCAATTCGCTTCGCAACATCAACACCCGGTTTATTCAGGTCACGCAAAATATCATTTGCAAGTTGTTCATAAATCTTTTTGAACTTTGCGGTTTTAAGTTTCCGCTTTCTATCGGATTCTTTCCTATTTGCTACCTGTTCGGCTTCCAGTCTGGCGTCTCGCTCTAACTGTTCAATCCGCTTTGCTTCGCGTTGTTCAGTATTAAGATGCGGGTCCGGTTTAAACATGTTTTGCCACGCACCAAACAAACCATCATCATCAATACGGAAACCGTCCAGAATGCCATGCAAGCCACCGACATGCACCGGATGTATCGGTTCAGCCTCACGCCATCCAAGTGTCAGCGGCGGCAAGGCTTCACGTTTGCGCCCATGGATCAAACCCTTTAAAGCCGGGTGACCATAGCCGATACCGGGTTTAACGCCTTGTGCGTCCTTCCAGAAGGCTTTAAGGGCTGCTACCGGGTTATGTTTGGCAGTTCTCGGTTTGATATGGTGAATCGGCAGCAAATCATCAGCCAAGATACGAACGTTTTTAAAATCGCCCATCTTGAACGCAAGTTGTGCATGGTCACGATCTTTACGATCTTTAGGAACTTTGAGCTTGAGAAATGGGTTCGCTACTTCCGGGAATTTATCAACCATATCATCCCGACACACAACGCCTTCAAATTCACGCGGGCGAGCGTCAAAAAATCCAGCCGGGTCAATAACAATATTTCGCGCAGGGCGGCCAAAACGGCCAAACTGTTGGTTAAGTTGCCATTTGTCCCAGATGTCACGCATGGGGCCAGCAATACCGGGAACACCGAATTTATCAAATGGATTTTGGACAACTTCCATATCAAACACAATATTTTTGATATCATGTTTTGCAAAATCGCCAGCTTTCGGCCAATCGAACTTGATATTATCATTTGCATTCATTGCAGCACCTAACAAACGGATTTGTTCTAGGGTAACTTTCGGACCAGTCAACAACTTCATACCATTAAGCATATTCGGCAACCTCAAAAACCGGAATTTGATTCGCCAAATAGGCGATAGGGTCATTTAAAACAAGTTGGCCATTCAACCGCATTACATTAGCTGTGTGAATGTCTAGAAACGTCTTGATAATCTTTGCATCAATCCTATCGGGGTCAAAATTATCAAACATACCCCGGCTTACTTCGCATTCATTGGCGCAAACTTGCACGGCCAATAGTATCGCATCACGCAAATAACGATTAGTGCGGCTGGCCCCGTACAGGCTTTCAGGGCCGTCTATTGTCCATTGTTTTTGCAGTGGTTGGACTTCGACACAAAACCGCTGACCATGTTGCACAAGCTCGCCAAACTGAGGCAAACAAGGGTTACCCGGTTGTTTGATACAAGCCAACATCCAGTTATAGAAACCATCATACACGCCGTTTAGGTTTGAATTGATTTTGTATAGCTTGCCGTGCAAACGCCAGACAGAACTATACATCCCAACCCCAACCAAAATATAGCCGCGTTGGTTCATTTCAATTTCAAACAATTTCTGTTTGTTTCGCCATGTTCCACCGTCCGACCGAAAGCGGTCTATTTCACGTTGATGGCGAGCTTCGGCATGGGCGAACCGTTCAAGGATGTCATTCTGTATCATGATTCAATTCTGTTCTAATCCAGTGGCGTCCATAATAGAACAGAAAGAAATAGAACACAACCCCCAGACAAGAAAAACCCCTTACGGGGTTTTTTTAACCTTTGCGGCCTTCGGCAGCTTAGGTTTGTTGATAATGGTTTGCTTCTGTCCATTCCAGCCTTCCCGCTGTTCTTTCACGGTGCCGGTAATGGTAAAGGTTTGGCCGATTTCAATTTCCTTGAAGCCTTGAGCAACCGAGTAGAACACAACCTCATTGCCTTCTGGCGTCTGTGCGATGTGCATCAGTGTAGGATATTGGGATTGGGTCCAAGATACGCGTTTGAGGGTCAACACCAGTTCAATGGCCTTGTCTACCTCACCAATGTAGCCGGGGAGTTCCACACCGGTTTCTTTGATGTAGTTGGTGGCGATGGTTACACATACCGCCATTTTGCCGTGGGCGTCTGTTTGCTGTGCAACCCAGAACAGATACCCAAGATCAACCACAGCGATTTCAGCGGCGGTCATACCAGTGTATTTGCCAACAATGAACACACCGGCTTGAATCTGTTCAACCTTTTCAGCTTCCCATGCCGCTACGCGTTCAGCGTAGGCACGTTCTGAGGCTTCACGTTTGGCCGTGGCTTCGGCATCACGCACCCGGCGAATTTCGTTCAGCTCAAAATCCGCGTTGCCTTTGAATGGCAGCCCCATCAGAGCCGACATTTCAACCGCTTTAGATTCGGCGGTGTCCTTATCATTCGACAGGTTCTGAATGTAGTAATCATTCATTTCCTTGAATGATGTATCACCCCAAACCACGGTGTCTAGGCACATTACGCGTAGGGTGTACATTGCAACTTTGTCACCGGTCGATATGAAAGTGTATTTTGCTTCGGAATTTGCTACTGCCATGATCGTAACTCCCGGTAAGGTCCGGGGTAAGTCCCGGTTTGCCTTGCTTGTGGTTTATTCTACACCATGGTTTGATACAGTCAAGGGTTTGATACAAATATTTTTGAAAATAAAAAAGCCCCACCGACCGGCAGGGCTTGAGGTGTTGCGAAACGTTAGAGCGTCACAGTCTTGACTGTGGTTCGCTTCACGGTGCTGTCATAGTTGTCACACAACCATTGATGCCCCTTTGCAAACGTTTCATTGAAGTGTTCCAGCGTTGCGGCAACCACACCAGCGGGCAACCGTTCGCCTTTGTTGCCATAAAATTCGGCTTCGTCCTGTTTCAGATAGATCGCGTCTGCAATCACCACACCATTCAAGGTGATATCCGCGCAAGCCGGAATGCCACCGGCAACAACTGTATAGACTTGAGGCATGTTCATAATTCCTTATGCGGCCTGTTTCTGTTCAACAGCTACAGCTTTGAAAATCAGTTCACGTCGGCCCGGTCGTTTAACTTCGTCAACCTTGTAACCCATACGGACCACAAGCCCCGTCGATTCAGCCCAGCGCATTGCGTTGGATACGTGCATAAGTTTCATTTTCAACTTTTTGCGGGCTTGCTTAACGGTGAATTCTTGTCCGTTCTGTGCGTTGATGAATGTTACCAGACTACGGCGGGTTTTGGTCTGGTTTGCCGAGATTGGGCGACCACCCAGAGACTTAGTATTACCGGTTTGAGTCAGTTCAACCACTTTAACCGGGGTTTCTACTGCATCCAGAGCTTTCAGACCGGCTGTAAGTTCTTCTACCATTTTCAGGCGGGTAGCTTCACTGTCGTCGTGAATGCGCAGGGTTTCGACTGTGAAACCATCAACACCCGGCACAATGTTGCACATTTCGGCCCAGTTGTCGCCGTGTAGCTTCTTGGCGGCACGTACAGCGGATGATTTAGCTTTGTAAGTAGTCATGTTCGAATTCCTTTATCAAATTGGCTTTCAGTGGTTTGTATCTTAATCGTTGTTTCTGGTTACGTCAAGGGTTTAATCAAACTATTTTCTATTTCTATCCAAGCCCCAAATAAACACCAGACAACACCAACACCCAACACCAGAAAATTACATAGTGTTTCCGCCGTCGCTTGCGGGTGTGTGGGTCTTCCTGTTCGATAATGTCACACCTATCAGGGTACAGCTCAAAGTCGGCTGATACAGGCTCACAGACCGGTTTAAACATCGATTCAGGGTCACGGGTCAGTGGGTGATATTCAATCGGCCAACCCATCGCCCGACAATATGACGCCCAAGCCTTGTTCCGTTTCAGAATTAGAGCGTGCTTTGTATGGGCATAGGTTACCAAATCAATAGCCTTTGCCGATAATGCTTGATCTAATTCAATTTCCTGTTTGTCTATATTGTCCAACCGTTTCGCGGCTGGTATTGCCTGAAAACTAAGTTTATCCATACATCACCAGAACCCCCAGAAACGGGGCATACAATAGGATTACAGTAACGATACCATAGGTTTTGATACAATGCAACATCAGTTGTTGATAATATTTCATTGATCAGCCTCCTTTTCGTTGATGTGAGTATGATAGAACTATTTCAGGTGACTGTCTAGTGGTTTGATACAAATATTTTTAGATAAAAAGAACCCGCCAGATCGGGGAATCATGGCGGGTCAAATGAGGTGTTTCAGGGTTGGTTGTGATTAGCCAGTCAACGAACTAACCACAGGGAGCGCACATAGTCCGTATGTGACTGCCGAATAATAAACGATTTACATAAAGTGTCAAATAAACCCGATAAAAGGCTTGACAGATTGACAGATTGGATCACATCTTAAATCAGTGGCAATAAGCCACTGATTTTATAAGACTTATTGGATGCCACCATAACGCCAGCTTTCGACTTTCTTGGCGTCCAGCAAGTCGGCAACCGTTCCGCGTGGCTTGTTCTTAGCTGGGGCTTTCCACCCGGCAGACTTCCACAAATTGCCTTCTTGATCCATGAACCCCCAGCAATAACGGCGGTCGCTTACAGTTCCGTCCTGATTCACGTCCGTGCTAACAAGGCGTGTCCAGACCTTACCCGGTTCAGCAGATAGAAGCTTTTGACCATGCGGGCCACCGGTAGCGTTCAGAGTGGTGGTTGCGAATTCCAGACCTTCGGCTAGTTGTTTGATCAATTCCGACATTTTGTAACCCTCAATTCGTTTGGTGTGTTTGTATTCTATCAAACCCCCAGCCGATTGCAAGGGGTTTGATTCAATTTTACATATCTTTTTTGCGCTTCACGTCTTGAGCATATCCACCGATGTGCAATGCTTCCCGTACTTGCCAGTTACCCAACGCGTAACCACTTTCAGCGGTCATGTAACCGTTTTGAATCAACCACTCGCCCCCGGTAACCAAATAATGGTTATCATGACCCGGACGCATATCGGCAAAGCCACCCAATTCTTGCCATTCGCCACCAACCAACGCCGACACATAAATTTTGTGGTAGCAGTTAGTCATAGAATCATACCACCGAACACCTTTGATCGATATTTCTTGAAAGTTGTCGCATTTCGCGGTCAATGCGGCGGTGACCATTTTAGGGCCGTCTTGAGTTTGAATGCGGTAGTCGATGGTTTTCATGATCATGTTCCTGTGGTTGGGTGTGGTTGTATTGTAGCGGGGTTGTCGGTTTGATACAACCCCTATTTCGATTCTTTTTAGTAGCCCCAGCTTTCACGGGCGTAGCGGTCAAGGTCGCCCATCAATTCAGCTTTGGACTTGTACAGGGGGCCAACAGTGCGCGGCATGCCTTGCGGGTTCAATACGCTGTCATGAATGTCTACCACACGCCACAGGCCGTGGCCTTGATGCCAGTAGCCTAAACCAGCATAACGGGTTTTCATGATTTTAAACGTACTGGTGATATTTGCAGATGCTGGCACGGTTTCGGCCTTTTCAATTTCATACGTGAACAGGGTTTGCCCGTGGCTACCGCGAAACTCGGCACCGTCCTTTACATCAAACCAGCTATTAAAGTCGCTGACTTGCAACACGCCGTCATGAACACGAACATCATAATAACGCCCGTCGATATAGATACCGTTCCCGATATTCAAATGGGCGCGGATTTTGCGAGCTGCTGCGTTAGGTGTGAGTATCATTTTCTAATTCCTTATGTCGGTTGGTGTAGGGTTATTCTATCAAACCACCCGAAAGAGTCAAGCGGTTTGATGTAATTATTTTACTGTTCTTTGATACTGGTAGTGTTGCCGTTCAACATGGCTATAACAAACACCGTGTTTAGATGTTTGATGATATACCTACGGTGTGCGCCTTTCTCACTTTCCCAGTCCTGCAAGTCCAACACCACACCATAGCGGCAAAGTTCTTTTTTGACGGCTTCCAGTTCGTTAGCCTGTATCGCTATCAGGATTTGCAATAGTGTCATGTCGATAACTCCCGGTTGGTGTATGGGAATGATAGAACCCCCTGACAATGATGTCAAGGGGTTTGATAGAATTATTTTGCGTTCAATTTGTCCAGCCGTTGCTGTTGACGGAACGCCGACAATTCTTTTTTCCAACGCTTGCAAAACCATTTGTTATATGTCTGCAATGCCTTGAACGCAATTTCAAAGTTTGCCGAATCACGCCGCCATTCCGGGCTTGCCTTGACGCTATCCGGGGTTAACCCCATTGGCCCTACCGGGTACTTGTTCAAATCATTAGACGCAGCATCACAGGCCGCGTTTAGTTGATCTTGCTTAGCCTTTGCCTGTTCAAAAGACATAAGCGAATTACCGATTTCTTCTAGGGACATGAACATTTTGATAACTCCCGGTTGGTGTGGTTGTATTCTATCAAACCCCACGCCGATTGCAAGGGGTTTGATAAATTCTTTTTACTTGACCAGACCCGCCGCCATGCAAGCCTTTGCCCAGTAGCGTTGGGAACGTGCATCCTTGCCGGGGTGAATCGCTTTAATGGTGTGGCTACCGTCCGTGTGTAGCTCGCCTTCGGTAGACAGCCAATCCGGTGTGCCGGGGTAGCAATTCGACTGTGTGAAGCCTTCGCGGTCGATATAGTCCACCAGTTCGCGGAAACCATAATCAACATCTTCAAATTCAAAACCGCGTTCATCAGTTTCGCCCGCTTCTATTGCTTCTTGCGACCATTCCTCATACGTTACGGAAATTTTGATACCCATGATACAAACCCCTGTTTTCGTTGGTGTGCCGGTATTCTATCAAACCGCCTGATAGTGTCAAGCGGTTTGATAAATTCTTTTTAGTCCGTCCGCTTGCCGATTGTTCGGGCGACGATAGCCACAAATTCCTCATACTCGGCCTTTGCAGCCTCATCACACGCCAGCCATTCACCGAAGTTCGGGGATTGGATCATTACGATATCTTCGCGGCTGTCAACCCCTTTCGGAATCAAATGCTGTTCATAGCTCGCCACACTGCCGACCGAATGAATCCGAAAGATAAACGCCCGGTAACCGAATATAATCGATTGGTCAAGCGTATGCATGGTGAACTTGTATTTAAATTTCTTGCCGCCGTTCTTGACCAGTGCGGCAACAAACGCTTTTGTCATTGGATGTTGTTTCATGTTGTAGCCCCTTTCCGGTTGGTGTGTGGTCATTATGGGGCTATATCAAACCCCTGTCAACAGGTTTGATACAAATATTTTGAGCAACAAAAAAGCCCCGAAGGGCTTTTAGTTGATACCTTGCAACTCCCGCCAGATGTCGCCCAACCGCTGTTCAACATCTTGAATCGATATGTAACCCTGTAGCTCGCTTTCCCCTGTAAATTTAGGGCTTGCCAGATACGCCCGGAACGCTTGCAGGCTGTCATCTGCTAGGTTAATGCGGCTGGTAAGGTTGTCTATCTCGACTTGCTTGGCGTTGACTGTAGGCATTTTCAAACCCCTGTTTTGGTTGGTGTGGGGTCATTATGATGCAACATCGAACGCACGTCAAGCGGTTTGATGCAATTAATTAAGCAGCCATAGCCGCCGCTTCGGCTGCAAAACGCTTTAGACGGGCTTTGCAGTTACGCCACGACCTACGGTCACTAGGCGTTGAACTGGTAAACACTGGTTTAGTTCCCGGCATGAAAAATTTTAGGTGTTTGCCGTTTGTTTGTTCTATACCCCAACCCAAACCCTTTGCATAGTCCACTAGGTCGCGCATATCACCATTTTTAATGTTCATATCAAACCCTTATGTTTTATTGATAATAGATTGTTGCATTGAAACAAAATAAAGTCAAGCGGTTCAAGCGGTTTTGATTTCGTGTATCAGTTCCAGAACTTGCGGGCATTCTGACAGTTCATCACCTAACCGCAAGTGTTTAAAGTCCTTTGATGCAACCCGGTACAGGTGTCGGAATAATCCGCTGTTGATGTAGTCCGGGTGTGAGTATGCAGCAACCACCCGACCCAATTTGCTGCTATGGCTAGCCACAAGCAACACAGCGACCGAACGCCCGTGAACCTGATAGACATATCGGTTTGAGCCGTTGAACGTCTTAAACAGCGTTACAGACGGCCCAACCAAATAGCCGGTTTCCTTATCGGTGATGGTTGGGCATTGGTTACAGGGTGCAAGTAGACTATCCATAACCAACCCCTATCGATTAGACCGATTTGATAATTTCTGCGTTCTTTTCATACCATGCCAACATTTTTTGCAGGGCTTCGGCTGGTGTCTTGCCTTTGATCTTGCGGAATTTCAAACCAGCGTTACGCAAGTGATGCGACCATGATAACAATTCAATGTCAAATGAATTTGCGACGTTGTGTTGACTGTTACCATTCAAGTGCATCATGAAACGCATTTGACCGGTTGCATTCAACAGGATACCGCTTGCGCATTCGGATTTGTCCGCGACGTTGTAAAAATCAATTACCACATTGTCACCCAAACTTTTGTAAGGGCGGGCTTTTGCCAGAAAGGTCGGGAACAGTTGTTTTATGCCAGTGTTAAAGGCTTCGCAACCTTCGGCGGCGTTGGCTACTGCATCTTGAATCAATTGGATTTGAGTTTTCATGTTCCGGCTTCCTGTGGTTGGTATGGGTTAGTGTAGCGGGGTTGTAGGTTTGATACAACCCCCTTTAGCAATTTATTTTAGTACCGGGTTACTTTGTCCGGGTTGTCTTTAATCCATTGTTGCAACCGGGCCTGACCTTCGGCTTCTGATTCTTTAATCAGTTCCGACACCTTATGCGGGAACCAATACGCTTCGCAATCCATATAGATAAACCGGTCATACTTCGACAAATCGTTGGTTGTGTCAAACCCGATAATTTCACGACCGGGGAAAATAACCCCGTAATCGTTGATGAATGTAACGATGTCACCGACCTTTAGGTCACACCCTACCGGGGCTTCTTGATCCAGTTTGGCGGCGAATGCTTCGATGTCGCCGTGGCCTGTACGATTTTTCATGATTTCGGTTCCTGTGGTTGATGTTGGGTAGTGTAGCGGGGTTGTAGGTTTGATACAACCCCTATTTTGATTATTCGGTGAAATAATCCCGGCTCAAACTGTGCGACCCGAATTCAACGTGTGGAACCTTCAAATCAATGTCATAATCGAACAACCCGACACCGTGGCCCATTGCTTGCATGGCTGCATAATGGCCCCATTCTTGCGCCTTGAGTTCGTTGGTAGCGTTGTTGCTTTCGTACAAGCTTGCAACCGGCATGCCGTGCATCAGTTCGAGCTGAAAAGTCAGGGTATCAGCCGCATGCAACGCCGCCGAATCGATCACAGCGGGCAATTGATCCATGATTTCGCCGTGCAATGATTGGCCGCAATCGTCTGCCATGTCAGCATAAGCCGAACCGAAAAACGCTAGTGCCATGCCTTTCTTGATTTGTTCTTGAGACATTTTTGTAACTCCTGATTTGGTTGGTGTGTAGAGATTATGGGCTTGATTGATATGGCTGTCAACAGGTTTGATACAAATATTTTTAGATATGAAAAAGCCCCGGTTAAGGGGCTTCTTTACTTGACAAGCTCTAAATCCGCTTGGTTCCAATACTTGCAGCCGCGCAAATCTTGATCTAACCAAACTTCGCCGTCTTTACCGTAACAGGCCCGGATATTCGCCTGATGGTTGTCTTCCCGACCATCCGGGCAACCGTCCCAACTTGCCAACACATCCGGCTTTAGTTGTACGGTGTCGCCTTTCTTGAGTGACATGATTAACCCCTTAAACGTCGTTGGTAACCCAATTATCTTTCATGTGGAAAGATTCGCCGTTATCGAAACGCACGCTCAATTCATAACCCGGTTTGAACGTGTGAGTTACTTCGCCTTTCATGCCAACCGAAAGCTTTTTCAGGAAGCTATCACTTGGATAGTTAGGGGTCACACACGACCGGTTTGAGCTGTGCATTGTATCGATGTTGGTTTGGGTTAGAACTACACGATCACCAACTTCGCGATGTACTGGCATGACCATTTTTGTATCTCCGGTTTAGAAGGCGTTTTGCCTTTCGATGTGGTTATTCTAACAGGTTGATTGAATGCGTCAAGCGGTTTGATAGAAATATTTCAAAATTTTTGAATCGGGCTTACCAGTTCGTCAACTAACCGGCGATCATTGGGTAACAGGTCGCCGGGGATAGCCCATTGGCCGTTGATGCGTTCCAGCTTGATAACCCGACCGGATGGCAGTCGAAACGTCGTCAAGGCGTCTGTAGGCTGTTCAGGACGGCATTTCGCACCGTCGTACAGTTCATCTGCCAGATACTGCGCACGTTTGACACATTGGGATTCTGTAAGGTGTAGGGCTTGTACTCTTTCCATCATACCGAAAGGCGTATCGGTCAAGGCAAACAGTGTATACAACATTACAAACCCCCCAAATCAGCATTGATACCGAAAATATCAACGTCTTTAACATCAGTAAAATCAAGGGCCATGCATTTAGCCATGTAATCATCAGGCCCGCGGCGACCAATATTAAAAACATTACCCATATAATAAGCGATAATTTCGTCCTCAGTTCCATTGATTTCGGTGTTAGTGGTAAATTCTTTACCATCTTCACCTTTCCACGTTAATTTTATGGTACGGCGGCGGGCTACTTGTGACATGTTGGCGGTTCCTTGTGTTGTTTGGCTTTCTTGTGGTTATTCTAGCAGGTGGTTTGATATAGTCAAGGGTTTGATACAAATATTTTTAGGCGACAAAAAGCCCCATAACGGGGCTTCTTATCAGTACATTGCTTGCTGGGTCAATTCGTTGACCACGGTTTTTGCAGTGTGTTCACTCAGACCGGCACGTTGGCACACATCATTGGCGTCTAGAACCATCCAGCGCCCCGACATGACGTTAAATTCAGCCCGGTAGGCCATGGGCTGGCTTGTGGTTGGTGTGGCTTGTACGGCGTTTAGCGGGATTACGTGGAACATTGCATTACCCCCAATTAACACAAAAAGCGGCCTATGCTAGCATATCACAGGCCGTTGTCAAATCCTTTACAGATGGCAGTCCAACCCGGTCGCGGCTGTAAATTCAGATTGCAACATGTCGGCATAGTTGCCTTCTGACTTGTGAACCAATTTCAGGTTAACGCCGTGAAAGTTGTAAAATTCAATGTCGTACAGGTCAGCCGGTGTCAAGATAATTTTCACCAAATTGATTTTATCTTTCGCAAAATTGGACGGTAGTTTGAACTGTAGGAAATTTTCACCACCTACAAACTGTTTCGCGCCAGTCATTGCGATAAACTTGTTACCGCCGATTTGTTCTAGGATGGTATTTGCTACGGTCAGATTCGACATTTTGAAAACCCTTGTTTCGGTTGGTGTGGTTGCAGTTTAACACCTTTGTATCAAACTGCAACCCCTTTTCGAAATTAAATATTCAGTTCCAACCCTTTGCGAATCAATTCAATGGTAAGGGTTACCGCTTTTTCTTGTGCTTCTTTAAAACCCTTCGCGGTAAACTTTTGTTCTTTTACATCCTCACCATATTGACCACCTTTAACGCACAATGTCCATGATTCACTTGACTTATAACGGGAAATTGCCAAATGGTTGTTATATGGGCTGGTGTCCTCATGCAAACCATTGATCAGGTAAACGATTTGTTTGGACTCACAAAACAAATCTTTCATCCAGTCAGCGGCTATCAAAAATTCGCATGCTTGTACAGCATCAAAAATTTTATACGAATAATCTGCATCATCTGTAGATGTTGCATTTTCCACTGCATCATCTATTTCATCATCAAGTTTGGACAGGATAGCCAACGCCAACTGATTATCATCAGTTAGTGCCTTGTGTTCCAGTTGGGACAAACTTAGTTGATTAATCATGATTCAAATTCCTTTCAGTGGGTGTATGAGCATTGTATAGGGGTTGTATCAAACCTACAACCCCTATCGAAATTAAATTTTACCGAACAGCCACAGGCTTTCCGGGGCTTGCGACGGTGTGAAGCGATACAGCCTCACATAACCATCAGCCATAACCACTATAAACACCACGCTAGCCACGCGGGAATCTTCCAGAACGCGACGGGCTGCCATTCGGGCTTCGGCATACGTGGTTGTATATTCACCGTTGCCGACCTTTGCCAAATGGTCTAGTTCGAACAGTTCACGCAGTGGGGAAAGCTTGCTAGGAAGTTGGAAAGCCATTTTAAAATTCCTTGTTTCGGTTGGTGTATGAGCATTGTATAGGGGTTGTATCAAACATACAACCCCTATTTTTAAAATTATGCATTCAACCGGTCGGCATAGCCGCTTGCATAATAATATGCGCCTAGGTTGCTTGGTTGAACACCAATCGGATTATCCAAATTGAACTTAGCCACACACGCAGCATGGCTCATACCGTTTAGGTCGGCCTGTGCAGCTTCCCAACCTTTCATGTAGTCCGGTTGATGTTGGGTGTGGGTAACTGTGCGGGGTGTGTTCATTTCAAAATTCCTTGTTTCGGTTGGTGTATGAGCATTGTATAGGGGTTGTATGTTTGATACAACCCCCCAATCGAAAATTATTTTACTTTCAATTTCCCGGTCAATCCCATGGATTTTAGGTGGTTGATAATCTGTTCCACTACATTAGATTTCGTTTCACCGTAGAAAACAACCGGCTCACCAATTAGTTCAGCAACGTTTGTTTTAATTACGATCAAATCGCATTCACCTTCAAACCACACACGACCGGTCTGGATGTCGTTTTGTTCGAAAACATAAGCAGTAGCAGCCACAGCTAGTTTGGGGAAATTCATTTTTGTATCCTCTTTCTGGTTGGTGTGACTGCATTATAAAGGGGTTGTAGGTTTGATACAACCCCTATTTTGATTTAAATTTTGTCGAAAATTGCGCAGTTCGAGTAATTACCCAATACACGGGTTTTGTACTGTTCACCGTCAATCAACACAATTTCACCATGTTGCAATGGGGTTTCAGAGTTCAGGCGGTCACGTTCGGCAACGTCGGCGGCTGTGTATTTGTCTTTCAGAACAGAACCGGTAGACAAGGCCCAATAGATGCCATCGCCAACTTTGTCATAGTCTTGTTTAAGGTGCGCAGTCATTACTCGACGGCCTGCATTCACGTTAAAGCTGTTGACTTGATCGAAAGAATCTGTAGCTAGGATCAGGGTTTTCATTTTTCTATTCCTTGTTTCGGTTGGTGTGTAGAGATTATGGGACTATATCAAACCCCTGTCAACAGGTTTGATACAAATAAATGAAAATAATTTCAGCCAGACATGGCATGGTGTATGCAGTGACAAAAATCATGCCAAGTCAAATCGCAGGCTCCTTCGGTGATTTCCTCCGAGCCGCCCCGGTAACACCAGTATAATTCTATCAAACCAACAATGCAACCTTTGATACAAATATTTTTAGGCAATAAAAAACCCCAGCGGTCCGGGGCTTTGTGTGGGGGTATCACACCCCCAAACGATACCGATAGACGTAATAAAGAATTTGACCAGCAAACACAATACAGCATACCAACACAGCCGCAACAAACCAGACATTAGCCGTCGTCTGGTTACGGCTGTAACGGTTGATAGCGAACCACAGACAGATTAGCAGTAGAACGCCAACCGTAACACCCAGAGTAATCATATGGCACCTGTTGATTAGTTAATAACCTATAGAACCATACAATCAATGGTGTGTCAAGGTTAAAGTTTATGCAGCTCTGTGCATTCGTATACGTGAACTGTGCAGCCGTTCGGCAACTGGTAATAGTTCATATTCCAGCGGATTGCATCAAACTCCTTTCCGTCATGTTCCAACAGATACGAGCGTTCATCATTTGAATAATGACCATAGCGAAAGCCCGCTGTGGTCACCGTGTTGGATTTCAATTTGATTCGTACACGTTCCACAATACACCCTCAAACAAAACTGTAAATGATTGCGACAACACCACACACCAGAATAGCCAGAAACATCCATGTAATAACCGCCGCACCGTCGCGGTCCAATTCTTTTTCCACTTGAAATTCGTTCAATTCGTTCATGTTGTCACCTTCTTGGTATGATTTGATATAGGGTCATTCTACAGGCTTTTGGGCATAATGCAAGGGTTAGATTTGGTCCGGGGTCATATGGCATTCATTCAAATGTTTAGCCATTTCACCGTGTGTATGACCATGGCGGGCCAGCATCCCATCCGCCAACGATACCAAATGAAGATTAGATACCCCGGTGTTTGCCGGGTCATACCCGATAATGTATTGTTCAGAGCCATTTTCAGACCATACACGCCGACCGGGTTTGATATCTGTAGCTTCCCATTCAAATTTCATTTTGAGCCTCGACAGGTTTGATAGAGTTGATTGGTTTGATTGGGTTGCCCCAGTCGTCGTGCGTTTCACTGCCCCGATATGGGCTAGCCTTGATTGTGATAACCCGGCGAATTACAACACCAGTACCACAACACAGGGCCACTACTGTTAAATGCCGGTCGGATTGTTCCACGTTCCATTCGGCGGCGGTATTCAACCGCAACTCACCTTTACAGTTTGGACATTCCATTATTCATTACCCCAGACAGAACGCAAGCAACTAGCCAGCGACGGGAACTTATCACCGTCAAACTTTCCCTTTGTACCCTTGGGACGGTAAAAGAATTGATTGTCAATCTGTTTCAGAACGTGGCCGATGGTCTTACCATCCAGCGTAATTGGCTCAACTACCACAAGCTTTGCATATGCCTTGATATCAGCTTTCAGCTTACCCATGGTTGGGGCTTTCTTGCGGTCCCCATTGAACGCTACAGCCTGATATTCACGACGGGCGCGCAGGTATTGCACCTTGAACACAACACCGCCACAAACGACTTCCACGACGTTCAGGCCGGTGCTAATGATACCCACAGTCAGTTCTGATAGTTCGAGTGGAGTATCCTGCTTTTCGTAAATGATCATTACACAGCCCCTGTATAGGTTGTTAGTTCAGATTCGCGGAATGTACCAGCATCACGGCCAGAATTTCCAAAGGTGCAAGAATAGAATCCAAAGTCATTAACGCTTTTGATGGTCATCCAAAAAACGCCACCCTTGGCTTGAACCGGGTCACCTTTGGAAAATTTGTTCGCTATCATGATTCAGTTCCTTGTTTCGGTTGGTGTATGGTCATTCTAGCACGCACACACCAACCGTCAAGGGGTTTGATAGAATTATTTTAGGTGGCGCTCCCAAATGTGAATAATGATACAGCCGTCCCGCATCTGCATCTTGTACCCGGCCCATTTATCCGACATGAAATTACCGGAAAAATCGTACACAACACCAACCCATTTAGACAGTCTCGCTAAATTCTTTTGTGCCTTACCAGCCGGGAGCGTGATGGTTCGCATGGTGTCACCTGTTAGGCTTGAACGCCAAAGTCATAGAACAGTTGATAATCGTTCTTTTCAACCGCTGCAATTGCTTCAAGAATATACGACTGCATTTGCGTATGATCTTCTTCGCATGTCACCGCTTTAGCCCGAACGCGTGCTACAGCCTTTTCGTCTTTGGTGTCAGCGGTTGCCAGTTGAAACGACATCATATGATGTTTAACACCTTGACTGTTGATATACGAGATATCTACAAACGCCTTGATAAAGCCGGGGGTATGGATCATTGGCATAGCGGTAACTCCTTATAGATAGTCATTGATGTAGCGGGCAAGCTCAGCCAATATAACGGTTTTTTCAGTGTTGTAGCACTGCATAAAGTCATTGGCAGAAAAAACGTATACAGCATGATTCAGTGGGTCTGATGGGATTTTGTACACATCCAACCGGATTTTCCGCCCACTTGGCGCAATCATTACAGATTCTATAACCTTTTCAGCTTCGCGACCTTCAAGGCATGCGATCTTTTTGATTTCACCGATAGCCATGATGTTAATTCCTTTTCGGTTGGTTTCTACTGACTCAGCCCCATTTAAGGGGCTTTGTCGTTTGGGTTATTCCGGGTTGCGGAATCCGTCCGAGTTTTCAGCTTCCAGTTCGGCAAGCGTTTTCAGCTTCGGTGCCGGGGCGTTGAAATCAATTTTCGTACCACCACAGCGATAATGGGTTACGGTCACTTCAAACCCGCCAGCATCGGGGAACCGTTCTTTAATGATGTTGAACAGGGCTTGTGCCTCATGTTCGCTAACCGCCGAGCGTGCATCTGTAGCGAACAAGTGACGGCCTTTATAGCTAACGTTGATTTCGTAATGCGATTGGATGCCAGCCATGATATCGATTCCTTATTTCAGTTGGTGTAGGGATATTGTAGCGGGGTTGTATGTTTGATACAACCCCTTTGATGAAATTAATTTGGGAACATGTAATAGCATGTATCTATGTAATATTCAATCCCATTCGTATCATCATGCACAAGGAAAACTTTGTTGGTGACTAGGCCGTGTTTGATTGCTTCTTGCTGGCATTCAGTCACCAGCGAATCAACGTAGTGTGTTGCAACCGAATCAGAGCATTCATTGACGGCGCGAATTAGGGTTATTGCATCTTGACGGCAAAGCGAGTTAACAGCGAATTTGCGGTCGGGGCTGGTCCAGTTCGACATTTTGAAATTCCTTGTTTGCGTGTTTCGGTTGGTGTGATTGAATGATAAAACCCCCTGACAACCATGTCAAGGGGTTTGATAAAATTATTCGTATCTGTCGTGGATTTTTGCCGCACCGTGCCACGATTCACAACCTGTCATTTTCCGCATCGCATCAGAGAACCGCGAATCACTGGTTGCCCCGAAGTTCCCGCCGAACATGTGCCAATTCTTGGACGTTGCCGGGTCTTCACACACGATATAGACCACGCCTTTAACGGTTGGGTGATTGACCAGCCATGCCGCTGGGGCGTCCTCAGAAGGCTCTAGCGGGCCTTCAACGTTAACCAGCGTTAGACGGCTATACCGTGAAGATACACCGCCGTTAGTGCAATCGTAACCATCAGCGGAACGGTATACAGAGATTAGCAAGCCCATGATGTTAATTCCTTTTCGGTTGGTTGGTGTTTCTACTGACTCAGCCCCATTTAAGGGGCTTTGTTTAATTCTTACTCAATTTATGCGTGCCTATCTGCACCTTGCCATCTTCAAGGATTTTTACGTCCTTGAGATAATCCCCGTCGATCTTGACCCATTCATTACCAGCACCGAAACTCATTTGCTTTTCAAGCCGTACCGATATGGGTTGAAATTTAATGCGGTAGACGGTCCCACTAGGCGCAACCACTTGCATATGCCCCCAGCGATCCGTAGCCCAGCCCAAACCCTCTAAGGCTAATTGCACCACTTCCAAATGAGATTTCTTTTTCATGGTTGTCTACCTGTTTCGGTTGGTGTATGAGCATTGTATAGGGGTTGTATCAAACCTACAACCCCTATTTCGATTTATTTTTGCTTGCGGTGTGCGTGTGCGACCTCATTAAAGAACCGCTTAGGGACTTTCTTATATTCTCGCCCATCAGCATCACAGAACCATTCCGGCAGTGTGCCGTTTTCACCGTCGCTCATGTATGCCCATGCTCGGCGGTCGTCGTCATCGCGTACCAGAACGATATCCCACCGGCTGCCCTCGGTTGGTTCAGTCTTGGACATTGCCAACGCTTCTTTATACGTCCGTGAGTGCCAATGCTCTATAACATCATCTTTCGCGAATTCCGGTTGATCGATATCCGATACTTCTTCACAGTCCCACTCATATGCAACAGCCATGATTTAAACCCCTTTGATTGCTTGGATTTTGCCATCGGCAAAGTAAACCACGATATTGGACAACAGTTCGCCAATATCATCTTTTGTATTTGGTTCACGTACATAAAAATCAATGATAGCCCGCCCATCGTCTGAGAGTTCCACACCTTTAGTGAATTCAGACCATTCAACCGGTGACCACAAATCGGTATCAGACCAGTCGTCAAGGTCTGCCAACCGAGTGACGCGGGCAATGTTGATATTGTTTTCCACACCTTGAACTTTGATGTTGACACGCTCGCCAACTTCGACTGTTACACGTTTTAGGCCAACTTCTTTGCGAGCCGCTTCACGTATTTGCTGGCATTCTTTGGTGCTAGGCTTCCAAACATTACCGATGATCGACATTTCAAAATTCCTTGTTTCGGTTGGTGTGATAGCAGTATAGCAAAGGGGTTGGTTTGATACAACCCCTATTTGATTAAATTATTCAGCCAGAAACTTAGCATATGCGGCTTCACGTTTCGCCGTGCATATGTCGCGGGAATCGGTCAATTGAACTTTTTCAGCACAACCAGCGGAATAGCCAGCCTGAAACGCTTTAAAGCCATTCGGTTGGGCTTCTGGATTGAATGGGTTTTCTTTATAGAACCCAAGCGAGCCAGCCCTATAAGCGTATTCAAAGATTTCCTTTTTGCTAGCCATTTCGTGAACCCCTGATTTGGTTGGTGTAGGGATATTGTAGCGGGGTTGTAGGTTTGATACAACCCCTATTTGATTTAAATTTTGTGTGGTGCGAACGTGATACCTTGGGCCTGACCTTCAAATCCCCGGCAAACCGCTTGGGCCTTGATTGCAGCAGCTTCAGCCAGTTCCAAAGTATCGAACTGCATAGCCAGCTTGACAGAGCCCATGCAAGCGGTTCCCCAAGTCGGGCACCATGCGTGCAAGTAATCAGAACCAAACTTGCCATACGTGCGTTTTATTACATAAGCCATGATCAAATCCTTTTCCGTTGGTGTATGAGCATTGTATAGGGGTTGTAGGTTTGATACAACCCCTATTTTCAATTATTTGTGTTTGGTCATGGCTTCGGTAAGGTCTGCAATCAGCTTGCGTTGTTGGCCAATTTCCCATTCGATTTGGTCAACCACGTACACCGCTACGCCTTGTTCTTTGTTACCGTTGGTGACTTTGCGACCCATTGCCTTGGCTCTATGCAAATCATTGTAACGGGTGGCGTTTTCGATATTACCAATAACCGCTGTATCGGCCACGTTGTCAAACACAATCGGCATACGACCCGAACCGGTGACAATGATGTAACCTTTAGGGGCTGTTGCGTTGAACGCTTCCAGTCTAGCTATGTAAGCCTCAGAGTCAGTGATAGCGGTTTTAATGAATTGCAGGGCTTCTGGTTTGATTTGCATGGTCTTGGCCTTCTGGTTGATGTGCTTGAGGCACAGGGCGAACGTGGCTGCATAGTTGTCACCGGCTTGAATGATTTCTTTCGTCATCTTGTGGGCTTGGGCAAATGCGTTCATGTTCGTGTTCCCTGTTTCGGTTGGTGTGTAGAGATTATGGGACTATATCAAACCCCTGTCAACAGGTTTGATACAAATATTTTAAATTATTTTCATAGGCAATTGCCATGCCAACACTGATTTGCGGTCGTCAATCCATTTTCTCATATTTTTCGTGGTGCTGTCAACTACAACAAACAAAATAAAACCCGGCTGATTAGACCGGGTTTGGCATGGTGTTTGATTCAATAGGCAGTGTGGGTTTTCAGTCGTACAAAATGTTTGCCGTTTGGCAGGTCAATAACAACTTCGACGCCACCAACGCACAATTGATAGTCACCGTTGATTGTCAGCCAATGCAACGTGCCTTCAAAGTGGCTATCAGTGATAGTCCCGAGGGTTTCGGTGTCATTGTTAATCATGGCTTTCAGATTCAACAACGCATGATGATTGTAAGAAGTATTAGACATTACCCACGCCCCCAGATTTCATTATCAGCAATCCCGAACGCTTGCATAACATCAGCCATCGATGCATCAGGCATGCCCGCCAGTTCCAGAACCGTCGCTCGGATCATATCCCGGCTTTCAGTCATTAACGCGATGTCTTTATCAGACAGTTTGATATAGCCAATCATGCCCAGCTTTGTATGTGCTTTGATCAGGTCAACCAAACGCGGCTTGAGTTCGTCAGCGGTTTGACGGATATCAACCCGGCTAAACATATGGGATTTGTGGTTAGCCAGTTCATGAGCGGCTTGATCCATATTATCGAACGGTTCGGAAATGAACTTGAGTTCTTCGATGATTTCCGAATCGGTTTGGGTAAAGCTACCAGCTATTACGGTGAAAGACATGGTGTAACTCCTGTTTGCGTTTGTGTGATTGAATGATACAACCCCCTGACAACATCGTCAAGGAGTTTGATAGAACTATTTCATCCAGTTGTTCATGGTACGAATTGAGATACCACGCGGGCGACTCTGATACTTAAACGAGTATTCCAGCCATTCCCACGCCTTACCAGCACGAACCATGCCCATTAGGCGTTCAAGCTTACCGATACGGCGGAACACCTTGAGGCTAACAAACTGTGGGCTTTCCCACTGATAGCCATCCTCAGAACCCACACGAACAAACCCATGGATAGACAATAGGTGGTCGCGTTCGGCTTCAAGTGCTTTGTAATATGCGGTTTTGGTCATGTCGATAACTCCCGGTTGGTGATTGAATGATAAAACCCCTTAACCGAGTAGTCAAGGGGTTTGATAGAATTATTCTGCTTTGCGTTCGATATCCCGGAAATACCCTTGGGCATCCATCACAGCATATTGATCGCTACCATACCTAGGATCAGTTTCCAGCCACATAGCCGGGTCAAGCTTCCCACCGGCCTTGATATGAGCTGTAACGCGGTCACAGAGTATCTGAATGGCTTCCTGCGCTTGTTCACGTTCATCAGGAAAGAAAACCATCCCGTCACAATCTTCGCCACCGTCTACGGCTTTAGTAGAATCGAACTTGACCGAATGCACCCAGCGTTGACCGTTCGGGGCTTCAACCATCACATAGAAGCGTTCGCCTATGTAATCTTCGCCGTCCTCAGTCACGCCAGCCTTGAAAGCATCCGATCCGATAAAAGCTTCTAACATGGTAAATCCTCCGATTGGTTGAATGCTAGATTAGCACAGCACCAATCGAAGTCAAGAGGTTTGATACAAATATTTTTATTGAATCACCAATATAACCGTAGAAAGAAGAAAAGCTATTAACCACACAACCGCAAATAAATTGCTTCTAACATCCAAATTCCACGCAATCAACCCGACGATTAGAACCACTATAAGAGCCATGCTTAAACCCCTTTGATATAATCCGACAATTCAACCGCAAATGAAACCACGGTTACAACCCCAGATGATACCACAGACATTTTAAGCTGTGCAATGGTCATGGGTTCAGCAGCCCGCCACAACCCCAGCAACGATAAGACAAGGCAGCACAACGCAAAGATACCTAGAACCACGGGAACCATCCAGAAAGAACTACAGTTAAACCACCATGGACAATCAACCAACCCGCTAACCATTTACCAACAAACAAACCACCACAAACCCCAGCAGTACCAGACAATAAGCAATACAACATCAATAAGAATTGCTTATGGGTCATTTGATTTGATTGGTTGTATTCATACCCCCAGCACCTTAGCCAATGGTGTGAAGAACCCAATAGCCAGCATTGACCCAATAGCAAAATATCCACCACAGACCAGCACAACCGAAAACGCCCACAGAACACAATCTTCAACAAAACTTAAAAAACCCATTTGATCACCCAAACAATAATATCCAACAATTCAAGGATGGCAATGACCAAGCAAATAACCATTACCCCAATAGAACAATCCAGAACCCGCCCACGCCAGCCGGAAATCGAATCACCCTCATCATTGGCAATCAACCAGAATGATACACCAACCCCAATAACCAAAGCCACAAACCAAATCAAATATCCAACCATACCCGCCCCCAGAATATCAAAATGATCTACGGATCAAGTCAACCATTAACCATAGAAAGAATACCAATACACAACCAAGGCCAGAACACCCAACCCCTAGAAGTAATCCATACAACAACTGTTCAAGCTTCTTAATCAACATAACACTTTCACCGCGCCGGGGGTACAAACATCCTATAAGGAGGAACCCAATATTAGAACAATTAGAAAATCACAATCGCATCACAATAATTTTATATGAATATGATGATATTGCTGGATTCAATGGTTTTGTGGTGATTTATTGCTGAGATTTGGAATACACCACAACATCAACCAAATTGATTAAACCATTGATTTGTATGGGTTGGATCGATAATAGATAGGAGAATTTGGTTGATGATCAATAGAAAGTAATAAAAAGACAATATGATGATTTGGATGATATTTTGTGGTTAAAAATTGAACAATAAATAAGCTCAATTTTGGGTGGTCATTTTGTTGGTCCTACTCGACTCGTCATCATCCTATTTGTATCAATCATATTGAATTGCATCAAACCACCAACAATTTATCAAACCACGCGATAAAATCCTGTCAGCCTCGGAGGTCAACAGCAGATTATCGCGTCATTTGTATCATTCAAGCAATAACAGAATGTTCAGCATCAGACAGGAACGCAAACAGTTCCCCATAGGTTGGGATGATTTGACGTGCTACCGCTGGAACGTTGATAACCCCAGAAATATAACGACCATCAGTCTCATATGCATGACTGATGATATCGTTAGCGAGGTCGCAAAGTTCGATATCATCGTACACGCCAACGGTTTTACCGTATGCACCGATAGCACACGCCTTGTAACCGTTCACATGGTCGATGCGTTGATCAGGGTCTTGCTTAGCTACGAACGCCTTGAACGCTTCCAGATGGTTAACAGCTTGAGCTGTATCAGCACCACTAGGAATGGTTTGAGTGGTTGTATCATTGTTTGGTGTCATGGTTCGAATGTTCCTATATGGTTTAGTTACTCTAGACCGCAATAATACACCAACAGAACAGAATTGCAAGCAATAAAAAAGCCCCCGAAGGGGCTTTACATCTTAGATCAATCGGCTATAGTTACAGCCGGATCAGGTGTTTCAGATACCAACGTCGAACGCGACTGGTTTGTAAACGATTTCACGCGCACCGGGGGATGTTTGGAACTTTTCAGCCCAGCGAACCAGAGTCACGTCAGTCAAGGCATTGATTGCGTTTCGGACTTGGATTTTGTCCTTGCCCAGAAACTTGGTCATGGTGTTGACCGTGAACAGTCCAGCATCATCAGAAGTTGCCCATTGGTTGATCTGTTCCCGGATAGCCAACTGTTCAGGGCTAGCAGTACGACCGCCAGAAGACGTGGTAGACCGTTTGGCCGCTGGTGATGCATTAACCGGGGCATTGGCTGCATTCACAGCGTTAGCCAGATTAACACTGGTCAGGTCAACACCAGCACCGGACAACATCGCTTTGGCCTTTTCCAATGCATCTTGGGCGAGATTCAAAGCAGTCAGAGCGTTAGTAGCAAGGTCTTTGGTTTGTGCAGCGTTCAGAGTAGTCATGATGCTTTCCTTTCGATTAGTTTGGTTTTAAGCGTTTTCGTTCGCTTGAGCCCATTATAGGTATTGACAAACAGAACACAAGCATTCCAATCGAAGTTTTTTCACATCCCCTATTGACCATTGCAAATCAATAGGTTAGGCATTACCGTTCGTCGCTTTGGGTCTAGAATCAATTCAACACCCAATAAAAAACCCCGGTTTCCCGAGGCTTTCTAACCACTATGTCACTTGTCAAAGGTCACTATACAAACCAACCTGTCATAGCTGTAACCATCTACCCTAGCCCGATTGATTGCGTCAACCTCCGCAACCGCATCCGTCATCGTCTCAACCTCATACGTTAGTTCTACAGGTTCGCCCCACTTCCTATGATGTATCGGCCTGCATTCGATTGTGACCCGCTTAAACGTGCGTCTGGGGCGTTCTAGCTTCGGGGCTGGACTCTTAGGTATTAATGGACCTTTAACGTGTTTACGCATCCGCTTATCACGTTTGGCTTTGCGTCTAGCCTCCTGTGCATCTTCCTTTTGAGCTTTCGCGTGTGCCTCTAAGTTGGCCCATGCTTTTATCTCAGCTTCCAAATCCTTATAAGACATGCTAACCCCCATCAGGGCCGAACCATTCAGCCCTTCCGCGCATCCTATATACCAATCAATATGCTGTCAACCATTTGTATCATTCCGCTATATAGGAATACCGTCCTCATCAACACTAACCCACGGTTCACCATACATAGCTATCACATCAGCTTGAGCAAGGGTCGCACACTGTACATAGTCATTCCCTAACGCTCTGTAATGGTCCATACGACGTGCGCGGTATGATGCAACCTCTATGCCTAGGCTAATAGAACCATAACCCTTCGGCGGGTTGCGTGGTGATGCTGCATAGGTGTTGACTAGTGTTTGAATGTTCATGTGTTCTATTCCTTATGCATTGGTGTAGTGGGTTGGTGTGAGTGATCATTCTATATGATACAAATGGTTTGATGCAAATAGAATGATACAAATACTAGTGATGGTTTGTATCATTGCTATAAGAGGTTGTATCAATCGATATGGTGTGCTAGTCATCGTCGATAGCATGGGTGCATGATCTAGTGTTGGGTGATTGATACAAATGATTGGACAGGGGTGGCGGGGGGTAGGGGGAGGGGGAAAAACCGGGACTCCGGGCGGGGGTGAGCCGGTTTAGTGGATTTTGATTTGTTATAGTCATATCAAAAAAATTTTCCGACCATATTTTTCGATCACCAAAATTTTCCTACTACATTTGAAAAATTGCCCGCCCAAAAAAATTCGCCGCCCAAAATTTTCAACTACAAACTTTTCTACTACCACCCACTACCATCTGACGATTCTACACCACAACCAATAATTGATCCCAGTATTTTCCATTTTCTGAATCACCACATCAAGGTTATAGCTCGGCGGGTGGGAACGGGATGGTTCGATCACTTCCATTATTCAGAATCCACGTATTTTTGCCATAGCTCGGCTGCCACTTGTTTAGGGATTTTCTTCTGGTCCATATATGCATGAACCTTTTCATCGGTGTCATGACCATAAATGTCAGGATGATAGAACCGATAATAGGTACATCCCTGTGACATCCAGTTTTTAGACGCTTCGGCTTCTTTCCGCATTTCATCCCGAATCATATCATTCAGGAATTCAGGAATTCAGGAATTCAGCCCGTTCGGCGGCTGTTAGGATATGAGTCATGCCCCTGCCCCTATTTCCCAACCCATAATAGCTTTCTGAAATCCCGGCTTGGCATCATCAAACTTCATTGTGAACTTTGGACCCCTTGCCCCACAATCATGACATTCCACCCAACATCTACCCAAATGGTAATTAGGGGATGATTTACCTTTACAGAATGGGCATTTGGGTAATACAGGATATAATACTTCGATATCCGCTAAATCATCACCTGCACTCATTTAATCAATTTTCCTTCACTATCCAGATATTGTGGGCCGGTGATGGTCTTGGTCCGACCACATTTGATGCATTGGATATCTTTGTAAGTCCACAAAGGAATCCCGAAGAAACATGCATTCCATGTCTGAATCTGCTTATACCGATGGTCGCAGGTAAACCGGGAGAAGAATTTCATTCACCCACCAATGCATCAGGGTCTTTCAGCTTATGGATTTCATCAAGGTAATCCAGTGGTTTACTAGATGGAAACCACTCATGCCTACCCATCATAAAGTTTTCAAGGGTTTCATCACCACGACGATAAAACAACTTATCATGGGAATCATCGGTATAGACACAATGAGTAGCACCCTTTGGATATTTTCTGATCATTTCTTTAGCCTCTTGTTGCCCATACGGGATTTACACACCGGACATTTACTACCAATACCAACCAGAGCTTTGTCACACGCAAGACAATACCCTTTACCCAATTTTGGCTTTCTAGCCCGAATTCGATTGACCCCCATATCATTTACCAATTCTTGTAAGGATGTTGTATCAAATTGGAGTTGTAGTATTTGGGGTCGCCGGTGACTTCTTTGGTGACCCAGCGTGGCAGGGTAATCAATTCTGTTTCGGAAGTCAATTCGATTTCAGCTACAACCAAACCTTCATTGTCACCATGGAATGCATCAATCTCCCAAACCTTGCCATCAACCAAAACCGTACACCGGGTCTTGCTGATTACCCCTACGCACAGCTTGAGCATTTGTTGTGCGTCGTACTGGGTGATTTCTCTTTCCCATTCGAACCGGGACAACCCATTCTCAGACGATTTACCCTTGACGGTCATGAAGCCTTTCAAACCAGCCAACCGAATACGAACGGTTCTTTCTGGGTCAAGGTTCAAATAGCCTTGGGTGATTTCCTCTGATACTTTATTCCAATACAAAGTATCGAGGAATAAGGTTGTATCAATCAAAAATTTACGTTCGATTTCCATCATTTGGCCTGAGCCTCCATGAGTTTGTCACACAACAAAATAGCTTCGGCAACCATTTGATCGCGTAATGCCACAGGATCGATTTTCCGGCAATAGGAAGCATCACACGATTTCTTGCCCTTCTTATCAATCCGGGTGTAATAGATCAGAGGCGTACTACCAGCACGCGGCATGACCAAATCGACTTTCCAATAACCTTTGTGGTAACCAGTAACGATATCCCCGGCTTTGATCGTGGGGTCGTATTTGAGGGTTATGCCGTTGGAACAAATAATCTCAGCAATCATTGGAATTCCACCCACTCGGCATTTTTCCGTAATTCTTTCAGTTCTGTTTTAAGGGTTTCGATTTGCTTGGATTGGTCTGCGATAACCGTACCGTGGTAATGTTCGTCTTTAGCAAGGTTTTCATTCAAAGCCCCGATGGTCAAATTCATATCATTGAGATTTTTACGCATTTCAGCGGTTTCTTTGATATGTTCCAAAGTCATTTGCTTACGGACTTCGGAAACCTGATCATCCACAAACACATCAACTGCATCAGCCTTGACCCATTTACCTTCTTCGGATTCTTTAATTGATAGAACCCCTACATAACAAGGCTCGCCCCAACTGGTGGTATAGTCAGCGTAAGCCGAAATGTCGTATTTAATCATTTGCAGGTCTTTACCGTTGAATCTGTATTGAATGCCGGGACTACAATCGCAGAACGATCATATGTCGAGAAGTAATACACCACACCATTCTTACAGACTTCACCCGCCTGATCCATGTAGGCTTGCCCACGATGTGTAAAATACGACGCTACTTCGCCATTGGAACGCTGTTCACATCCAGACATCAATGCCGCACATACAGCCGACATACACAGCAAGAAACAGATTTGCCAAGTTTTCATTTTAAAATCTTCCCGATATTGAGCGATTATTGATTTGGTTCATGGAGACTCGATGAACCGATTAATCATGTCATTTGCACGACCCAACGATTCCCGAAGCTTTTTGATTTGATTATGCATCGTGATAGATTGTTCTTGCAGCATTTTGATGGTAAGCCGATCCAATACTGCTTGATTACGCAGGTCAAGGATCGATTGATTTGGATCAAATTCACTAAGCTGAAAACCATCTGGGAAGTTTTCAATATCCCAGTCACCAACCGAAACCACTTTGACGGTTTCAGGTAAGCCATCGGAACCTAAAGGCCCATGTTTGATTTCAAATAATGGGTAGTTCATTTGAACGCCTTGAACTTGTTGATGAACGAAATGACCTTGTAACCGATCCAACCAATAGCCGCTAACAGAACCAGAATAATACCGCAAAGGATATAGGTCATTTTTCAGTGCAACTCGTCATGACCGCAACTGGTAAGGTGTTCCAGTCAGCGGCAACGGTGAACTTTTGATGCAAAACCATTTCTGCTTTATTACATGCATCTTGACTTTCGTATTCCTTGGATTCCAAGGTAACGCCGTGGGGTGTTGATAACGCCACCCACAAGATAAAGATTTTCATTGAACCACCAATTGAAGTTGCCATGGGAACTTAACCCATACCAAATAAGAGAACCAACAAGCCATTGCCAATGGAATTACCCAGAAAGGTGATACCTTCCCGGTGAAGGCAAACATGCAATATACACCACCGATAGTTGCGAACCAGAGATACCCGGCGATCACTACCAGAACCAGCCAACCAAGTACGATCAACATTCTTCCACCACTTCGATTTGATAATTGCGAGGTTGGCCTGAAATTGCTTCGTACAGGTATTCGATTACCTTTTGGGCATCTTCCATGGTAGGTGTTGACCCGGCAGCACTTGGAATCGTCCCGTCCTTATTACCTTGGAACCCAATACCAGCCAATGGGTTTTCATTCCCAATGCTGGTCAGGTACATTTTGTTTCCGTCTTTGTTGACGTAATAGATGTAATATGCCATTTACACCACAACCTGTTTGATTTCGATTAAAATGATTTCGAATTTATCATCCATGAACCAATCTTCACCGTAAGCATGTTCAAGTTCTTTTGCACATGCGTCACGATTCTTGTTCATGCTGAATACCATGATGTCATCATTTTCTTTGTGATGACCAACCCAGTATTTCGGGGAAAAATTTTGATTTGGTGTCATTACAGGACTTCTTCCCGCTGGGTGTCGTAGTCGTCTTTGTAGTCGCGAAAGATCACCGCCATTTCGTCGTCAGACAATTCGTACTTGTCGATAGCCCACTGCGCAGCACCACGATATTCATCATGGGAGTAAACCTTTGTATCATTGACAATCACTTCAACATGACCGTTAGCAAAGTTCTCACGGAATTTGATGTTCATTTATATCATACCAGTTGGGTTAAGTGGAAATATTCTAGCAGTATTAAAACAGAACTGCCAGAATATTAGGCGATGTAGACCAAGCCGTGGTTGATCGCGAAGTTTTTCAGTTCAAGTTCCCAATCATCCGGTGCGCAACTGTCATGAATGTTTTGCAAATTGATAATGAGATTTTCATGACGATGTTCGGGGATCAACCCACGTTTGACAAGACTGCTCCAATTAGAGCCGTAGGAAATATTGTTGATATACCCGGCCCGATCCATTTCCTGCTTGTATTCGTCGTCACCAATCAGACAACCAGCCGCACATTTCAACTTGCCGTCTTCACCACCACGATAGGCGCATTGGGAAGTGGCCAGTGTTTTGCATTGTTGATTCTGTTTCAACAGGTGAGCCGTAACCTGATCGAAGATTTGTTGTGGGGTTGCGTCGTTCAAGGTAGCCAAAGTAATCATTTATATCAATCCCATGGAAGGTCTGGTTGAATTTTCGCATCTTCGGCCTTTTGTTTTTGCCGATAAATTGCACGTTGAATATATTTGTTGTGTTCTATTAGCTTGTTGACCAACCGAACGCGGTAGGCACTATACGGTAAAACCTCATCGTATGTATAGAACTGATTGATAGCTGCTACGATATCTTCACTGAGTTGTTCGAGGTTCATTAATCGTGGTCGCTATCCCAATCTTCTTGGTTGCGGCGACGTTCTGCTAATTCTTCGGCTTCGCGCCATTCTTGTTCGGTCATTTAATCAAGACTCTTGGTCGGACTGCCACATTTAGGGCAGGTATAGTTCGGCCCCATGAACCGATAGTGTGCCCACCAACCACACGCTGTACTGACGCACGCAACGTAATCCATCAATCCCCCAATGGTTTGCAATATTGACCCCAATCGCTTTCTTCTGTTAGAAGCACTGGGTCAATGACTTTGAATGGCTCCCCGCGTTCTTGCAGGAATTTAATACCACCAACACAAGGTTTGGTGGGTTCTGCATGGCATGCCCACGTTTTACCGTGGTGTACCCGCATGTTACGGATGTCCCATGGTTCTGGGAGACACCCGTAGTTCTGTACACGTTCAGATGCTTCTGTCCACGCACACGGGCAGCAGCATTCTGGGTCGTTGAGGTCACACGTCATCGGTTTGCAACCATTCGGCAAGTCGTTCAAACACTCTGGCTTCCAACATACCGTATACGCCGTAGCACAGTGTCGCCATCAACAGCATGAATGAACAGATTGCCAGTGGGAATCCCCAAGCCAATTCCAATTGTGGGGACATGACCATCCCAACCCAACTCAAGATGAATACCAGACCAACGCCAATCCATTTATGTTTCGATTTCAGCTTCACAACACAATCTCCGGGGTTTGCGGCAGGTAAGCCCACCGAGGGTAACAGACTTTGTACAAGTCCCAGTGAGTCAATGATACAATCGACCAGCGTTTCTTGCCGACTTCCCAGACGATGATATTACCCCAAGCGTCACACAGCTCGATTTCGGGTTGATATGCACCGTCCGATGGGTACGTTCCTTGAAGTTTTTCAGATCGGGTTTTATCCAAGCTCATTTGTTTCAGTTTCAACGTTCGAACCATCGCCAACGCATTTTCGAATCGCATAACACGATCAACCAGCTCTTCATTAACCGGTTTGTCGCATTCCGGACATTCTTCCAGATGGCGGAGCGGGTATTGACACCACATGCAAGGCCGAACTTGATTGGCTGACATTCAAACAATCTCATATTTCAATGGAAGGTCGCTGACAGTTGCATCACGCCAAAGGGTGTAATGCGAGAAGTCCATACCTTCACAGTGGTTGTGTTGGTAGGTGACTTCGATTTGAAGAATCAACTTACCACGCCAATTGGATCGATAACGAAACTTCCCAGTTACGCCGATTTCGTTGCTCATACGATGGTCCCAGCAATGTTCATTTTGATATCACCCGGAACTAAATGTTCAGCATTTGGATAATTCGGAAGGATGTTCAAGCGATCATTCCAACTGCTACCGGTGCAACGCCCACGGTCATGTTCGCGGTTGTAACGCCAAGCCCCATCATCAAACCGGGCACATTCATAACCTTTCAGGAAGGTCAGTTCAATACAAACGACCTTGTTACCACTGATGGTCATGAGTTCATCACCGATTTTGAATGGGATAGAACCTTTCATGCCTTTTTCGTGGGTGGTCTTAGCCAAGGCCAGAATCCCACAAATAGGGCCGGGGAAATCATCACCGGTACGCGGCTTCGACATTGTGCGCAATTTATCAATCGTCACATAACCCAACCCACGGCAGTCTGCACACTCAACAGGGTTCTTGTTGATGTACTTGTAAATGATTTCACCTTCACCGTGGCAGCAGTCACATTCAAACAGAACTGGATCGGACATTACAATTCTCTTTCTGTCAGAACCTGATAACCAGATTCATTAATCAATAGTGTTCGCATACAAGGAAGGTCGGGTAATCCGTAAACCCTTATCTGCGCCCGTTTTTCAGATGATAAAGGATGTCTATCTGTAAAGCAACAGAACCAACCAATTTTGTTCGTGTATTTTCCGCGAAGAATCTTGACCTGATTAGGTACTATCAACAAAATTGATTCTCGGTTGGATTTGTATCAATTTTGTTGATACGGTCTTCATCAGCTTTTTTGATCCGTACAACCAGTTGTTCCATTTCAAGGATGTGGTTGTAATCCGAAATCGACAGGAACACTTCACCCTGCAAATTAATCAAACTACGCAACGACCCGGTGTAAATCCCATAGAACCGCATCGGACGTGGATACCGTGGTTGATCGTAACCCGGACGCAGTTCGTGGATCGCCTTGATAGTGATATGTCGCAACAAGACTTCGGTGTCCTGTTCCAACCACCATTCTTTCGGCAGATGCTTCCAGTAGTCTGGGTACAATGCTTTCAAATTGGCGGCAATGGCCTTATGGGACTGGTTCAATGCACTATGGTGACGTTTGATGTAAGTGTACGACCGTTTCCACCAGAACATACCGATATGACCGATTTCTTCGGTGATATATGGAGACATGATTTTGTTAAAATCAATCTTGTCTTGACCAGAATTGGCATATTCTTGCAGGTTTGCAAAGCGTTTACGATCAGCTTCCTTGCGATCAACCACCGCTTGCCTACGTTTTTCATTTTCAATTTCAAGGAGAGAACCAAGCCTGATGTTTTCAACATCGATCACTTTCAAACACCGCGTAGCTCGACCCGCAATAGTCGAACCAATGACTTTGATAAAACCTTCGGAATGATTCAATTCCACGTTTCCTTCATTTTGGATGGATCAACCTGTTTCCAATACGCGTTGTACGCTTTGAAGTAGTCGCTATAGAACAGATCGGCATCATCAGAACCGCAATTGTCCATATAATCGGCCCTTGCCAATGCCAATTCACTGAACATTTTTTCGACAGTCTTTGGTTCAGGCGTAATGCTCATTTTGTTACCCCAAAGTGATTGTGTAATAGGGAGACGAGCATGGTCGATCTTCACACTCCCATTTGACGCCAAACCCACGCGTGATCATTGCAGGTTCGAAGTTGGCTCTTGACCAAACAACCCGACTCGAATCAACTCTAATTGGCTTCCCATCAGATCGTATAAATGATGGTCGAATGTCATCGGTAATCCAAAGATCGATACCCTCACATTTTTGCAGGGATTTCAGTTCATCCTTAATGTGGTTGGCTGTTACTAATTGCATCATTTGTACTCTTTGTATCGTGGATTGCCACGATGTCTTCGTAAATTTTCTGGCGAGCTTCCAACGATTTGACGTACTCAGTGATATCACCCAATACCATCAAAAGCTGTGGGCCGGATAGTGGCATATTTGGATTAATCAAACCAAGATCAACCCCAGTTTGTGCAATGGATTCCATCAATACATTACGTTGATGGATCACATCTTCCAATTTTTCTTGCGTAACGATCATTTAACAGGTCCGGTCGTTTGAGTTTGGTTAAATAACGCTCAATCCAACCGAGTACATGTAATTGAAGATCGGTCATGTTGTCGCGTGCCATTAAAACTGGAAAGATTGCGAAAATCGCTTCCTTCATGTAGTTCATTGTGTAGTAATTGTCGAAATCATAACGAACATAATCATGCGTTGCTGCATCATCGGGCATCGTATGATTCCAAATCATCACAAACACATTGTACAGATGATCGGTTGTCATATCTTTTGGATACAACATTTTCAATGACGAATTACGCCATTGAAAACTGTGGGCCGGAAGCCCACGACCAAAGCCCTTTACCAGTTCTGTTGGCTTCATCGAATGTCACTATCTGGGAAACAGGTTTGAGTTGGACTGCTACCTTTTTCACCGCTTTCCGTGATGTAGCAGGTAACTTTATTACGGGTGTCATGCACAACCGCAAATACGGTTGAATCATAGGTCACACCTGCATATTGCCGAACTTCTATATCCGCTTCATCGGTTGACTGTTCGGTGTACTTGGTAGTTTCGGCAAAAACGCTACCAGACACCGCCAACAGAATCAAAAGAACCCAATATTTCATTGTATCAAATCCTCAGTTACGTTCGAAGAATGCTTGACTTTCAAGGCGAGCTTGGCTGAACCAGACTGCACCGTACTGAGTCACCCAGTAAAATTCGGTGGTTGCATCGATCTTGACGCGTTCACCAGCTTGAAACTGATGGACCACTTCATTACGAGCGTTCTTAATTTCCAGCGATGTGTTGAGAATGATAAAACTGTAATTCACAGACACCCCATTTCTTTAGGATTTGTTTTTGGAACCCCAGCTTCGATTTGAGCCGCGACACACTGATTCTGTTCTGTTACAATAGTATTGACCATTTTGATACCACATGTCAACAACAGAATCACAGCAATTGTGCAAATTGTTGGTGCCGAACTGATCAAAACTTGACCAGTTGTCGAGTCGCGGAAGCTTTCCCATGATTGGACCACGGATTTCATGCTTTCACATGGGGATTGATCGACCTTCTGTTCCATTAGTTACACGCCTTTGCTGCTTCGATGGCTGGGGAGCCGTTTTTGACCAGCGACTGAACACAATCTGTTCGAATTCTGGTGGTGTTGAAATTGTACACCAGACTCAGAACCAAAATAAACAGTACCGCGTAGATTCCTGCGACCAAATTTGCGTTAGCTTTCATTTCGATCTTCCAATTTTGTTTGAGAACAGAAGCTTATCACATCAACCACCAGAAATAAACAGTTCTATCAAAATACATCGCTAAATATAAGATACAATTACCACATCCATTTGGAGTCATAATGGAACTCAAGAATTTTTTTGCACAAGATAGCCAAGGTAATGCACAACCAAATGCAACCTGCTATCTATATGCAGTTGGAACAGAAACCATTGTAACTGGCTTGGTTGATGTGACTGATACACCATTAGCTAACCCATTCAACAGTGACCCATACGGGCTTATTCAGTTTAAAGCTCCGAATGGAATTTATGATCTAAGAGTTGTATCTGGTGTTAGAGATTACCGCATTAGAGTTCAATGTAACGATCTTAATGAGTCCATTGCCGCTGCTAAGGCAGAGGCTGACCGCGCGCAAGCGATTGTTGACGGGTTTGATAATGACACTGCATATATTTCATACCCATTTTCATATGTTACAGGTACATCCACATATGATGTAAGAACGATTAGTGGCGAACAAACAACTACAACCAATAACATGGGACTTTGGGTTGAAGGTGCAATCGAATTTGATTATGTGATAAATGATGATTTCACATTTACACTGGGTTCGGTATATCCAAATGGTATTAGCATGCGAATCCTTAGAGGTACTCGCAAATTCTCTGATATCAGTACCCAATTTGCAACCAGAAGTCAACTTGCTGCATCTGATGGTGCTAGTTTGGTAGGTACACCAATCGGTTTGGACCTTTCAACTACAACAATTTCAGTATCTAATTTGGCTGCATTACGAGCCGCAACTAAACCTGTCATTGCCGCTGGTAGAACACTATCTGTATGGGTATCCAGTCACACCATTGATAATGATGGTGGTGAAGGTATGTGGTATTGGCAAGGGGATAGCAACGAAGTTGATGATAACGCTTTGGTTGTGGTTCCAAATGGTGCAACTGTTGGTCGCTGGAAACGTGTATTCTCAGATTTCATTAAACCAGAGTGGTTTGGTGCAACTGGATTAGGATTGGTTGATGATTCTACCGCAATTGGTAAGTTTTTTGATGCATGTTTGACCTACAGTGTTAAAGGCCGTGGTAAGCCGGGTGCGAAATACAAAATTTCAACTCAAATCAGTAAAACACTGGTACAAAATCAAGTCTTGGATATTGATTGGAATGGTTCTACATTGATCCAAGGTGGAAATAACCTTGTACTCAGTTTACTAAACTCAGCTAATGGGTTGGTGAAGCCAACAACATCAATTACCGAAACATCGGTCAATCTTGGTGACGGTTCGACAAACACTATTGTCATGCAGATTGTAGCTACTGCACACCCGTTTACTACGGCTGGTGAAATCGGTAAGATTTTTAGCGATGATATCGTGCCAGATTCGGATGGGTCAAATCAGTTTCGTGGAGAATTCTTCACGGTTGGTTCAATCATTGATGCAAATACATTTACCACAACTGGTGTGTTCGATGAAACTTATCTAACTAACCCAAAAGTTGTGAAACCATCAAATGCCAAAGTAGACTTCTCGAATCTATCTGGTGAATCTGTTTGGGTAGATACTACCACATCCAGCTTTATGAACATCCAAGGGTTTTTGTCGCCAAGACTTCAAAAGTTGTCTGCGAAAAATATTAACGCAGCTTTCTTGAACCTAACAAGTAACTACAAACCATCCGTACAAGGGATCATTGGTAGAAGCTTGAAGAACCGCCCGGACTTAGGTGCCTACGGGTATCTGGTTAATGACAGTGCCGGTTTCTATGGTGATATCTCAAGAATCGATTGTGTATTAGCAAGACACGCATATACAACCACAACACCAACCAGCACGATTGCAAATGATGACAAATGGTGGCTTCGTGGTAGAACCATTGGTTCTGTAGTAAGCGACAGTACCGCACAGGGATGCGCAAACGCATTTGATACACACTCACCAGCTTTGCGTATCACATTCGATAACTGCGTGTCTATAGACGACTTCCGTGGGAATGCTACTGGTGGTGCTGGTATTCAAATCAGAGCGAATGATTGTCGAGTGATTGACTGTGATGTGACCAACTCTAAAATTGGTGTTGCGCAGAGCGGTGCAAATAAAACCAGTAATGCGACACTAACAATTTCCGGTCTTAGATACAGAGGACCGAACGGTCATATACCAGTTGTGGTAAATGGTAGTGCTACATACGAAACCGTTGTTAACTTTGATGATGGGAACATTACCACCATCAACGGTGTTGCATTTGATGTTACCAACGCATACTTGAACGTAACAAACACCAAAGTGTCTATGTCACCAGCAATAAATGGTGCATCGGTAGTTAAACTAAACGCTGGTGGTCGTCTGGATTGGGACAGTGGTAGTGTTTCAATACTCGCAGGTGTTTCACATAAACTAGTAGAACATGCCGAGACTGATACTATCTGTTACATGGACAATGTTAGAGTTCGTGGTGTTACTGGTAGATTGTCATATCTTTCATCATCAGCAGCACAATATGCAATCCAATCTAGATTCCGTGGAATGCAACTGGACGCTGCTCTACCGGGTGTGCCATTCCTAGGTGTTGAAGCTACGTTGCCTAAAGTATCGGCTGATTATGTTGTTGGGTTTAACTCAAGACCTATCGGATATCGCGTGTTCACGTTTGGTACGGCTGGTAACCAAACACTGGATTTGCAATTCACTGGTCATGAAAGTGTGTTTGTTCGCATTGAAGCCACAATTGCTGGTGTTGTTATTAACTCAATCACACAAGGTGCATTCCCCGGCCAGCGATTGATCATAAACAACCGAAATTCATCCACAAGCAGTTTTGTAATTGCAAACAACTCTAGTGGACTTCTGTTTATGGGCACATCTGCAACACTTACTGCGGGTAGAGGTATCACACTTGTGTGGGACGGTTCGAACTGGCGTTCTGCTGACATGCATTAATAGAAAACCCGGCACATGTGCCGGGTTCATAAATAAAGATTATATGATTGGTAGACAATAAATGACAATAGGTAAAATTACACAGCTAGTTAATTTGGCCAACACAACTGACCCAACACAAGGTGCTGGGATGGTTTCAAACACAACCGGATTGGATTTATCTACCGCCACCATTTCAATATCTAACTTGGCGGCGTTGCGAAGCACAACAAAACCAACCGTCAAATCTGGTAGAACACTAACTGCTTGGGTTGCTGGGCATACCACAGATAATGATGGTGGTGAGGGTATGTGGTGTTGGCATGGTAACAGTAACGAAGTTGATGACAATGCGATGGTTGTTGCTCCGTCTGGTGCTACTGTGGGTCGTTGGAAACGCGTTGCTGCTGATAGCATTAGACCAGAGTATTTTGGTGCGTTTGGTGACTTTAACTGGACTACACAGACTGGTACAATTTGTACTGTAAATCTACAGAAAATGTTTAACTGGGCAAATAAGACCGGTGCGGAAATCCACCCAATGGCTGGTAAGAAGTATCTGACCGATACAATTTACTTGTTCTATGACGTGGTATTAAATCCGGCATGGCCCGGTAGAGGTGGGCGTACCAAGATTGTAGGTCAGGGTAATGGACATGCTACTGGTGCGTTGGAAGACCCCGGCTGTGCGTTTGTTCATGTCAACGGATCAACCGGACCACTACTGTATGTCAAGGGTATATTCTCAATTGAAAACCCAACTGGTATGGCTGGTTATTTCAGTTTAGAGGACTTCAACCTTGTTGGTGGTAATCTGAGTTCTGATGTTTTGAAAATTCAGGGTAGTCAAGGTAGCATTTTCCTTAAAAACTATACTGTAAAAGTTCAAAACCCAGCGGGTAATGGTATTACAGAATCTACCACTTGGGAAACTATTCATCAGAATGGATTGATTCGTGGTGGTGCAACTGGTTTGGGTAACTGGACTGGTACTCTACTTGATATTAAAACCGATGGTACGGCTGGTCAAACCAACATGAAGGTATATATCAACGTAGACTGCTATCGTGGTGGTAACGGTATTCGTATCGGTAGACGTGGATCGGTAGAAGGTACATTTGGTCCATTGGTGTTCATTGGTGGGCAAACTTCTAACTCTGATCAGCATGGACTTTGGTTGGACGGTGGTGTTATTGCATTCTCGTCAATTGGTCAGCAGTTTGAGGGTGGTCAGAAAAACGCAATTAAGATTGATCGTGAATATGCACCGGGACTTCTATCAACTGACCTTGTTCGAAACATTAAATTTGAACGCCCATATATTACTGGATGTGGGTTGATTGAGGATGGTACACCAGATAGTTATGCAATTCACGTTGCTAATGGTGATGGTATCTATTTCGAGGGAATTACATACAACAATATGGGTAACGGCATGGCTGTTAACCAAGAGTTTGTAACAAACTTCAAGAATATTAGTCCGTTGGTTCGTACTGTTCGTACATATGGAGCTACTAGTGGTATCGGCAACTATTTCTACGGTGCAGCACAAGCAATTCAGAAATTTGAATGTCGTGACCCTATCTTTAACCAGAACCCAAGTGTTCAATTTAATGATGCGGCAATCGAGGCATTCAGTCGATATGATGCTGGTGGTTTTATTAGTAATGCTGGGAATACTGTACCAAGCATTTCTTTGGGTGGGACATATGGTTCTATGCCAGTGCATCAGCTTAACTTTAACAACCCAACACCACTAACAGTTACTAACATTACTGGTGGTCGATCTAGACAACATCTGTTGATCACATTCTCAAACACCGTTACAACTATTGCAAGTAACTCGAATATCAGATTGGTTGGTGGGGCTGCATTTACACCTACATCACAATATTCGACACTAACATTGCATTATGATGGTGTTGTATGGCGAGAAGTTACCAGATCACAAAACGCATAAATTAAACCCGGCCATGTGCCGGGTTTTTACGTTGATAAATAAAGAATATAACTAATAATCCATTTGGAGTCATAATGGAACTCAAAAATTATTTTGCTCAAGATGCGGAAGGTAATGCGCAACCAAATGCAACTTGCTACCTGTATAACGCGGATACAACAAATCTTGCAAATGGATTGGTAGACGCGGATAACCAACCACTTACCAACCCATTTATCAGTAACGATTATGGTCTTATCCAATTCAAAGCACCAAATGGTTTGTATGATCTTCGTGTAATTTCCGGGGTTCGAGATTACAAGATTCGTGTGCAGGCTGCTGATGCTTCCGAGTTAATTGGTGGTATTGCCGATGCGGTAGCGGCTGCCGAAGTCGCAACTGATGCCGCTAACAACGCAACAGCCAAATCTCAAATCGCAACAGATTCCGCTGATAATGCCGTTAATGCGCGGGATGCGGCTGAATCATATGCAGTTAGCGTATTAACATCAGTTAGTGAAGTTCAGCTTCTTACAATTCAGGCTCAACAAGCCGCTCTGGACGCTGGTAACGCTGCGCAAATCAAAGTGGATGCACTAGCAAATACACCATTCAATTTCACCGCTCTAACAGCGATTGAACGCAAAGGAATTCGCCAATGAAATATTATGTAAGTGCCCTTGGAAGTGATACCAACACTGGTACTCGACCAAGCACACCATGGAAAACACTCGATAAAGTAAACGCACAACGTTTTCAACCGGGTGACCAAATTGTGTTTCGTCGTGGTGACACATTCTACGGAAAGATCATTCCATTCGGCAACCGTTCTCAGAACGTGCGACCAATTTCATATGGTAACTATGGTACTGGTGAACTTCCTATCATCAGTCGTTACAAAGTCATCCCAGCATCTTCATGGGTACTTCATAGTGCCGGTGTGTGGAAAGTTGATCTAACCAACCTTGCTAACTTTACCGGTGATCAAGAAGTAACAACACAAGGTGTTAACGTAGGTTTCTTGAAATATGGGACTACGATTTACCCTAACAAGAAATGGAGTGTGGCGACCCTAGCAAACCAATGGGATTTCTACAGTGACAATACTCAGTACCTGTACGTTAAACTTGACACAATTCCGGGTGTGATTTCAGCACCAGTTGGTCAACGCATTATCGACTCAGTAACTTATAGTGCCACAGGATATCGCGTATCTGGTCTGCACCTAAAAGGTTGTGGTGGGCATGCCATTAACGGTACGCTCCAAGATACAGTCATTACAGGCTGTATGATGGGTGAACTTGGCGGTGGTGAACTAATTGGATTTCCAACGCCTAATACTCGTTATGGTAACGGCGTGGAAATGTGGAACGGTTCATTCCGTACACTAGCGACCGGCAACGTCATCTATGATGTATATGATGTGGGTTGTACAATGCAAGGTAATCTGGTCACACCAGCATCCGGTTGGTCCGATTGCTGGTTCACTAAAAACTTGATTATGCGTTGTAACCAGTCATTTGAAGTATGGGCTACCGGTGTAGATAATGTCACACCACCCGCCGCTGGTTCTGGGTTTCATCGCACAGGTTTTGTGGATAACATTTGTATTGATGCTGGTAAGTCGTGGGGTAGTTCCGCTCGCCCAGATCAAACAACCAAAGCACATTTGCTGTTGTATACCATCACAGTACCGGATGTAGATATTCTTGTAGCGGGTAATAAGTTTTATAAACCTGTTGGTGCATTAATCTCAAGGGGTGGTAACACTAGTCTACCTACAGGTTATGTACTTAAAAATAACCAAGTCTTCTTGGAAGCTGATGTACCAATTCTTTACGGATTGTCTTATAAGTGGTCTGATTGGGAAGCTTTTGCTACTTATATCGGCACTGGGTCTGACACAGTATCGACGTTGGTAACTTCGGCAGATACAAACCTTACATTGGTACAAGCAGTAAACAAATTGGGTGAGGCGGTTACTTCAAGTTCGTCTTCACAATCCTTCATGGAAAAAGTTACATGTGATTTGTTTGCAACAGCCGCCGCTGCACTTGATGATGTTACAAGCCTTCGTTCAGATTCATTGTTCACTGGGTTTGAATCGCAGTCGTCATCGGTAGTTGGTGATTACTACGCAAAATTGCTGGTTATCACTGGATTGGATTCACAAGCTCGTATTGATGGTTCATTCCTGTACCACATTGGTGGTGACTCAACAACCAACCGTCAAGGATTGGGTTTGGTATCGTTCCAGTTCAACCCAATCTCGGGTGGTTCATACTTCAACATGGATGTGGTTGAACTACTACCATTCAGAACTGGACCAGATTATACGGACTTTAAAGCTGTATTTGTCGAAGATGCGTTGGCTACAGGTGGTAAAGTACAACTAGAGGTTTACTTCAACATTGGTAAAGACAACTTCCAACGACTAAAAGTCATGCCTACAAGTATGATGATTTCTGGTAGTTTGAATGGTGCATACCAATACAGAGGTGGTGATGCTCTAATTACTTCCCTACCAGCAGGTACACAAGTAACAGCTACAGGTAACTCAGCCGCGTGGCAAAAGAAACCGTTGACTGGTACAACTGCACCATCAAGCGTACCTTTGTTTGTTGGACAATCGTATTTGGATACTACCAACAAGAAATCGTACACTGCGTTTGGTACAACCAGTTCTGCTGACTGGGTGGCATTGAACTAATAATCATAAATAATTAGCCGTGTAGTGCGGCTAATTTAATAAGGTAACTTAAATGTCCTACGAAACACTCGCCGCTTCGGTCGATGCACTTGCGGCAATTAATAATCAATTGGCAACCGAAGTCATTGAGACTCAAGTTGCCAGTAATGCTGCGAAATTAATCGCACAAACTAGTGCGGCATCTGCTGCCGCATCCGCTGCGGTTGCAGCTACAGAATCGCAGGCGAATGTAGATGCTGCTATGACAGCATTGGCAAGTCCAACTGGGGGTGGTTTAGTTGGTATGACTAGATCGTCACTATCCAAAGCCATTGCTGATGTGAACTCTGTAATATCGGGTCTGATTGTTAATATCTGGGAATATGCTGGATTAGCAATTGGTTACGATCCCACGGGTGTGGTTCCACCATCCCAATGGGATTGGACTCCAGCGTCAACCGCCGCGTCGGCATATGTCAAGTCTAAAGGTGGTGGCTGGATTCGTTATCCTGCTGGTAGCTACCCTCACACCAAGATGGTAAAACAACATGGTGTGAGTTGGGTTGGTGATGGTTCAAGTGTCACTTATATCACCACAAAAGCTTCATCTTCATCCGTACCTTATGGTCTTATCGAGGTTGAGCCGGGTGCTGTAAGTTCATCGCATATGATTGGTATGCATGTAATGGGTAGTGCGGTAGCTGGCTTTGCACAAGCTACAGTTAACCCAACTCAATGGGGTATGTACGCTAAAGCACAATGGGATGCAACTTATCAACATGGTGGGTTGTGGTACTCTGAATTCCGCGATGTTCGATTCTCTAACTTCAACTACGGTGTTTGGACTCGTGGTGGATATACAATCAACAACTACCAGCGACCAATTCAGTTCCTGACTTTCGACAAAGTGTTCATTCAAGTTCCTACAGGCGGTGAAGCACTTCGTATGACTGGTCAACATGGTCAGATTGAATTCCGTGGTGGTTCTGCGGAAGGTCGTGACAGCGTTGTTGCAGCGCTCTGTATCAATATCGGTATGGACCCTGACCCATCGACTATGGCTGATAACGCAAGTGGTCATGGGGAGAGTACATCTGATACCGCTGGTACAGGTAATGCGGTACAGGCTCCATACAACGTAAACTTTGGTAATGGATTCTCCATTCAGAAGTCTCGCAAAGGTATTGCTGCTAGGAACTGCCGTCAAATCTCGGTACAAGGTGCTTGGGTCGAAGACATTGCAGAGCTGATTGACTTGTCGGCTAACGCTCACTTGACGTTTGAGTCAAACCACTTGGCTAACGCGGCTGACGGCTCTGTTGGTGGCACAGCAGGTACAGGTTATTTTATCAAGATGGCCACAAGTTCCGCATTAGAGTTCAAATCGACTTCTGATGTTATTGGTATAGTCGATAACTACCTTGAGCCTACTACTAACCTGAATAACCTTCGCAGTTTGAAAGTAGAAGGTCTTGCTTTCGGTGATACTTATCAGAAGTTTGCGGCTGCGGGTTACAAGACTATGGTTCTCACAGGTTCGGCTATCGACATCGGCGCGCACAAGTTTGTTATTATCAACCCGGCACCTGCTGATCCTAGTTTGAAGTTGGATATCCTGAAAGCTACTATTGCTCCGGGTGAACGAGTAACCATCCGGGCATTGACTGGGCCTATCACAGTAGTCAATACGGGCAACATTTCGTTGAACGGTGAACCTGCAATCTGTGTTCCTCTGTCTGGCGCGATGGTCCTTGAACGGCTCTATCAAGTCATTGGCAACGTTGAATGGGTACTGCTATCAGTAACCGAACAACGCGCTACTGCCGCACCTACAGACGGGTTCTATTACCCACAGGATCATCGGGTCTGGCGTCGTGGTGCAGCAGCTTCCGGGCCGATGGGGTGGATTTGCACAACAGCAGGTCTTGCCGGTACAACTGCTATATTCAAAGCTATGCCTAACCTAGCTGCATAAAACAAAAAAACCCGCTTATGCGGGTTTTTTTGTTTTTGATTCTATCAAATCTTGTTTTGTAATTGTCCCACCGAAGCCACCCGGCATTCTATCATTCGCCTGAGTTTGTAATTGATACAATTCCTCATCTGAACGGCGTTGGGCTACTCTGGCAGCATGTTCGGATTCGTACACACCCGGTCGCCAACACCCATAAGCAGATATCACGAACCCAGTACCAGTATCTCTTATCATTTAATCATACCACCCAGAACGATCTAACAACCTAAATGATGAATTTTCTTCCCAGCCCAAAACCTCAGTTCCATTCCAGTTGCCTGATACCACCCGAAACGCAAACTCACGCTCTCCATGAATGATATAACCAACAATCTCATGGTTGCCACCTTCACGATCAAGCGAACAGCGATCAGTTACGATAACATCTTTACCGTTGCCGAATTCAGCGATTGATTCAAGTATGTCGGTTACAACAGACGATTCGAGGATGTTTTCTGCAAACTCAATGAATTCTTCGCAATACTGATCGCAGAATTTGAGCCATTTCAAAGCCCAATACCATTGTCTTGATTGATAGTATCGACCCCGAGTTGAGCAACCCGGTTGACTGCAAGGAAGGTAACCAAGTCTTGAAACGAGTTGCCGACTTCACGAATCATCCGATTCTTATCGACAAACAACAGCTTGGTCTTATCGAGGGTCAGACCTTTGTAGACTGACACACCATGCTTGCGGGTGTGATATGACTCGCCGGGGATCATTGTAGGGAGAACATAAGCTCCCCGCATCCCCCGAATCATGTGTATTGATCCGTTCGTTTCTGATTGGAATTTTCTTCCGGTGTACGGACAAACTTCAACATGCCACGCATTGCGGTTTCGGCTTGTTTCAAATCACCATCAAATTCCTTGATTTGGAATTGGGTGACGTAACGCAGTTCTTGCAATGCTGCAAATGCTCGTTCGAGCTTTCCTTTAAATTCAGGTTCTTGAAATGCCATTAATCCCTCACATGACTTTGATACACGCAGCCAGTTGCATCGCCGGGGTCAGTGACCAACCGTGGATGTCCGGGCCGATGAGTGCATTATAAGTTGCTCTGATATCTGGGTCTTTGTTCCATTCATTAATCTGATTGGTATAAGCCCAACGTTGTTCATCGTTGAAGTTCTCAACCATGTATTTGTTGAAATCAGCCTGATCGCGTGGATCGGCAGAATTGTGTGCGATGGATGCAAACTGGTGCATTTCCATGCACTTAGCAACGACTGGAATGTCTTTCAGTTTCGCGGCGGGTGTTGCGTTAGCTACGCCTACCAAACTGATCAGTGCTAATGCGATGATTGTACGTTTCATGATTTAATCCATTTAAATGTATTGGGTACTTGCAATATACAAGTACCCAATAATTTGTCAAGCGGTTGGCTTGGAATATTTGTTCTTCCACTTCATGGTCTTGTTATAGACTGTCTGTTTGACTTGAATATTGTCCAAAGAACCAAGTTCTGTGTAAATCACATCCAATGCACACAGAATGGTATCAATCGCTTCTCCAATAACGCCGTCTTTACCGGCAGGGCCAGATTTCAAGCCTTTTGCGATTTTAATTTCTGTAGCAGTTTCACCAGCTTCTTCAAAAAGAGAAAGCATGATGTCTGGCTGATCAGCCTTGGTGTGACCAATGATTTCACAAGTTTCTTGAACGAATGCAAGAAGATTGAATTTTTCAAAGAATTCCACCCGTTCAGCATGCATTTTTTCAGCACATGTACGACATGAAACAGCTCGTTTATCAACATCGTTCGTAATTTGCTTACAATGCATGCAACTGAAAACGGTATAGTTACCGGGTGCGTATCCGAAGACCTTCAAGTGTTCCCATGTATTATTCATGTTCCACCGGAACCGGGATGTAGATATTGCGTTTTTCTTTGTTGTTGTAACGCTGTGCCCAATAGAACGCCTGATCCTTGGTCAATTCTGTAGACGCAAACCGATTCCGGGTGGTATCCCAGATATTCCAGTGCTTGATTTTCAATGCATCAGCATCGGTGGGTTCTGGCAAGATCGGTCGTTTTGGTGGAGCCACAACCGTTGCTGGTGCGCCAAACCCAGCCAACCGGGCGTTACCATTCACTGGCTTAGGAACCGCCTGAGAAAGCTGTGCAGCTTCCCACGCTTTCTGTGCATATTCCTTGACGTTGGCACGGATTGCATCTTGAAACCCAAAGTTCGGGTAAATCTGGTCAAACCAGACTTCGAATCGATTAGTATCCATACAACTCCATGTAAACTTTTTCACCATGCTTGGAGAACATCACGTCGAATTGGTAGAATCCGTCGTTGTCCATCAGGATTTTCCCTTTACCAACCAATTCAAAGAACCGATTGGTTGAACTTCCACGCAACATCATTTCAAAACCAGCCGGACATTCAAGAATCAACCCAATGTCACTGTTACCGTGGTAGATGCGTTTGAACTTACCAGTTAAGCGAACAACTGGGATGTGGTCGAACAACACTACATCATGCAGGCCGGGTCCGGTGTATGGTGGGTAGATGTAGGATCGGGTAGCTGAATCGTAAACCCCACCGAGGGCAACGCTCCCATCCGGTGTAACCGTACCATCAAGAGCATATGCATCTTTAGCTTTGTCGATTCTCGCTTGTTGTTGGGTTGGTTTGCCGCAATATACGGTTGGACAATGCCCGGTAAAGAAATGACCAGTTACTTTGTTCTGAGCTAAAAGCCAAGATTTACTTGGTGCGAGTTTATGAATTACCTGCACTTATTTTCCTTTCAGTGTGAAACCAAGGCTGAGAACGTAACGAGTCCCACTTTCAACCTTGGAAACAGAATGTGTTGAGATATCCGGGCGAAAGAACGCCAGAAATCGATTTTGATAAATCACAGACCCGGCTCTGAACTCCCCACCAACCTTTGCAGGTTTGATGAAAATGTTCAGGCGGTAATGCCGACGATTGGTTACTTGATCTACATGGGGTGCGATGTATGCACCTTCTTTGAATCTGAGTAACCATAGATCGAACGGCAACCAGCTTGCAGAAATGATCGGCAGTTTGTCGTAACCAGACTGTTGCCGACCGAGTGTCCATTTAAACATCAGAGCTTCCAATCGAAATTAACGCCGACCATGTAATCATGGTATACAGCCGGGGAACGGGCGTCATTGGCCCCACCAACAAACGAATCGTATTCTTCATCGTGGTAAGCCTGCCAGCCGCTCAACATACCGTATGCAAGATCATCGTTGGCGTTACGATCAACAACCAATCCAACAGAATTCGTCACCGCTTCGATAATATCAGCATCTGAAACGCCACGACCTTCGAACTTTTCGTTGTAGTATTCTGGTTTTATCAAACACCCGACAGCACACATCTTACCATCATGCGATTTGTACAGGCAGTCACCGTTTGCAAATGCTTGTGCGTTCTGTTTGGTTAGATGGTCGCGGATAGTTTCCGAAACTTCGATCAATTTGGTTGTCTGAGTCACGTCTTGCTCCAATTCGTTAAGATATGCTTATTAAACCATATCAATGGTTCAGGCTAAACATTCAAGCATTTTATTTCGATCTTCAAGGTATAGAATGTATTCACATAGCCGCTCAACACTACTCGCCACCCGAAACCCATTGGAGTCTCGATTTGCACGATAATCTTCCAACATCGGATGGTTGTTCAAGGTTTGATTCAATGTGATTTCATCACGCCACTTGTTACGGGCTGGTACAACCAGTTGTGGATAGTGTTTGATGCAAAATTTACCATCCTTGAAATGGATTGTATCAAACTCCTGCTCGATATCCGACCATCGAATCAAACCCTGTGCTGGACTGCAATAGTGGATGGTCAAATATTTGGCATCAGCGAACTGAGCTTTTTGACCAAACTGACCATCATCCCAGCGGTAACCAAGTTTGAATAGTTTTAACTGCGCCGAAATACTGTTGGCCGGACTGGTCACTTCAATTTGATAATCGTCTTTAATCATACAAGGCTCTGTAAGGCTATCTGAGAGGGTTTGATAGAATCCCTATACCATCGCATAGGTCATACAATGTAAAACGCCCCTGCAAGCTGCTAGGGGCGTTCTGGGTGGGGTTAGATCAGATTCATGTGGTTGCCGATCAACAAACACAACCCAAACACCGCAATGATCATATTGAAGATCATTTCAACCATGTCGGCTTTGTGGTTGTAATATTGAATCATTTTCGGTTGCTTACCCAATCGCCGGAGCCCAAAGTAAAACCGTACAAAGAAAATGAGTGTAACCACAGCCGCATAATAGATCATTTTATTCCTTACTGATTTTGTTCTGTTTCGTATTGTAATTGATTACGCAGCCAACAAGCAACCCAAAAAACAACAAAAAGCACGTCGAACCAATAATGGTATGGTTTTCATGCTCAACCCAGCCCAACACGTAGAAACTCGCCACAATACCGAACGTGCTTAAAATTACATTGATATAATACAACACCTTTTCCATTTCCATAGCTCCAAAGTTTTTATTATTCCTTACTATGGAGTCGATTATATGGCAATGGTTGCATTGAAATAAACATTGGCGATGAAAAAAGGGCCAATTGGCCCTTTTCTTTTAACGTTTTGGTGATGTGTAATCGAATCTATCTTTGTTCTTTTCGGTTAATTCATACCGCAGGTTCTCGCCAGCGGGTGTGGTTGTCAACTGTTCGTTTACAATCATTGAACATTGGGTATAAACCAAATCACCAGAATCAACCCGAACAGTTTTCGGGAGAATCTTGACAACCACGTTTACACTGATACCGCTGTAAGTGCTGCTCCATGCAAGGATGTCACCAACCTTGACTTCACGGCCAATAATATCTTTTAACATTTTACGCTCGTTTGTTTAAATTGATTTCCGCAATACGTTTGAAGTGTTGGACCGCTTTAACTTTGTCACGCATTTCTGGTTTGGCACCGAAGAAGCATGGGTCTTTGAGTTCTGTTTTGATCTTCGAATCCGACCACCCAGAAAGAGTCTTACGACCGTGTGGGGTTTTTTGCAGTTCTTCTTTAATCAGACCAACAATAGTGTCGTAGATAGACATCAGACTTACCTTTCGAAATAAAATGGAATTCAATCAAACTGTTGCGGCATTCACTTATGGGTGCCAGCTAAGTGACCTTGACTGGTTGCATGCCATTGGTTGCATTTTGGGCACTGGTAAACTTCGTTGCACTTGTAACCACGCTTGAACTTTGAAAGCCCAAGGATCAACAAGGCATCTGCTTCGGATTTGAAAGACCGTTTGAAACAGACGAAACTGTTATTGACTTTCCAGCCAATGATTTTTCCATCAAACCGAACTTCTTCGGCTCCAAACTTTTGATACAAAGCGTTAACCTTGTCACGACGTACACGTTTATCACGGTACTTGATACGGGTTTCTTGAACCAACTCCCTGCTAAAGCGATTATCTTGAATCATTCTACAAACTCCGATTCTGTTCTGTTGTTTCCGGTAACAGAATCATACCACTCAAGTGTCTCTTTCTAAACAGTTTTTTGAATTATTTGTAGCAAGCTGGTTTATCAGGCATACGTTGCCAATGGGTAACGGTTGGGTCAGATGTCAATAGAACAATTGCTCGTTCTAGGCGACTGGTGACCCAATACCCCATGGAGTTGTTCCACAGCATAACCTGACCCAACTTGTCACAATCAAACGATGTCGGAAGGACACGCGCTGCGATTGCAATCATTCAATATCATCCATGTGATGGGCGTATTGGAGGAATCTGATACGCTTCTTGAGCTTGAGTGCATCCCATTCAGTTGCATCAATCACACCATTTTCGATCAACAGATCGGTCATGGCTGCAATATCGGCAAGTTCGGCGGTCAGGTTGTCCCGATTAGGCAACGAGTCCGGGTTTGTTGGCTTTCGTGAGTCCAACCCATGGCGAAGAATCTTGCCGATGACTTGAACGACTTCGCCGCATTCCTCTGAGGTTCCACCTAACAATTCAAGTTGCTTCGGTGTTAATTTGTTGAAGTGGTTCATTTGATACAAATCCTGCTTTCTTTCGATGGAAATCGACGAAATTGGGAATTGCCAACCATTCAGTTGGACAGAACCCGGCCTTATCATCGACGATGATTGACATGTAGAACTTTTCAGCGACGTTACAGGTAACATTGCCGGGTTCCATTGGATTGGAATTGAAACCGGAAATCCGAATGCCTTGATCTTCAAAGAACTTGATGATATGGGGCTTTTCTTCTTCCTGCACCGAACTCCACAGAATCAGATGGGTTTCCGGGAACTCAACCAAACGTTGGATTGCACGTTTGATGTAATAGTCGTCAATCCACTCATAGGTGAATTGCTTGTACGTGGATTTGATACAAGTGCCGTGAAGATCGAGTGCCCAATACACCCGATCCCATTTACGTTCAGCAGTTTTTTGGTATGCGGCTTCAATTGCTCGGAAGATCGACATTTGTTTTAACCAGCTCCATAATTTTCAACAGACCAATCGCACGCTGACCAGATTCAGAAATCAAGGTCGGCAAAGAACGAATGTTGTTTTCAACGGCGAGTTCATGTTGCTCATCGATGTTGATGTATTCGTAATCCACACCAAGTGCATCGAGTTGAGTTTTTGTTTGATTACAGTTGCCGCACCAAGGGGCACCAAAGATTTTGTATTTCAACGAATTTTTACCTTGTTTTCGATATATGGTTTCAGCCAGAAGTTGTACAGGCCGCGAAACCACAAGAGGGTGATTGCTGTAGTTGTTACCAGCACACCGACTTCACCCGAACGAATGGCGATCACGTACCAGAACGGTTGGGAGACAATACCAAACAAACATCCATACTTGACAAGTGTTGGTGAATTTACACACCACATGCCAGCCAATGTCAGGAACATTTGGAGTGCCCCAATAAAATCAAGATGCATGATTACCATCCAGTCGGCTTTGCAGCCGGTTGCTAAAGAATTTGCCGGGAAACGGCTTGTTTACATGAGAGTCGTTGAAGTCGGTAGGAACCAGCTTACGACCAAGACGGGATTCGACATGCCCAATACAGAGCATGCCTTTGTTGGAGTCATGAATTGCGTTCCATGTTGTATCAATCAACATGTAGTGTTCACCGATCTTGCCAGTATCCACACCACAATCCATACACAAGAATTTCTTACGAGACATTCTAACCAAGCCCATTCTGTTTTGAAACTGAATCATATCAGATTAAAACAGAATAGCAAACATTAGGTTGGTGTATTTTCGTAGATTGGTAAAAGCTCTTTCGGGATGATCATCAAGCTTTCGCGGACGGTCAGTGAAATTTTACCACCACTACGGTAACCATCAGTTTCATTCTTATCCAGATACAGACGCTGAACCTGAACGTTCTTTTCGCGGGCCAATGTGACCTTGTAGAATGCCAAACCGGAACGATTTACCGAATATACAAGGTAATCATTGTTGGAAATTTCGTTACCAATTACATCTTTCACGGTAAAAAGTCCTTGAGCAATTCGAATGGATAGATCAAAAGCGAATTTGGGCATTTAATGGTTTGTGGTTTTCTAACCGGCACCAATGTAAGTGGGCGATCAACACGTTCAGCCACTGGCAACGACCAGTCAGGGCCACTAACAATGTTATATTCATGGACATTCAATCGCCCATCGTCCGCATAACCTTTGATGTAGTAGTATCGAGCGTATGCCTGACCACAGTTACCGAAAATCGAAACAATCCACGAATCTGCGTGAATCTCACGACCAAAATTATCTTTATGCAGTTCCATCAATAAATTCCGGGCAATAAAAAAGGCCGCTAACGGCCTTTTTAAAGGGGTTGTAAAATCAGCCTTTGTCGTCCAACAGACGATCACACGCAAGGCTACGGGCGGTTTCTTCGCATTCCTGCCGATTGGCCTTGGTCTTCGGTGCCATCATGTAGCAACCGTTGAACTGTTGGATTGCCAACTGTTTTTGAGCCAGTGTCGAACAGGTATACATCACACGGGACGAATCAACTCGACCTTCAACGTGCATCTGTTCTTCTTTCGAGGCACAGCCGGTCATTGCGAGTGCAGCCAGTGCCAGTGCAGCAAATTTCGTTTTCATGGTTTAATCCTTAATGAATTGGGTCAGTGAGAACCAGTTGCGAGTTTCTACGCATCCAGTTAGCACCATGACAGTCAATCGTTACCTTAGTACCCTTACCGGCTAACCAAAGAACAATGTCGGCCAGATGTGTATGACTATAGCCACCCATCCAACGCAAGTCAAACCAAGAATTCAAATAATAACTAATCCGTTGACGCTTCCGCTTCCGGGTCATATTCATCACCCCGAACATCGGTGAACGAACTGCTTTAACCACGTTCCACATACCAACACTATGGTCGATTTGGGCGTCTTCAAGCAGTTCCATGCGGGAAACACACCACCCACCAAGCTCGTACAGTTCGAACACCTTTGGCAGCATCGGATTCGATTCGTGGTGATCCAACGCAAATTTTGCGTATTCGACCCACTTATCCCGCCGATTATAAACCAGTTTGATCGCACCATCACGGTTCGGGTGTGAGATAACAATCGAGTACATCCCGGCCCCGAGAATTTTACACCCGTAAAATTTCAACTGTTCGATGAAATATGTACGATCCAAACTCTCATCGTCTTTGAACAGATTAGTCATACGTTCAGGGATTTTACTGAGGTCGCCCCACACAACCATATCGGAAATGATAGAATACCGATCCAATAACCGCGACATTACATCGTCCATTCGAAAACATTACCTTCAACAAGCTCTTTGGAATTTGATGTGCCGAACGGATCGTTCACCACCGGGATTTTACCACGAAGCATCATATTGAAATCTGACAGGTCATCGCCATTGTTATTATTGACTTTGACCGCAGTTGCATCAAACACCATGGACATCTGAATCAGGTCGTCGCGGTTGATAGCAGCCATGAAAACAAACGTCTCATGTTCCATCATGTCGCTGATGTATTCGCCAAAGTTCAAGTCTGGGTGATACGACTCTGCCAAATCACGGAAGCAGCCACCATCCGGGGCTTCCACGTCATGATTTTCATGCAGGCTTTCAACAACCATCGCATAGACACCACCCTTTTGATACAAAGCGGCGATCTTCGGTGCAAAGATGTTGCCTTGAATCTCAGTGCATGCCTTAGCCCAATCGAAACCGCCGTCTTCACCCCACTCATAGGCGACATCAGCGATGTTCATTTTGATGATCCATTGTTCACTCAGACGGTATGCAACGCTGAACGAACCAGACCCAAGGTGGCTGAATACCGATTCCATTGCAGATGTTGCAAATTCACGATCAATCCCAACACCAGATTCATGACCGGCATAGTCAGCACCCAGACTTTCTTCACTGGCATATTCAGTGAACAGTTCGACCAAAGCTTTGGGAATTTGGGTAATGTCCATGGATTTGATGATCTTCAACTGACTATCAACATGATTCCGAGCGATATCCCATTGAGTCTTTTCATCTGGAATGAAATCAACCGGTGATTCAATTGTATCAATCACCCGTGGCGTTTGAACATCCAGTTGATTGATCTGATGCAAGTACATGTGGCACACGTCCATATCAACAAACGGACGTACTTCGGCCAAGAGTTGTTGTTCCAGCTCCATTCCCCAAATCCCCAATACTAAAATTGTCTGTCATCGCCTCGTTTTGTTCCAAGGCGTATGCGATTCAGTTATTTTCCAGAAGTTTCTGTGCCCGGTCAAGCTCCAAATACGAAATTTGGTACTTTTTCATTCTGTTGATGTCATTTTCTGTAACACCTTTCAGACGCGTCAGACTGGAATTGTGTTTGATGTCGCCTTTTTTGATCTTGATCAGACGAACATTTTGTGATTTCACGATCCGATCAATGAACACCCGATACGATTCATCAGGGCGACGGGTCAGCGCATCAACCAAACTTAACAATGCAATACGGTTATATTTCATTGCGATGTTGACAAGCCGATCCATGTAATCAGGTTTATCTTCTTTCAGGTCATGGGCGAAGGCAGCGGCCAGATAAACGTCACTGTCAACACCCATGTGACGGGCATTCTCCATGACGGCGAAGCAATGCAGCACGTAAGGACGACCGCCCTTATCAACATCGTTCGCAAACGCTTCCGACACCAACGCAATTACTTCACCTAGGAGAGTTCCCATCACTTAACCTCTTTGTATTCGACTACGTTCGGGAACCAGCTCAAGACTGGTGCAATACGATAACCACTGACACGGAAGTCGTAGGTTTTACCGACCTTGATGTCATTGTAGAAATCGGCAGAATCCCATTTCCAGTTGATGATGGAATCGGTGTTCTGGAACACACCCTTGTCGGTATAGAACATATACTTGCAGGAATCACGCGATTTGCAGCGCTCACCCTTTTCGGTAACCGTTACCGACATCACATCTTCTTTGATGAACGGTTTGGTGGCAGCAGCAAGAATCACACCAGCAATTGCCAATGCTGCGATTCCGTACAGAACAGTACCGAGTGTCAAATTTTTACTCACGAATTACCCCACATTTTCAGTGTAATAGCCGACAATCTGGGTCAAAGACTTGACCGCTTCGTTGATCGACTCAGTATCGCCACGATTGGCTTGTTGCATTGCATCAATCACAAACTCAATGTGTTTGCGTTCTTCGATAGGCATTGGAGTCTTGTCGGCCAGATATGCCAGAATCGAAACGCCAGCCAATGCGGCTGAACGATTCAACATGTCACTTTGGGCCAGCTCACGAACAGCAACAACCTCGACCTTGATTTTTCCATTGCCGGGAATCTTTGCGATGTCACCCAGCAGCTTTGTTACCTTTGCGTTTGTAGTCATTTTTGCTTCCTTTGAGTTCAATTCTATACCAACACACGAACAGAATAAACATTTGGGCGAAATAAAGCCATGTGAGCTTCTGTAAGGCGCAGAAATGCTAACCGCGTATGTTGGGGTGCAGTTTGATACAAACCACCTCAGAACGGATTCTGGGTGGTTCTGTGGCTATGCAGGAGAGGTATGGATAGAGACTGAGTTAAACAAACTCAAAAAACTCTGACAGGACGCCAGAATTTGAAGATGCTTCCATGTGCTGCAATTCATCCTTTATCCCCATGCGCTCTAATACGAACGCAAAAAATAGTCGTTGACCTTCTTTTGTCCATAGGTTAAAGGCTGGAATTCCTTTGGCCCGCGCTAAATTGAACGCAGACGCAGTTCCACCCTTAACACTAATCCCGGCTGGTGGTGCATAGGCAGCAACAACATCGGTTTTGCTTTTTAAGTCCAACCCTAGGACTTGAAATACATTGCGTGTATGCATCGCTTGGGCGTACTCACTGAGGTTATCCCACCTCGGGTGGAGCTTGCTTGCGATGTCTTCCGCTTCGAACCATATATCACCATAGTCAGATATATGGCCGCAAGTAGAGTTTTTTGCGATAACCTCGGAAGTTCCCTTGACAACATAAATTTCTTTTCTATCAAAGCCCAACCAGCCTTGTTCCCATGCAGTGTCCGCGCCGATAGCCCCACCAGACCTGAGTTCCCAGCCTTGACGTGCCATTCGTCGGGCAATCTGATACAGCATATCGAACGCTTGTTTATTGACCTTCCGGGTGCCGATTCCAGTAACGATCATAAATCACCGCCACTGTCAACCATTGTCTCTAAGCCGGGTAAGGATGCCGCAAAACTCACGCTCGGTCAGTACCGTATAACTAGGATCACTAGACCCAATTGTGTGAGTCAGGTGCATCCCCTTAGTTGCCTTTAGGGCCGACTGAAACCCGTCACTCTGTCTGTACATAGAGCAATAAGCTTGCCAGAGAAGGTGTTTGTACTCTGGTGAATGCCGACCAATTGGGCAACCCTTCCACCAGAGTGTTTGTGCTTGACGCCAAGCCTTGTTACGTGCTTTGCCTCTGAACTTCGCTGCCTTACCGATCAACTTGCAGACTTCAACTTGAATATGGGGCTTGTCAAACTTGAGTGATTGTAGTAGCCCCTCCATTGAGGCGCAATCAATTCCATCAAATATAAACCCATGTCCAGCGAAGTTGGAGAGAGCCGAACTAGGCCAGCCATTTCCACCTTGGATATTCATTCTACTTCAATCTGTTCTTTGAGGATTTGTATCAAATCTTCTGCGTTGGTGCATGACCCTTTCAAGTCGTCCAACAGTTGAATCAACTTGATTGGATTAATCAATTGAATCACAACGTCGTCTGTTTGGTCTGGGAACTTTCGACCTTTATCACGACAGTATGAGTATCTGGTTTTTGCATTCCGTGCAGTATCAACCACAGAACACCAGTCTGCTAATTTACCGGTGGTTTTGTTGGCAACTATGTACGCTTGTTCTTTCAGTATGTTTTGTGTCATTACTTTATCCTTGGCAATAAAAAACCCGACCTATGGCCGGGTTTTTAACTTCTGTTTGATTACTGGGCGACTTTCATGTCCAGCATCAGGTCTTTGGCGTACTTGACCGAAGCCAGTTGTGCCAAGTTGCTGATTTCACCTTGACGGCTGGACCCTTCACCAGTACCACCCATGACCATTTGTGGTACAGGGGCTTTAGCAGCGGCAGCGGCCCAAGCTTTGTTAGCTTCGACGTATGCAGCCAGTTTCTGGGTCAAAGCACCATCCGCAACCATTACCACTTTCTTGGCGTAAGCTTCTGCTTCGGCCTTTTCTTTGGTGGTCTTTGCATCAATCTGCGCACGGTCAAAAACCAGTTGTGCAGTTTGTTTCTCGATGGCAGCACGTTCTTTTTCACGTTCTGCTACGGTGATTGCCAGTTTTTTATCGGTTTCAGCGTTAGTGGTACGTTCTACCTGATCACGCATTGTAATCTGGCGTTTTTCTTCCACTTCCTTTTCACCGTTAGCGGTAACCAGTTTCTTCTGTTCGTCCGCAGTCTGACGACCTTGGCGAGCCAGCATCAGGTCAGCTTGCGACTTCTGGATGTTGACCATACGATCTTTGAACTGTTTCGACGGATCGATGTTCAGGATGTTCGCATCGGCAACGGTTACACCGAGTTTCGAGAACTGACGTTCCAGACGAATCGGTTGACCAGCTTTGTTCAGAACCTTTTGGGTAATAATAACGGTAGATGTATCACCGCCGAATTCACCTTGTTCAGTACCGTTCTGTGCGATGGCAGTACCAGCCGCTACACGGGTGTTCTGAACTTGTTTTTCTACACGCTCAACCACATAAGCGCCTTCCGAGATTTGGTCTTGGAAGCTTTGACGGAAGCCAGTAGCACCACCGCTGTAGTAGTCATCCGCAGTCATCAACTGTGCAGTCGATTGCAGCGTGGATTTCATTACCGGAACGATACTTTGCAGAACAAAGTTATCAGGGGTACGGTAGGTACGAGCAAGTTGCAGGAACTGTTCACCGTCTGGCAGAGCCACACGAACGTTCGCATCCACATTCGCAGTCACACCACCCAGAAAGGTGATAGGGAATGCGGAAATCAGTGACGATCCCAGTCCATCTTGATCAGCACCCTTCGGCAGAGACGCTACGTCAGAAACAGATTGCACCGACATTTGACGCGGCCATGGGGTGTAGTTACCGAAACCGATGTAGGTGTAACCAGTAGTGCTTACGACCTTTTCAGTTTGAAGCGGGAACTTGGTTGTCACTTGCGTGATGTAACCTGCGTTGTTGTAATAGAACATGCTGCTGAACATGATCCAAACAAACAGCAAAGCTGCAATCGCACCACCGACAATGTACGTCAGTTTTTGGTTTTGTTTCAAAGTCTCAATAAAAGACATCAATTTTCCTTTCCGTAATATGGGGCGTTTCCGCCGTCGCTTTGTTACTGAACACACTATACCGCACATTCAGTTCCATTTAAACATTCTCAAGCATTTTGTTTCGTTTGATTCTGTTTGTTGCCGCTTGATGTGATGAATTCTACGGAATGAAACAGAACCCGTCAACACCTTTTTCAAATCTTTTTACGAAACCCACTGCAACGAACCATATTGCTGTGCAACCGCGATATCTCTCACGTAGTCGCAGACACCACCAGCCAACGCACGATCAACAAACAATGTGCGAATGCAGATGTTCAGGACATTATTCATATCAATCCCACCGGCATATACACCAGTTTCCCATGCGTTATAGATGGTAGGTTCAATCTCAGCGACTGCAAACCGCATGAATTCGGCTTCTGATACCTCACGCATCGTAATAACTCCTGTCCAGAAAGGCGACATCTTCCCCGGCGTAACCGTATGGGTTACAGATAACGTTCGTACAACCAATGATATAATCGCTTGGTGAGTGAATATGACCATGCAACCAATGGGTAATCTGTGGGTGACAGTGAATGAACTGATCCAAGTCACTGTGGTAGCCGTGGTTTCCGTCGATATCCCAAGCAAAATTTGGATCAATGCTTTGATAGCTAGGTGCGTGGTGCGTAACCACAATACACGGTTCATCAGAGGCTTCGACGGTTTCTGCGATGTAAGATAAATCGGCTTTGTGTTCCATTAACCAGTGATGTGGTTTGTATCTTTGATAGTTCTGTCTGATCGGATGGAAATATGTGATGGCTTTGAAATCGTTCATTTTTTGACCAAGGTGAAATTCCACCAATGGGCATTGACGATTCATGTTCGTCCATAGCGTAGCACCGACGAATCGGACACCATCAATCACAACAGAATCACGAATCAGGAAATGAATGTTGGATAACCCTTCCGGGTTCATGTCTTGGAACTTCTTTCTTGCGGCAACTGGATCAATCCGGTAACCGTAATACTCATGGTTCCCCGGAACATACACAACAGCTTTGAATCGTTTTGCCATGGATGTCAACGCATCAGCCGTTTTAGCAGCACGCTTGAGCATAGTGAAATCACCGGCAATGACCAGAACGCGTTCACTATCGCCACCCAGATACGGCAAGGTATATTGGGCGGCTTCGTGATAAAACTCATTGTGTACATCGGATATTAACCGAAATTCCATTACTCTTTCAGCTTTTTGGACATTTTTACCGCTCGCTCATACAGATCACTTGCAGCATCTGCCAGTTTATCACGGTCCATTGGAGTTACATCAATCGAACGATTGTGTTTGGCTGCAATGAAATACGACAACATGAACTGACGCTTTTCAAGATTTGCAGTTGCAGTTGCAGTTGCAGTTGCAGTTGCAGTTTCAACCGGAAGTTCACCCAAGTTAGTTTGTGGCGGCTTATAAGGATGTGGGTTATGCGACATTTGAAAATCCTCTTAGATAGATCAATATCATATCACGTTTGATATGTATATTAAACAAAAAAGGACGCCGAAGCGTCCTTTTCATTTGTATCAATTACGCAACTTTGATGTCGTCGAAAGTCCATTCAGTCTGGAAATCGCCGTCTTCCCAGACGGTGTACATCTGGTCAACGATCTTGTGATTGGTCAGTTGCAGTTCTTCACGGTCAGAGAAGAATTTACCTTCTGCGTCCTTGTAGGTAACCACACGACCTTTCTTGGAACGTTTCACCGAGTCGGTGTCCGGGTCTTTGAACAGATCACGCCAGATGCCGTCTACACACAGTGCAGAAGCTTTCATTGCGAACTTGAACCAGTCACGGTCGCAGTGTTGCAGCAAAGCACCACCCATACCGAACACGATGTTATCGGCAGAGTACATCAGTGCGAACATATTGGCGTAGATACCACGAATACTTGCTTCGTTGATACCGTCGCCTTGCAGAACGCGGATGCAGCTTGGCAGAACCTTGTAACCTTTGCTGTTGACGGTGTAACCGAAACCTTCCATCAAAATACCGATGATCTTGACCGGAATATCCAGAGGATTGCCTGAGTCTGGACGCACTACGAAAGTGCCACCAGAATTCATCACACGGGTTTTGATAGGATCGCTGGCAACCCAGCGGGCGAAACGTTCGATGCTGTAGGTATCACCCACACATGCAACGATACCGCCGTGTTTTTCCAGCAACTGAACGGCCATTTCCAGAGCGTCAGAGTCGTCGCGGTTGTCTGCATCGGAGTTTGCGCAAACAACAGAGTGTTCAGTCGCACGCACCGAGAACGCAGGCATTTGCCCTTTCTTCAAGCCGTAGTATTCTTTCAGTTCCACGATACCTTGAATGGTATCTGTGCCCATCCAACCGGCTGCAAGGTGGGCAGCACCGCCGATACGGGCGGATTCAACACTGGACACGCCACGGAAGCCGAAATCATGCAGTTTGAAGCGACTTTCAGTTCCATCATCAACAGTCAAATCGAAAGCTTGTTGAACGACTTTACGGATGCTGTACGAAACAGAAGCCACGGTTGTTGGATACCAGACTTGCAGGAACAGCGGCTCGAAGTACGAAACCAGCCATGCGAAATCCGGGTGGGTGTTTTCTACGGTCATCATGACGTTACCGGTTGGAACAATAGTTCCTTCCTTCAACGCACGGATACGCAGTGGCAGACGACCTTTGAACTTGGTAACGATTTGTTCCCAACCTTTACGGTTGAAGATACCCGGCCCCATGTGCAGTTCAACCATTTCTTCGGCTTCGTCCACATCTTTCATGGTCAGACGACCGGAGAAGTGACGTTTCAGAATGGCTTGCAGGCCGATGAAAACTGTTTCGGTGTAGCCTTGATTTACACCACGAACCGCCCATTGATCAGAACCACGCGATTCCACGTAGGAATACAGGTAGTTCGCACCAGCCGGGAGCATTTCCCAGTGTGGAATCTTGTAGGAATCGGTTTTCAGAATCATGTTGTTTGGATTAAATGCAGCGCCCATCTTTTTGAACCCCTCAAAAATTGAATTATTTGTCTTGTTTCGCAGCACGACCGATCATGGTCATGATGATATTGTGATGATCTTCGAAGAAATCAGTTGCCTTTTCAGGGGCCATGATATCCGCGATAGGAACCCAGAACGCCTTGTCTGCATCATCGGAACCGTAAACCCGTGGCAAACTACCGTCATGATTTGTATCAATCTTGAAGGTGTGTGCAAAGGTCATCAGGCGACCGCGCAGAGAACGTTTCGGGTTGTCGAACAATTTTACATCAATGATCGACTTGCGCAGCACCTTTTCAGGCACATGCAGTTTTGTTTCTTCGAACAGTTCGCGAAGCGCACCGTCTTCTACAGTTTCATCTGTCTGGACGAACCCACCGGGGAGAGCCAATTGCCCTTTGCCGGGGATGTTCTTACGACGGATCAACAGAATGTGGCTCTTGCACAACACAACAGCATCGGCAGTCACATCGTTGATTGGATACTTCTTGCGACGGTTTTCCGGGTACGCTTTGTGAAAACGATACTCGGCCATGATCCCACGGAACAGTTCTGTACCAATGTATTTCTCATTGATATAGTTCCAAACCGGATACGGCATCATGCAACCAGCGTCATCAAAATCGCCTTCGAACATAAGTTCGCGAATCTTGGTGGCTGCCATTTCATCGTCGCCATGCATTTTTGCACCGGTTTCAATGAAATCCCACGTTGGGAACAGGTCAAGATAGAAGCTTGTGGCATCTTTCTTGTGGCCGACAATGGCGATGTTGGTATTTGATGTAACGTGACGACCTGCAAGACGCATGATTTCAGCGGCCCACAGATCATTTGACGGCATGTCGTTCATGAGTTCGACTACAACCATAGGTTCGGTCAAACCGTTCGTTGCGTGATACACCATCAGTTCGCGTTGGTCATTGGTGAATGGATTTCGTTCATCGCGTGGTGCGTTGGAACTACCCAGAACAACCAGAACTTTGTCTGCGATGCTGGCAGCGTGTTTGATGTTTTCCAAATGGGCATCATGCAATGGTGCCATCCGGCCAATGAATACAGCGAGTTGATATTTCTTTGACACCTCTTTGAACCCCTCAAAATTTGTGTCGAGTATTAAAACAGAACCACCAACAGAATGCAAGTGGTTCTGTTCGTTTTATTCTGCCGCTCGAATCAACCAGCCTCTTATGAAGACTGCTTTCTTCGGATCGGCTGCAACCAGACTCTTATAATACTCTGCTTGGACGCTACGATAAACATTCAACAGAACAGAATTGTCCACTGAGTTGATTGCTGCAAGCGTACCGGGGCCGAACACACCGTCTACCACAAGGGATTTGCCCATCTGGTTCAGTGCTTGTTGGATGAATTTCACCCCACGTTTGGTGCCGGTGTTGACAGATGTATCAAACAGCTTGGTCGCCATTGCATCATCTACGATTTCTTCGTAACGATACGGTTTCCAGAAATCATCAAAATAAATCTGTTTCGCTTTCGCGATGGTCAGATTCTTTATGTCCACATGTGGGTATGAACGTTTGCTGATTCCATATTTTGTTTCACCGCCCGGATCATTAGGGTTATTGACATAACCACCTTCATGTGCCAGAACGATGGATACTGCTTTTTCAAAATTCGACATTTGTTGTGTCCTCCATCCCTATTTACGGGGCAAAGGATCACTTACAAAACAGATCAAACAATGCAGGTTGTATCAAAGCCTTTTCGTGATGCTCGAACCATCCAGTGAATGGTTTATCACCATAAATGAGCAAACAGAACGGCAGATCATCAGGCGTCCAATAAGTCATGGCGTAACCATGGTATCCGAAGCCAATGCCTGAATATCTGGTCACATCCATGAGATATTTCGAAACAAATGATCCCCGACGTTCTTCGACGGGGGTATAAATCATTCCGCAGTCGAATCAATCAGATTCAACCACTGACCACGAATGGTCAACGCGGTATGGGCACCAACACGTTTCGACAGCAACGACCAGCTTTCGTCATCAGACAGTTTGTAGCCTTCGTCTTTCTCGAAGTCTTCCAGAGCATCGCGGGTCAGATCGCCTTGCAGACGACCGAAATCCTTCTGCGTAACAACACCGATCTTTGATACAACCGAGTTCAGACGGTTCACGTTGATGTACGAACAGATTTTATCCAACTTGGCTTGGGTGTCTTCGTCCAGAGTCGCAGCCGACTTGATCTTGACTTCTTTTTCTTTCTCGTTGAACAGCTTGTTTTTCTGTTTCAAGATCACACGATCACCGTTATCCGTGCGGTAATCTTCTGTGTAACCACGAATCACAAAGCCTTCGCCGTAGTCTGCATCGGTTCGAGGATGATTTTGATCAATCCCGTAGGCCGCTGGAACCTTGGTGTAAAACAATGGATCGATTTTGATCAGTTCTTCGAGGGTATCAACCGCGATTACTGGCACAGTTTTCAGGTGCTTCATGGAATCTGGTTCCATGAAATTCGCGTCTTCCAACAGTTCTTGGATAGCAACGAACGGGATGTAACGAGATACGCCGGTTTCGAATTCCAGTCGAATATCAAACACCATGAATTCGTTGTCTGGGTGGTAGTTCATACCAGCCTGAACCTGCTTGGCACCGGTATTGGTCACGCCTTGGTAACGACCACCGAAGATTTCACCGTAAACCGTCATCTGGTTCAAGGTTGGGAATTCGGCCTTGATCAGTTCATAGACGGTTTTGATGATTGACGAATACTTGCCGTAGAAACGGGTGTGCCCGTAGAACGTCGAAATATCATCGATCAGACCAGAACGTTTTGCAACGCGCATGTCACCGTTGGCAACCACGAACGAAAAGTTCGCACCATGGATTTTTTCCAGTGCAACCATGGTATTGCTACCAACAGCAAACGCGCATTTGTCCAACCATGCTTGACGGTACGAGTTTTCGATGGAATTGTATTTGGTAAAGACGAGTTTGTTGCTCACGAATTATTCCTCAGTTTCGGTATCACCGTTCGAGTTCATTCCCCGAGCGGCATTTTTAATTGATTTCACTTTGTCTATCAGAATCGATATTTGAAGTTTCGTCATAGGGATTGTCCCATCACCTTGCATCAATGTTGTATCAATCATCCCTTTCAAACGAAATTCAGCGCGTTTGCTGGCACGTTCGCCATTTATAAACACCTTGATATCGATGAATGTTATTTCCAGACGGTGTTGCCACAACAACTTCAAGTAATCTTGAATGATGTCAAAGTTGACTGTGATTTCGTCACGGTAATATCTGGTAGTTTCAGCACGGACGAAAACTGAATGAACTAATCGAACCGTGCTGAAAACACATCTAATTTCTCTCAATCGATATCTGGTTCAAGTTTGTCGTACAGGTCATCATCGTAAGACATCTGAATTTCGGTCTTGATTTTATCCAAGAAGAAATTCGATGCGAACATATCCATGTTCGTGATGAAGTCAGGCAAACCGTCATCGTCGATAGTAATCATGATGTGACGTTTGTTGTCCATGACACGACTAATCAGTTCGTCTCGATGCTCGACGTATTGCTCTGTTACCGAAGGCAATGTCGTGACATTAATCTTCGGCACCAGAGAAAACACATTATTCTTTTTGTCATCAGACATTAGAAGTTACCCAGTTGAACTTGGTAGCAACGCAGACCCATCGCACGCCACATGGCAACTACTTGGTTGCGATCATCGAATACACCACGCACGTTGTAGAACGGTGCGATGTCGCGGTGATAGATATCGTGCTTGATGATCGAATCACGTACCTGAGAGCCCGCAGGGCGCATCAGAAGCTGATCGCAGATAACATCGTTATCATCCAGCCACTGTTGAGTTTCTTCGCGGCATACACCATCACGGCCACTCACAACGATGATTTCATGACCAGTCTCGCAAAGATCGCGGGTCATTTGAATTACATCTTCATATGGGGCATCTTTACCGACTTTCTTCCAATCGAACGGTCCACGAACACCTTCCATGTTGGCAAGAGTTCCATCGATATCGAAAACAAATGCCTTCGGCACACTCGCATTGCTATAATCAGCTTTCTGCAACGGGAACTGTTCACGGTATTCGGTATAAAACCGGGTAACCACCTTGTCGTCTACAACTTTGGATTGATCATCACGATTGCGGTTGCGTTCGATCAAATCATCCAAGAGCAAATGACCGCCAACATGAATAACATCAACTTCCGAACCCATAGACGAACAGAAATGAATCCATTTGTTACGTGTTTCCGGGTTGATGCAAGTGTCAGAGATAACAATGCTTTTACCGGCAAGTAATGCCCTACGTGCGCGTTCAACTTGAACTGCCGTAACTTTGTTTTCATCAATCCCGCCGCCGTACCACACCCCGTAGAGTTCCATCCGAATAAGGTCACGTTCAAGTTGCACATAACCTTTATCCACGAATTGACGGGCGACGGTCGATTTACCTGAACCGGGAACGCCCACCAAAATTTTAGTTTTCCGCACTATCTCTTTCGAACTCCTTCAAAATATAATCACTGGCATTGCGAATCATCAGTTGTTTAACCTGACTTTCAAAGTCTTTGCCTTGCATGATGCTCATCTGCGCATGGAAACCCCATGGTTCAGATGTTGTGTCCCAATATTCTTTGGCTGCAATTGCGTAGGTCTTTCGATCTTCGCCTTGGTGACCGATATGGAACAATTCTACATGGGTAACAACCCGATTATAAACATTCGAAACAGAAATCTCATATGCATTGATTTTGTCAATAACCAACTGATCACCGGTGAACATGGATTTCAGGTCATCGACCTTTTCCATCAGGACCAATTCAATCAAAGCCTTGCTGTTTGATACAGAGTCTTTGTTGCGATGCAAACTCAGATACCAGTCGCCCTTGAGCTTGAAGGGTACATTGTTTGATGTAATCCCTACACAGCCTTCGGAGCCAACCAGATTCTTGACCGCTTCGACCAGATCACCTTCATATTCGAACTGTTCAACCCAGCACCCGAGCAAATCCCACAGTTCCAAGTCTTCGACGATATCAGACCCGTACATAATCCCGGTGTCATTGTCGATCACCGAGAACGCAACCAGAGCTGGTTTTTCATAACCAACAACGATTCGGTTCCATGGTGCAGTCCATTCGAGATTGACTGTGAAATCCCGTGCTGCAAGGCGTCTCAGATCAGCCAGCAGAGCCGGTTGGGTCTTGAGCCATGCCATTGCATCATTCGCTTGTTCCGAGCCTGTAGAGCCCTTAGATTTCAAGCGGAGTTCACCATTGGTGTGGATGTAGGTAGACATCAACGAACCATCTTCCTTGACCATGCACGAATACAAGTCGGTCAAGTCCAAATCCATGGTCATTGGGTTTTCGTTCAGGTTGAAGAATTTCTTCTGTGGTCGGCAAACCAAATCCACATACGAACCATCACGGCCTACCAGAAACATTGTTCCTCGGCATTCCAATGCACCCGGCAACAGAAAATCTGAGTAAGATGCCAACCGATAGTTGAAAATCCTGTACATGGTGTGTTGTTCGTCTGCTGGAAAGTCCTTGAAAAAGAACGCATCCGATTCAGTCAATGCCATAAGGTTTTGATACAATTGTTCTGGGGCCACGTTGTTCATTAAATTTCCTCAATCCATATATTCGTGGGGTTATCTTTGGAAAATAGCTGTTCGAATCCGGCTACGGTAAGTATCCCGATCAGTTCATCCATTTGTCTTGCAACGAAGTAACGCACTTCGGTTCCATTAAATTCCACACGAACGGTATCCACAAATTCACCCGGAATTAGTGGGACATTAACGTCTAGAACTGTAATGTAAGAGTTTTGTGATTCATCCCAGACGCAACATTTTGGAATGTGGCTCCACAGGAATGAATCGTTTGCAACTAAACGATACTTTGTTTTGGTATCGAAGGCCGGACCAACCCGGCCTATCAGTGGATTCAGGCAGCACCCGCCAACCAGCGACCGATGTGATTCATCGAACTCGCGGTTTCCGTCAGTACATCATTGATAGAATTCAACATCTTTTCCATCAAAGGTGCTTGGAGATTTGGTGTCTTTTTCAAGAACACAACTTCTTCACCTTTCCCACGCAGGTAATCTTGAACCGTGAAATACGGTTTCTTACCCTGATGGAATTCGTACTTGTACACCACACCATGTTTCTGGTCTGGTTTCTCAAAGATACGAATCTTATAGTCAGGCAGAATGATCCATTGAATGTAGCCTTCATCATCCATTTTGAATTTCGCCACGGAAGCGCATTCAAGCAGGTCACGGTTTTGGATCAAACTAGTAATTAACAAAACGGCTTTATGTGTCAATGTAAATTCCCCGTGATTGATTAAATATCTTTGCTTGCGTAAAACGTGTGGTCACCGATTTTCACGGTTTTGTTGAACGCGTAAACCCACGTTGGCAACGTTTTGACCTTTGATTTGTTCAAATAATGATCAGCACCTTTGGTTGTATCTTTCAAAATACCATTGGTTGCTTTCCATGCCACGTAGCCAGCTTTGTACCGCGATTCTTCGTCAGCCATTTTCCGGTTTTTCAACTGGCACATGTAACTGAACTGGCAAACCCAGCCATTTTTAGTCCACTTTTTCTGGTTCACGACACCCGCAACAGAATTCGGATACTTACCCGAGTTCACACGGTTCATGACCACATTCGCAACAGCTTTCATACCTTCAAGGTCACCGCCGCGATCTTCAAAGTAAACAGCTTCCGCCAGCTTCGCACACTCCCGAACCTTGAAACATTTCTTGGAATGTGACAGAAATTCTGGTTCTTTCTGTTGTTTGATATGATCCAATTCTTTATCGGCTGCAACCTGCTTGGATTGAATCATCAGAATACGTTCAACCGCATCACGGCCTACGGATTCGTTTGCATCAATCCTAGCTTCCTTTGTATCATTCAAACGCTCTTGCGTACTGTTCATGTTGTTGATCAGGGGCACAGTCATAATGCCAGCGAACACCAACGCGCCTACTTCAAGATATTTGAGCATTATTTTTACCTTAGAAGGGTAACAAAACCGCTACAGGTTCATGAGAAATCTTCTCAATGAAACGACGGATCATACCTTGATCGGCACGTTCCATCATTTTGCGATAACCCATGTACGTCAGCGGTTTCCCATAAGTGCTGGTGAACCCCAACATGTTCAGAACTTCGACCAGCCACTTTTCGTTTTCGACTTCTTCTTCGAAGCCCATTTTGATCAAAAGTTGTACAGTTACAACGATTTCTTGCACGATTTCTTCGGTCTTGGCTTTCTTACCAGAAACGATTTCATTTTCAATTGCAGTCATTCTTATCTCACAATGGGCACATGGTTGATTTACTACGAACAGAATTAAATCTGTTTCAAATCAGATTGGAACTGATCTTGTGGGGTAGCATCTTTCCAGAATTTCCGTTGAGTGTCAAGCTCTTTCGCCGCCGTAATCTGTTTCGTGATTTCATCCGTGGTTAACGAATAGAAGTCCATCCCCAGAAGGCTTGGAATGAGTTCTGTTTCAAACGAAACAGAAAGCTCTTTGGTCAGTTCAGATTTGGATTTTCCCTTGAAAACCAATGTGTTGTCAAGAACAGATCGAATAAATTTGATCTTGGCTACGGCAACCCTCAGTTTCCATTCGGTTTCAGCCAGCCGCTTAGCAATTCGCTGGGTGTAGTACGGCAACCGGAAGTCACAGAATTCCTTTACGATTTCGTGTGGACCATCGAATTTCCGCAGTTTACGACCGTCATCCAGAACTGTCAGGTTCTCGGTGAACGATGATCGAAGCTTGAACAATTTGATCAAATCATCATTGGTCTTTGTATCAAACCCACGCTTCAAATCGACCTTGAAACAGAATCCGTTTTCACCACAGTCTTCGTCGTACCTGAGAATGATTCCTTTCTCTTTCAGTTCTTCCAGAACAGCGATGTACTTCACACGGTCGTACTTGAATGGAACTTCACTGATGATCGCGGTTGTCTTGCCTTTCAGCTCAACGATACCGATTTGATCAAACCCACCCTTGGAATTTGGTTCGATCCGACCTTTGAACCCATAGAACTTCGGGGCTACTTTGATTGTATCAATGTCCTTACCCTGTACATACTTCAAGCACAGGTTTTTGATATCATCCAACGCATACGGTGGGATGTCAGTTGCGTAGCCGGTTGCGATCCCAGAGATACCGTTTACCAGAACCATTGGAATGATCGGCAAATAGAACTTCGGTGGGATGTGTTCCGGGTCTTCATGTGGTGGGCAAAGGTCGTTATCTTTGAAAATCTTATCCATCAAAGGGTGAACCTGTGCAAACACATAACGCGGGCTGGCAGCTTCTTTGATCAATCGATCACCGAAGTAACCATCACCCAGAAGGCACGGTTGGTTATTACACCAATCAGCCGCCATCAGACTTGCCGCTTCCTGTGCAGCCGCATCACCGTGGTGATAACCATACTCGGCAATAGCAGCCAATGACGATACTTTCAACCATCGGTTATGTGCATTCTTGAACGCAGAGTACATGATGAATCGTTGGGATGGTTTGAATCCATCCACCATGGAAGGAATCGCCCGGTTCTCGATTGTGTAAATCGAAAACTCACGCCAAGGCCCGTGGGCAAACTGGCTCAATGTAATTTCTGTCATACGTCACCAATCAGTTTCTTACGGGCGTCACCAAATTTGATGTAATCGCCATACATTGCATCAAACAAGCTTGGGTCATCAATCTTGACCGTCACCATGACAGGACTGGACAAAATGTCTTTGTACTCGGCTTTACGCAGAGAACCAAGACCTTTGATATATCGAATTTCATACCCTTTGAGTTTTGATGAAACTGCATCGAACTCGGCTTTGTCATAGTAGTATTTTCGATCATCTTTCTTGGTTGCCACATACAGTGGTGTCTTAACGATCTTGACCCGATTCATTTGATACAACTCAGGCCACAACCAGAAGAAATTCAGCAATAACCCTTGGATCGAGAATCCGTCAAGGTCTTGGTCGGTCATGATCGCAATCGTCCCGTAATTCGGGTTGACTACTTTTTGACCAATCTTCAAACCAAGGATGTTGATCAGCTCGCCAAGCTCTTTTGTTCCAAGGATTTCCGACGTTTTCATGCCGGTCACGTTTGGAATCTTGCCTCGCAATGGATACCCACCGTAAATCTTTTTCAGTTCCTCTGTACGGGCCGAAACGAATGGACCAATAGCAGAGTCACCTTCTGCGATGAACAACGTCTTCTCGTTCGAATAGCGGCCTGTAGCGGGGATATGCTTCGCTACGGTCTTGGCAGCAACAGCTTTTTCAGCCATGGTTGCAGCACGGGCATCAGCGGCCATCTGTTTTGCAAGCTGGGCTTGGATGATCGGCATAATCAACGCATCATTTTTCAGAATGCTTGCAGCCAGCTTGTCGAACTTGACAGACTCGAAATAACCTGAGATTTCACCACGCGGGTTTGTGATTCGTTCCTTGGTCTGGGAATCGAATTTCATGTTCTTCATACCACGGATCACAGAAATCAATTGCAAGTGGCTTTTGATTTGACCCGGTGTCACTTCGAGCTTGTGTTTCTTTTTGATGCCTTCACGCAGAACATCACACAACTGACCCATGATGTAATCAATGTGCGAACCACCGTTGATGATACTCAGACCATTCACCAGAGACAAGCAACGGAATTCTTCTGCTTCACTGTTCATGATCCCAATGATAACACCGTCGTCGCTGTGCAGAACGTGTTCTTCCGCAAACTTGGTCATCCAAGCCTTTGGGGTTCCCAGCTTGACAGTTTCGTCATTGAATTTGAACGTGATTGCAGGGTAACAAACAGCCAAGTTATTCAGGCGGTTGAGAATCAAACCCTTGAGCGTTTCGTCGATGTTTTTAACACCGAATCTTGAAAACTCTGGCTCAATATAAACCTCTGTAAACTTCTTCGTGCTTTTCTTGACATCAACATTGCGGATAGTGGCGTTATCGTCACATTCCACAACCAACTTAAACTTACCATCCGAGGTTGTACCGATGAATTTGGAACTGAAAATGTTAGCCAGTGCCGAACCCACGCCGTTCATACCGATGGTGTCACGATCTGCATCCGAACCGAAGTTAGAACCTGCTTTGGTTTTACACCATGCAGCTACTGGCAAATAAATGTCTTCGCCGTCAAGGTCTTTGGTCAGAGTAACCGGGATACCACGGCCATTGTCTTTGATCCAAAACGATTTGTCGGTTACTTTGATATCGATTTGATTGGCATATTCCCCACCGGTACGAATGAATTCGTCGATAGAGTTATCAATCAGCTCGTTGAGGATTTTGAACAAACCCGGCACGTATTGAAACGGTTGCCATTTGTAGTTCAAAAATTGATTGTGTAGCTCGCTAGTTACCGATCCGCAATACATGCCCGGACGTAACAGGATGTGGGCTTTATCATCCAGAATTTGGAACGACATTGAATCTCCTAAAACAGAAAAGGGATTCTATCACGAATCCCCTTCCAGTTAAACATTACAGGTCTTCGGTCGTAATCTCGCCGGTAACCAGTCGAACCACGTTCTGCATTTCAACAACAGCTTTCGCAATGTCGTGACGCGCATCGTGGATACGGAAGCCCGGAATAGTTTTGTATTCGCGGTCATCCTTGTAGATGGTGGTCATGGTGAAATCCAGTGTTGCCGCCGCAATGAAAGTACGGATGTCACGGGAGTTCCAGAAAGCACCCGGCAGGGTTTCCCCAACCATTTCCATCAAACTACCAAGAATCGGGATATCGAAATCCTGACCACGGCAGAAACGAATGGTGTTCTTTTCCACGTTCTTATCAATACCTTTGGACGCAAGGTATTCTTTGATTTGTTTCGTACCTTCAGCCATGGTTACATCATTTGCAGATGGCATCAGCTCACGACGAACAACGTCGTCCTGTTTCTTCCACCATTCCAGAGTATCAGGGTCGATCTTGCGGCCAGCTTTCTTCTGTTCGGCAATGCTGAACTTCACGTAGAAAGCATCTTTCACGTATTCTTCAAAGCTTTTGCGTTCGTTGAAGTCGAACACCAAGAATGCAGCAGAAACAACAACTGCATCAGACTTAGTTCCAAGGGTTTCAATATCGAACCCGTAGAACTTAGTCCCTTTACGCATGGTCAGCATTAAGAAGCAACACCGTAAGCAGCCAAATCAGCTTCTTTGATGAACGCACCGTCGATCATACGGCCTTTACGGTCTTTGATCACGTTGTACGACTTGTCCAAGTTTTCTTCGATGGTTGTATCAAAGCGGTAGCTGATGCTTTCGATGATACGGAACGCAGTACCAATGCCTTGCTGTGCCTTGGTCAAATCTTTCTTGGAAATACCGGTAGCCAGTCGGCCAACAGCATTGAACAACGAATGAAGCAAACCGGATACACCCTGTGCTTTACACAGAAGACCACCACGGGCATTTGCATCTTCAAGTTGATCATCGAAAGTTGCAATACAGGTTTCGATATCAGTACCCAGTTGAGCGGCAACAATGGTCAGAACAACCACAGAGTCACCAAGACCGTCGATGATTTCGAATTCATCACCGTCATCAATACCTTGTGTGAACTCACTGATTTCTTCAATCAGTTTGGTAAATTGAGCTTGTGGAGTTGCACCGGCAATCAGATTGCGAGCTTCGCCCCATTCACGGACCAGTTGGAAGTTTTCAGTAATTTCTTTAATGCTCATAGGGGAATCTTACACCATTTATCAAATTGAAGTTGTGCGGCTAAACCGCTCACAGTATTGCGTTCGAAATATTGTTGAATCTCTTGTGGACTGACACCGTTTTGAACGCAGAGGTTGATGTCTTTCCACTTGTATTTCCAGTTCATCCACGATACGAACTTCGCACCGCGTTTAATCAGAGTTTGATACCGGCGACATACCGATTGGTTTCTCGGTTCGTTATCGAGTACAAACACCCAGTCAAAATCAGGATCAAGTAAGTCTGGGTTGGCAGAACCACCTAAGATGGCCGCTGTGTTGTCTAGGAACATTGCATCAAACGCACCTTCAAGCAGGAACACCGGTTTAGTGTCCTTAACCTTGTCCATGCCCCAAATCTTGAGTTCTTCTTTGACCAATACAGTCAAATACTTCTTTTCATCACAATTTGGGTCTAAGCTTCGGCCTTGAAAGCAAATCAATTCACCGGCTTTGTTATACGCCGGAATTACAATACGGGGTTCATCTTTGAAGATTTTGTCGTATGTTTGTTCAAACTGGTTTGTTAACAGTTTCCATTTATCTGTAAAGTAAATCTTATTCCACAGATGAATTGGAATCAGTCGATCAGCAATGTACTTGCGTGCAAAATGATCGGACGGTAATGATGCAATGGTTGGCAACTCATGGAGAAATGCAGGATCACCCGATTTCTTTGGAGCAACTTCATCAATATCATCAAACACCGAACTAGTTGTTGAACTTGCTCGTTTGTTCGCCTGCCCGTATTCTTTAAACTTGTCTAAGCGGTATTCACCGGCAAGAGACTTATCCACTCGGAACAGGAAGTATGAGAGATTCGAACCACAAGTTTCGTCGTTGAAACAGTGAAACTTCGCTTCACCATCTTTATCAAACAACCAACCACGGGCTTTATTCTTATCTTTTGCAGAGTCACCACAAATGGGACATCTGAAATTGAATCGACCGCGTTGCCGTTCCTTGAATCTCTCAAGTCTTATGGAAACGCGGTTGATATACGCTGCGTCAATCCAATCCAAAATCATCACCAATCAAAAACGTACTATATCACAGTTTGATGTAATCATTAAACTTTGGAATGATATATTCCTCAGTCACGAAATTCATCGAGTCGATCCATGTAGTTGTATCAAACGATTCAAGCAAAGCTTCATCGTCTGTATCCTCTTTGTAGAGGGCATACGCGGCCACCAGCTTACCGATTTTGGACTTACCACCCGGAACAGTTTCTATCAATCTCTTGAGGTTCGCTGCAAGCCGGTGAAAATACGTCCATGCGGTAGTTTCAGCCGATGTTACGGCTGGTTTTATCTGGTTACCGGTTTTATCAATTATGCCTTTCTTGAAGGCGTCCCACTGTGTCCAATCTTGGTACAGCAAAGCAGCCATTCTGGCGGCATAAATGTTGTCTATCAGTTTAGGCATATTACCATCAGTTTTAAGTATTCGTGGGGAATCCACTGATTATTTACCAGAATACTTACACGTCGAAGAAGGGGTTGGCTAATTCTATCAAAACGTCACCATGACAGGCGAGTGGTTTGCAGAAGCAGACCAAATCACACCCTTGAAGTTCATGGATGTCTTTGATCAGGCCGGATGTGTACAAGTAGTCCTTGTACATTTGAATTACAACGGAACGTGGACCATCAACACCGGCCTTGAACGGGTTTCCCCATTTACCGGGCCGGCTGATGTGTACTGCGTTTTGCGGAAACGGTTTGTTCCGGTTCCAGACTTTAGGCATCAACTCGTTCAACGAACTCAATATCAGTTCGAGCGTAGCGGGTTGATTGACCATAGCGTCTGGATGTTTGCACCAGCACGGTTTTCAATGTGATATCCAGAATTTCCATTTCGACCAACGAAACAGCACCCGGAAGCTTCACAAACCAAACTTCACCTTTCTGTTGTTCAAACAGACTGACCGGACCAACAGCTTGTGGACCACCAACAGATTTCATCGGCTCAAGCTTGTAATCACCCCATTGTTCTGGCAGTGTTGTTACAACCGTGGTCAGTGTTGGCTGATTCTGTTCTTTCCAGTGCCGTGATAACATAGACCCCATTGAGTCTGGGTACGGCTCTGGTTGGAATCCAGCATCATTATCACCCAGTTTCATTACACAGCCTTTGGTGTAAGCAGTGCAGTGATGTTGTCGATTGCAGCATTTGCACCGACGATTTCAGCACCAGCGGCTTCATGTTTGGCTTGCAGTGCTTTGATTTCAGCATCATGCGCAGCTTGTTGTTCCTTGTGATGGGTGACGGCGGTTTTCAGCTCATCAACAATCGAATGGAACGTACCGAGGATTTCATTGACAGCACGAACTTTCTTACCGCCGCCGAACAGATTCGACAGAAAGCCTTGGGATTGTTCATTGGTCGATGCGCCTACAGTTGGTTCAGTACGAGTAGTCATTTTGTTGCCCTGTGTTGGGTTGTTCTTGAATGTGTGGCTATCTTACGACAGGTTCTGTTCGAAATAAACATTGGACGCAACAAAATCGCTTCTGCTGCGTCCTACGCTTAAATCAGGCCCACTCTACCCCTTCACCGTTTGCGATTGCTACGGTCGTGCCTGAGCCTGTTACAGCGGCCTTAACTGTGACGGCTGGTGGCATGGTCTGATCATCCGGGAACGTGTTGTTTTCAAGCTGTGTCCAGCGTTGAAGACCTTTATCCACGGCAAGGAAGAACCTACTCCACTTGGATTTGTCACCGTAACGCGATTTCACCTGTTTGAACATCTGCTGACCCTGTTGGGCCAATGCTTCTGTTTCAACAATACCCAGAATAAAGTCAGCGGTATGGACCAAGCCAGCGGATTCCGCCGTATCGCCCATATCGATGTCGCTTTTCTCCCACGAACTACGGGTGGTTTGTGCCGCAGTCCACACACAGGTATTTGTCTCAATCGCCAGACCACGGATTTCTTCCGCAATGGCTTTGACGTAACCGTATGAGTTTTCACCACCATAACCGATACGCTGGCTCGCACAGATACCAAGGTAGTCGATAATGATAATTTGTGGTACGAAATTCTGTTTCGTTCTGAGTTCTTGCAGCAAGGTGCGGAAATGCCCAACGTGGGCTGCACCGGTAGGGAACTGTTTGAAGAACAGATTACCCACAACCTTTTCACGCAGCTTAGCGATTTTCTTACCGAACATCGCCTTTGGAATCGCTTCAAGGTCATCCATCGTCACGTTCAGAAGGTTTGCATCAATCCGCTTACCGATTGCTTCCTCAGACATTTCCATCGAAATATAGAGGACGTTCATACCTTGGTTCAGGTAACCGGCTGCTAAGTGACACAACCCCAACGACTTACCAGCGTTCGAGCCTGCAAGCAAGATGTTCAGGGTTTTATATTCAGCACCACCTTTCGTTACACGATTGAGAATGTCGATGTCAAACGGAATTTTCGCCGCTTTGTCGTGGTACGAATTGTACCGGGTTTCCCAGTCGGTAATGTAGTTGTGACCAACGGATGTATCAAAGCACACGCCTAGGGCATCCCGCATCATTTCCGGGATCGATCCCACGTCTAGAAGCTTCTTGTTTCGCTTCTCTGGTGGTAAGTCGGCGTTTGATTTGATTTCCAAGGCTTTGGACAACGCATTGTACAGAGCTTGTTGTTTGCAGAACCCTTCCGTTTCTTCAACAATAAAAGCTGTCTGGCCGAGGTCTGGTCGTTTTGTGTCCAGTACATCGATTTGAGCTTCAAGTGCTACGTGGGTACTATCAGTCAGGTTGTTGTCTTTTTCAAGCAGAATTTTCAGAACAGATGCATCAGGACGTTTGTTGTACTTGTCACCAAAGAATTTGATGTAATTAAACAAACGTTCATCAGCCGAATCAATAAAGTATTCGCGTTTAAGATGTGGCAGAACCGAGCGAAAGTATTCCTCGTTGTGCATCAGGTTTAGAAAAATACTTTCTACGATCATTTACCAAAGCTCTTTGATTTTGTTTAAAAGGGTTCGCCATATCGGCAAGTTAAGGTCGGGTTCTGGTTCTGGAATTTCGTCATCATCTGGCGTCTTTTCGATGTTCTCTAACAAGAACTTGAATGCCTGAGCCAACATTTTATCGGTTACATCATCAGACCAAAGACGTTCACCGAGAATGACCCAATCGGTTTTAAATCTACCATCTTGGGTCACTTCAAAGTTGGTCACCGCTACCTGTTGCCCGCTCAAGTCGAACAACAGGTATTGGCTAGGGGCCGCAGTCGGCTCGATCAATCCTCAACACCTTTAAGGAAGGTATCAAACTCGGCTTCGTGGTTTGTATCCATTTCGGTTGCTTTCAACATGTACGTGTTTTCAACGTAGTCACGGAACGACTTGCGTTTCATGATTTCCATCAAGTAGTTGTTGGTCGCTTCCAGCTCTGCTCTACGGAACTTCTTACCGTCGTACAGGATTTCGCCGGTATCCGGGTTGATCATTTGATAGAACCCTTTGGTTGGGCTAATCAACGAACCTTCTTCCAGTGCCAGTTCAAAGATGCCAGACATTGCCTGAACACCACCCTCAAACGAAACGTGAATCGGGAACTTGGACTTTTCAACCACGAATCGCGATTTCTCGATGATCAGTGTGAACTTGAAGCCGGTCAGCTCTTGGCCGTCTTTGTCCTGTGCCTTGGAAATAAACAGTACGGTGTTCGAAGACAACATACCACCCTGACCACCACCCATGATTTGTTTCGGGAACATGCCTTGTTCGTTGTATGTGTGGTTAATCACAATGCAAGGAATGTTCTTTGCTTGGAAGTGCGGGGTGATGATACGGAACATTGATTTCAGTTGCTTCGCACGGGTCATGTCCGCAGCACTGTTTTCATTCAATGCGTCATCAACTTCTTTCTTCGAAGCCAAGTTACCGATGGAATCCACCAAGAAAACAACTTTTTCGTTACGCTTGATTTGTTCAAGCAAGTTCGCGAATTCGAATTTCAGTTGTTCAATGTTGTAAATCGGAATGTGCATCAAACGGGATGGATCAATACCGAACGACTTCAAGTATTCCGGGGTAATACCAAATTCGGAGTCAAGCAATACGCACATGGCGTCTTTGTGCTTCCGAAGATATGCAGCGACCAACAGCAATGCGAAGTTGGTTTTAAAGTGCTTCGACTCTGCCGCGATGGACAGAATACCCGATGGAAGACCACCGTTGATTTTACCACTCAATGCCACGTTCAGGATCGGGACGGATGTTGGGGCAAAATCTTTTTCGTTAAACAGTGTCGAGTCGGACAACACCGCAACATCATCACGGGTTGTCGCTTTCAACAGTCTTTGCATCAAAGCTGGATTCATCTTTTTCTCAGTTCTCTTACATAAAATCGTCAAGTGAGATTTCGTCTTTGTACTTCCAACCAATTGCATCGCAAATAGTTGCCAAAGGCTTGATGAATGATTTATCAAACATCGTCTCACGGTCCATAAACCGCAGAATATTATCTGGGTCCATTTCGTCTGGAATTCGCATACCAGATTTGAACGCAAATCGCTCACAGCCGTAACTATTCGGCTCTCTCAAAAGGATACTGGCAATCTTCTCGCCTTCTTTGATCATGTCCACGCCGTCGATCTTTCGAGCCACACGGTTGAACGCCAAAACACCTTTGATATGACCCGGACATCTGAACCCCGGCTGCATGTCACCCATGGTGTACTTGGCTAAGTTGTTCGCGGAAGACACACCGGCAATTTCCCGGTAGTCGATCACACCATAACGCTTGTGTACGTCATCGATCAGGGTCAGAAGCTGTGCTTGTTGTCCGTCAAGGATCAAATCAATCGCCTCTTTCAGACCATCCCGCGCAAGTTGTGGTGTACTCGCTCGCTGGGTTTCAATACCCATGATCTTTGTTTCTGGTTCTTTGTAGCGGTAACCTTCCATGTCCCACACTGCCAACGCATAACGTTTCTTGGCAATGAAGAATCCAGTTGAAGAAATCGCTTCTCGTTTCATGTACATCACAGACGCGTAATGGTTCATGTACGTTGCAAGTTCTGCATACCACTTGTTCAACATCGGTTGAATCTTTTCTTCGGCAAACCGATCCAGCATGGTTACCGTTGCATCTGTACCTTTGTTTGCATAGAACTTATCAACAAAGTCTTCGAAACATACATAACAAGAGTCAGTATCAATTGCCACAACACGATCTTTAGGCTTGCCACCGATAGCCTTGTTCAACATTTCATTGAAGTGTTTAGCCGACCATTTGATAATCACTTGACCCGTGAGAGTTACAGCTTCTGCGTTTCGAATGTCGTAGTATCGGAAATACGCGTTACCCAATGCACCATAAGCCGAGTTGATCGCGATCTTAGCCGCTTTCTGCAACAGGTCGTACTTACGAACATCATCGTCATTGCCAGCATGCTTGGCATCTTTCATCAGGTTCTTGAAAATTTTACGCTGATTAAAGACATGCTCAACTACGGTTGGGATCACACCACGGATATCTTTGCGGTATCTTGTACCGTTAGCACCGATGGAATAAGTTTCACCATTCATGTTGACTTTGCCAGCAACGTAATCATCAACATCAGCGTTGTAAAGCTTATCAACCAGTGTCTCTGGGCTGATATTTAGCTGACGGATAATACCCGGATACAGCGATTCCAAGTCGAATGACATAATCCAGCGGAAGTATCCAACCAATGGGTCTTTTACAAACGCACCTTCAAATGGCACAGCTTGGCTATTCCGTTTCATCGGAACAACAACTTTTTGCTTCTTCAAGTGATTGAAGATGATTGAATCCCACTGTTTGATTGGTGAATATCCATCCTCGAACGTCATTCCTGCGTCATAGGTCATGTACATCATCAGATCAATCAATAGCAACTTCTCATTGATTCGTTTAACCAAATCAACGTCGTAGATGTTGTAATCCACGTATTTCTGTGGGTCGTTGATTGCCAGATCAACCAGCGAACCTTCAAAGTCCAACTTGTCGTCTTGAATCTCGACTTTCGCGATGTAGCCCAAGCGGAAGTTTGATCGAGGCTCCAATACGAACTTTTTGTACAACTCAATGTAGTCAAGTTGTGCAATACCAACCAATTTGACGAACTGTCTTTGACCGTTCTGGTTATCCTGCATGGTTTTGATATCAGTACGACCATACGGACTCAATGAGTCAGCAGCGGCTTCACCCAGAACCATCGTAATGCGTTTGTGCATGTACGGGATGTCAAAGCTGTTCGAATACCAACCAGTAACGATGTCCGGGAAGCATTCACGCCAGTCTTGAATAAATTCAACCAACATGTTCTTTTCAGTTGCGAAATACTTGTAACGAACACGTTTCAGAAGCGATTCTTTGAGTGTCGATTCTTCTTTGGTCCACTTCCGAGTTGAATACACGGTGTAGATATCGTCAATGTTGTCGTACAGGGTAATCGCGTCAACTTCCCACTTCGCAATCTCAGGCGATGGGAATCCATCAGGTCTTGCAGTGGTTGGGTCGTTTGGGTCGGTGTAAGTCGCGGCGTGAACTTCGATGTCGAGGTTCTTGATCCGAACAAGCTTGGTGTTTGGTGTCTGCTTGCCGAACTGATCAGCAATGAACGCCAAAGTGAAGTTGTCCATACCATTTACAACACCGTTGGAAACGGCCTTGGTGTCGCGTATAAACGCCGATGCGTCATACATGTTGTCGAAGTGCATGGGCATCTGGGAAACGCCGTAGATGTCCTTGTAGCCTGTTTCTTTGCTGGTTGGGACAAATAGCGTAGGGGAATAAGTGTGTTTCTCTCTGAAAGGCTGTCCGTTTTCATCATATCCACGAACCAGCATGTGTTGGCCTAATCGGTCAACAGCGGTGAAAAATTTCTTTGACAATGAGTTTCCTAAAGCAAGCATTAAGGCGATGCAGACCTATATTGTAAATGAAAAGGGTCGTGAACTAAACATTCAACGACCCTTGTGTATTACTTCTGACCGATGTTGTACTTGTAGACTTTCTGCCATCCATCGTTTGCATCTGCAAATGAAATGATTCTGAACAAATTACGTCGTTCGGAAACAGCTTGGCTGTGGTCAACGATACGGCACAGGTTCCAGTCTTCAAGAAGCTTGGCAATGTCGTTTCGTCTTTCAGTATCTTCATCAGTCATTTTTGCATCACGCCCATCAAGCTCTAACAGCTCTTTGAAATGCACGATGTATACCTTGCCACGTTTGTTTAGAATGTGGCATGACTGGTAAATGGTTTTGGTTTTGTTGTTGGCTATACCAACTCTGGTCAGTGTTTCCCGGATTTTCGGAAAACTATCTTGACTGGTTAATTCAATCTCAATCATCAGTGAAATACTCCTATCACGGTGTATTTACTGATGGCCGCAAGCCACCAAAATTGGTCATCTTTCCGCGAAGTGCTTTCAATTGATCTTCTGTAAGTCGCTCAATCATGCCAATGGCTTTTCGTTGACTGACTTCGAAGTATTTCATCACATCTTCGAGGTATTCATGTTTCTCAAGTTTGTTCCACTTACCAAACCGTTTCATCTTACGCAACCCGTAATACAGGTAGTCGTATTGCATCTTGTTTGGCAGATGTGGGTGCATATTCAAAAAATGAACATACGGCACGGCATCAATAAAGTTGCTTAAAGCCCGATTGATCACGAACGGTACATAAGCCCGTTCTGCTTCTGGCCCGAATGGAACGTATTTCTTATCGTTGATTGACCCAATCAGATCGAATGGGCTTAACTTGCTCATTACTTGAAGTCCATGTTCATCATCAACTGAACACACAGGCATTCCATGTGAATTTCGATGTCTGGTACAGTGTTGTAGAACTTCTGGTTTTCACCGATGTATTCGATCATTGCAGGGATGTGGCTTGGTTTCACAGCAGAGAACATCGCGTCATACAAAGCCCGAATAAACGTCGGATAATCAGACGCATATTTTGGGATCAACGCACGAATTTCTTTGAACTGTTTCGCCTTCAAGTGCCCGACCATGACATCAACTTCGGACGCGGATGTAACTTGACCAAGAATACCTTCATCGATCACACCTTTCATAGCGTATGATTGCAGATCAACCAACATGGACCGGTTGTCTGGGAAGTGCTTCTTGACCAGTTCCATAACTACTTGCTTGTTATCAACTTGAACGTTTTCGAGCTTCAAGATTTCCAACAGGCGAATAACCTGACCTTTGATCATCTGGTTCTTTTCATCGGCTGGAATCACGAACTCTTTAACGTTCATCCGGCTTCTGATTGGCTCAATGATTCGGTTCAGTTGGTTGCATGTCAGAATGAATCGGCAGTTGCACGAAAATTCTTCAATGATTCCACGGAACGCTTTCTGTGCCGGTTCAGACAAGTTGTCTGCTTCGTCGAGGATCACAACTTTACCAGACCCCATCATAGATACGGTCGATGCAAACTTGGTGATGTCGGTACGGAATACGTCGATACCAGCTTCGGACGATGCGTTGATGAACAACAAATCCATGTCCATTTCTTCAACCATCGCTCTTGCCATGGTTGTTTTGCCAGTACCCGGATTACTCGAACACAAAATCATGTTCTGCAATTCACCAGCCGCAACCAGTTCTTTGAAGTATTCTTTCAAACTGACAGGCAGGATACTTTCATCAATGGACTTTGGGCGATACTTCAATTCCCAAAGCCATTCGTTAGGGGTTACACTGATCATCTTTCACCAATTAAGAAGCGATTTCGATTTTAGTTCCGCTGAACTCACTAGACTTTTCAGCCGCGACAAAGTATTCGATGTCAGATGCAGAGAACCGGCACAGGCAACGACTAGAAATCGAAACCTTGTAATCAGCTCGTACCATCTTCAACAGATCGGTTTGAATCTGGAAGTTGTACGTGTTATCCGACAGGTCTTGACCAACGACCACACTGAATGCGTTAGCATTAGGGTTCTTCGGGTCAATCGCTTTGAGTACGATATTGTTCTTTTCATCTTTGGTCACAGCCAACATCGGCAGACCCAAAGTCGAACTTGCTTTCATGATCCGATCAAATGTATCTTTCGGAAGATCAAATTCAACTTCGCCACCGGGGAACTTAACGCGGTTCTTCGGTGAAATGATTACTTGTTCTTCTGCGTACCCGTAAGAACACTTCGATGCACCACCAGTGATGGTCATGTAATTGGTGTTGAATTCTACATCGGCTTCTTCGAACAGATTGACTGTAGCAATGAAGTTGTTCAGGTCATAGATACCAAACTGCACCGGGAAATCTTCTGGAACTTTTGCAAATGCTACAACAGTCTTTGCGATGTTCACGGTGCTGATTTCGTTACCCGGTTTAACGATGATCGACGTGTTGATACCACTAAAATTCTTCAACAGATCGAGGGTGTTTTTGCTAATTTTCATGTTCTATTAGTTACTCACAATGTAGCCAGATTCAGTCAAAACGTCGTGGGTGACGCTTTCAAGGACCAGATCAAGCGGTTGTTGATTCGTGGATTGACGCAGTGGACCAAAACCTTTCAGTTGAATTACAACAAGGTTTTTATTCAGTTCGCGGAGGGTTTCGAGGTATCGGGTTTTGATTTTTGCATCAATGTCTTGATACAGGGCCAGTCGGGCCGGTTGTGCGATCAAACTAAATTTCTTCGCTACATCAGCGTCAATCAGGGAAACCCAAGCATTACGCACGTTTACATCATGTTCAACAAGATCACTACGATTCATTACTATATTCTCACAAGGTGGCAGGGGTTTGATGGGATTACTATACCAGCTAAACCCCTGTTTCTAAACATTAAACAGAAATTTCGATTTCGGAAAATTTACCGGTCATTCGAACGTCAATGGTTCTATCAAACTCCATAGACTCGATCTTTTCACTGTGACTGATCACATAGATTGAGTCATTGATTTGATCCAGAATCTCAACCAAGGCTTCGATTCCGTCTGTGTCGCTTGAGCCGTCCATGACTTCATCCAGTACCAGCACGTTCACGCTACCACCAGAAATCAGTTTCACCAGATCACGCCATGCGAACAGAATCGCGATGTCAATCCGGTACTTCTGACCTTCGGAAAAACTGTTGTACGTGAAGTTTTCCATACCACGGGTCTTGACACTCTCACTGAATTCTGCATCCAGCTCGAACGTGTACATCGCACCCATCTTGGTCAGGTACTCATTGATCAGTTTGTTGATCACAGGAATGTACTGACCGATGATCACGGTTTTAACACCAGAATCCTTGAGAATGGCATTGATTGCCGCATAGCAATATTTGTCATTCATCAGTTCCAACCGATGTTCACTGACCTTGTTCAGCATTTGTTCCAGTTTAATCAGTTGTTGGCTCACGTCTTTGAACTCTTTCTGCTCAAGGGCAGCAATCGAATTCTGTGTCATTTGAATTGCGGATTCATAATGACGAACGCTTGATTCATCAACGGCTTTCTGACTCTGGACTTCTTGAATCTTGGTCTTGATTTTCTGATCGCGTGTGCGGTCTACTTCTTTGGCGTTGATCCCGGTGACCTTTTCATCCAGTCGCAGCCCAACTTCGTCGATACTCATATCCAGTTCGAAGGTTTTCTTCGATTTGAAGGTTGTATCAATCTTCTGGGTACACACCGGACAGTTATCGTTGTTGGTCAGGAAGTGCAACATCTTTTTGTGTTCTTCGATCTTGGCTTGCAGTTGACCACGTTCCGCATACAAGGCCGGTAAGGCTGTCTGGTATGAACCATCGCTCAACATAGGTGCTAGCTTACCCAAGACATTAGTGCCCGCCAGAACGTCTGCTAGAGCGCGATCCAGCTTATGTGCAAGGTCATCCAGCTTGACTTTTTCAGCCTTGATCAATTCGTCAACTTTACCCTTGTCATCAGCCTGTTGTTTTTGCAACATCGACTGTTTTTGGGTCAGCAGTTGAATGTTATGTTCTGCTTGAACAATATCGCTCTGACAGATTGCATGTCGTTCTTTGTTCTTTGCAGCCATGATGCTAAGCAGTTGGATATCCAACAGGTCTTCGATCACTTCACGGCGTTTCGGTGCTGTCAACTGCATGAACGGTGTAAACCCGGCTGTACCAAGAACCACAATTTGCTTGAATGATTTCAAACTCATTTGGAGAATCTTGTTCTCAAGGTAGTCTTGGTAATCACCGGTACTGGCATCTTCTTCGATCAGTTCAGAATCCTTGCGGATTTCAAATACTTTCGGGCCGATGCCGCGTGTTACTTCATATGGAACACCATCGACTTCAAACTCAAGCTTGACCACCATACCCTTTTTGTTAGTGGTGTTCACCAACTGGGGCATGTTGATGCTTCGATATGGTTTACCGAACATCGCGTAAGTCAAGGCTTCAATCAGGATCGTTGATTTACCTGTACCATTCTTGCCGGTAATCAGGTTCTTTTTATGTGTGTCAAGCTCAATGATGATTGGAACATTACCAACGCTCATTAGATTCTTGATCGTAATCTTTTTCAGATTGATCACTGTGTTTCAGCCTCGCGGTATAAGTCCAGAATGAATCGTTTGATTTTCTTCCGATCTTCATCGGTTTCTTCCAAGGTATCAACGTATTCATCAATGATGTCAGCCGTGGTCAACATGTTATTGAGTGACACAGTTGCAGCCACACCATTACCGGAATCCAACACATCTTTTACTTTGACTTCTTTGGCAATAAGAATCAGCTTATCAATCAGCTTATCGAATTTCTTGGTGTCGCCTCGGGATTTGACTTGAATGTTCAAGTTCATTCCTTTGTATCGATCCAAGTTCTTTTCATCAAATGTTTCATGATCGTAGTAGATGCGCGAAAATCGCGGCATGTTGTTGTTATGGAACTCGAACTTACCGTCATCTGTATCATAAACCCAGACACCACGATCATCATCCGCATCACCAAACGTCAATTGGTATGGAGTACCAACGTACAGGATATGGTTTGCTTTTGAGATTGTATGGAAGTGACCCGACCAAACTTGACTGTAATTTGCCAAGAAGTGTGCGTCTTCGCCCTGTGATGCCATACCACGGTAATACTGGAACCCAGCCAACTCAAAGTGACCAACTGCAATGTTCCGGTCGCTGTTAGCGATGAACTCAAGGACTTGTTTGCGGTTGTCCCGGCAAATCCACGGAATCATGTCGATTCGAATTCCATCAATCTCAAGGACGCCCGGTTCGTTGTAGATCGTGAAGTTGTCGTACCCTGCCAGCAACTCGTTACACGAATTGGGGAAGATCGATTCTTTCAAGTGCATATCGTGGTTACCCACCAGCACATGCCATTCTTGACCCTTGGTCTTGGGGATCAGTTTTTCCCGTACAAGTTCCATGGTGTCATGTCGAATAGCTTTGCGAGCATCAAAGAAGTCGCCGGTTTGAATAACGTGTTTGATTCCGAGTTTGGACATCAACGGGAAAATGAATTCATCAAAAACCCGTATTTGATATTCGGCGGTTTCTCGGTCGCCACTTCGGTGACCCAAATGTTGGTCACCGATAACCATCAGTTTTGCCATTAATCAATAAATTCCGCTAAACCACCTTCCTCTACAGGTTCAAGTGGCACAATTTTTTTACCCGGTGCTTCTTTCAACTTTTCACCGATATCTTTAAAGAACGAATAATCAATCTGGATGGCGTTTCCGTCATCGTCGAATTCTTCAAGGTCGGGGATAGCTTGCAGGTAGTATTTGTACTTGATACGGGTTTGCTTGTTTTCTTTCTTTAAACGGTTTACACAAGCCCGTTCACATATCCGAGTGATATATGCATGGACGTTAGTGTATTGGGTGTTGTATTTGTGAAGATATCTGGCACAGACTTCAATCGCGTCCAACGCCATTTCATCACGCCATGTGTAGTTCTGGAAGTTCCAGCGCTTGACGAGATTATTAGCAATCAGGATTACCGACTTTGCGGTGTAATCGCCCATCTTTGCGACGGGGTTTGTTTCACGACGTTTATGCCATTCGACAATATCTTCGTACAACAGTTTATTGTCAACGTACATCATTTCTCCTACTGGTCAGACTATTCTACCAGTGTTTGTATCAAATATAAACATTCCCCAGAAATGCAAAAGGCCACTCATCGATTAAAATGAGTGGCCTTTTTGGTGCGTCAAGCGCTACTGGATTTCTTGTAAATCTCAAAGTTCTTATAGAACTCGTCGATGATCATATCAAACGTACCAAAGAACTCTTTGGTTTTTGCATCAAAGGTTCTAAGCCGCATGTTCTGTGTCTCGATGGATAGCGTCAACACCTGAGCCAGCAATCGGTTTGATCCAACCACTACACGCTCATAAGTGCCGTCATCCCGTTTGATATATTCCAAAACGTCTCTATCAAACTCGAACCAGTATGGAGAATCAATTCTCCCATTTGTATTAATCATGCAACGTTACGATCTTACCAGCCCTGATATCAACTCTACCGTCACCGACAACCACCATTTGATAGCGTGAGTCCGGTAGTTCCCTCAGTTCTTTCCAACAGGAACCCCAAGGCCCGGTGATAAGCAGGGTACGGCATCCGTCACTTTTGGTGATACGATGATACTCATTCTTTGGAATGTATATCAAACGGCGTCTGTTTCGATCAAGTCGGACGACCTTACCACCATCCTGCACGATTTCTTCAACATAATTGCCCTTGAGCAAAACGCTGATCGCACCAAATGCATGGGTATGGTATCGGTCTTGACACCCGGTTGATTTATGGAAATGGAACAGTTTGATACTGAACAGTTTCTTCCATTCCAACAGCGTGATTTCAGTTATTGGTTGATCACCTTGATTGATTAGTTTCTTCTTGAGAAATATCATTTGGTAACCATAATTGGTGCCGATGGTGGGATTCGAACCCACGATCCCTTCCGGGCGCCACTTTTTGAGAATGGTGTGTATGCCACTCCACCACATCGGCTTGAAATTGGAAGGACGGGTCGGATTTGAACCGACGGGTTTACGGATTTGCAATCCGGTGCATTGGGCCTCTCTGCCACCGCCCCTTTGTTATTTAGTGTGAGTTGACAAGAATCTTCAACACATCACGCGCTTTTTTGTATTCACCCAGCTTGATCAAACGGGCTGCTGTTCGTTCAAGTTCAACGATTGCAGCATCCCTTGGGGTTTCCACCGGCTCGATATTCGCAATCAGTGTCGGTGTACCCAGCTTGATCATGACGTTGCTAGTGAGGAAACGAAATTTAATATCCGACTGAGAATCAAGCACCAAGTATGACGCTCGACGACCGTTCAGTTCGTAGGTCAGCCAATCGGCTACATCTTTTGATTCTTTCAGACTACATCCGGTTTGTTCCCGGAAATCTTTGATCCAATTGATTTTACGATCCGCTACGAACAAGCCGGTTGGGCCGAATGTGGAAACCTTAAATTTCATCTAATTCTCACTTGTTAGTTAGTACCGCATAAGCTCGAACCACACCAAACAACACATACTTGATAACAGGGTTCACTTTGGAAACACCCATTGCTTCAAGGAAGATGTAATCACCTTCTTTACGTGTACAAGTTCTGGTCGAACCATCTTTCAATGTAATGGTTTTGTAGTCGCACAGATAGTCGTGAACAACAGCAGCTTTACCATAAGTTCCTGTTGGTGGAAATAACCACTTGAACCCTTTGGTTGTTGCAAAATCGGTCACAAATCCTTTTGGAACAATAACGCGGTCATCGCCTTCCAATTCTCCAATCACATACGTGAATTGTTTGTTGAGAATCCAAAGAGTCATTGCATCATTGAACGGCGAAACTTCTAGTACATCTGTATAGCTGCTCATCTGTTTTGTCCTTATAGACGTTCGAGGAAAATTTCTTCCTGATGCCTATGCAGACCATCCGTGTATAAATCAGCAAGCTCCTTTCTCAATGCGACTCGCAGCACGATATCTTTCGACGTGCCAACAATTGCATATGCAGCCCGCGACTTTTGATCAGCGGTCAGCTTGTTACCACGAATGAATTGCAGTTTGATACATTCCATATTCGGAAAGTATTTTTCAACGATCCATTCCATCAAACTTCGACTGAATGAAACGCGATGCAATTTGTTGGTTGCTGGGTCAAAGACACCATAAACCAGATCGGAGGATTTGCAGTTACAACTAATGTTCTACACTTTCATCGGTATTACCTTATTTAGTTACCATCTTGAATATGCAAGTTCACATGATTGCGACCCTGCAACTAAGCGTTGATTTTTAATCAACACACAAATATCGGCTCTGGTGAACTTGTACGGCAAGATAGGTGATGACATATGGTCAGGTCGGTGGACCCACATTTCAACCATGTCAGAATCAACCGTATGCCACGACAGTTCACGCACACTACCATTGATAAGAAACATACCATTACAACGTCGCAACAGTATGTCTATCAGTTCATTCATCGGGATCATTGAATTACCATCTTTCGCCCAAGTACCCACCCAGACGGCTCATATTCACCGAGTGTTGCTTTCGGTATCTTTTTATTGCCTAGGGTTGGGTGTGTTATCCAACAAGTTCCATATTGACTATTATCGGATGGCTTAGTATGTCTCGCACGCGCTTTTTCAGAAATCAACCGTTTGGTTTCTTCACGATGTGTTTTACCAGTCCAGTCATAGTCAATCTTCTGCGTATCACCAACATGGCGGAGTTTCTTTGCTTCTCGGAATCTTTCTTTATTTGCGTCCGTGCTAGACCTAGCTCTGATCACTTTGGTCACAGCACCCCGATACTCAGGGTTTTCCCAATTCCGTTTAGCAATCTCCGATGACTGCCCACCTTCACCACCAAGCTTTAAATTCAAGCATTGTGGATCGGTTAACGTTTCTGGGTTGACTAGCTCTGATTCTCTCAAAGCCAATTCATCCCTTGATTCATGATATTCCAAAATCTCAACACTATGGTTTTCCAGCCCATGTTTTCGAATCGAATATCGCAATCGTTTACCAGACCCAACATAACCATCGTTTAAATCGTCGGTTGAGTGCATACCGATGTAATATCGGTTTGATACAAGACATGTGGTCTTGTAGATGTAGTGAAATTTTCGTTTCTCTACTCGAACGTAAGTCATTTTTGCATACCTGTATTTTGTTCATGAACACAGGTATTTATATCAATTGATATGCAAAAATGGTCAATGGTGCAGCCAACGGGACTCGAACCCGTGCTTGGAGAATTTAGAGTTCCCTGCCTTGCCAACTTGGCTATGGCTGCTTTAATTTGGTGTGGCTGGTGGGAGTCGAACCCAACATCACCGGTGTCACAAACCAGTATTCTAACCATTAAACTACAACCACCATCAAGCGTTGTTTGTGCTGCGTTGTTGCTGTGACGTGAAACAATATTAGCACCAGTTCTGTTCGAAATAAACATTCATTCGTACAATTTTAGTGCTTCCTGCAATTCTCTTACCAGAGCCTCGGCTTTGTTAGCCCGCAAAGCCCACTGATGTCTGCTTAGAACCGTGCATGGAAGGCATTCTGTAGGGCACCCCACTTCAAGCATTCTACCCGGCACACCAGCTTCTGGGTGAGGGTTCACCGACATCGGGAACCCGCATTTGTAACAGATCAATCTAGGATGCTGCCTACAAGGTCACCCACGCCGTCTAAGATCGACCACCATACAAACGCATCAACTGCATCACCGGCAACCTGTGCGGCGTTCACGTTGGACGTGGTAGGCTTCTGTTTGACCTTCGGTTCTTCTTTCTTTTCAGGTTCTGTCATTTGCCTGTCCACGATGGGTCAATGTCATCGCCGTATTCTTCAACGATCACGATCTTTCTGTCTGATATAAAGGACGTTGGCCCAAGCTCGATTTTCATATCACCGATGTCATACGACAGGGTGATGTGTGGAATGAAGCTAGGATGATCCCACGTACCGCCGTGTTCTTTCATCAACTCACTATGACGGTTTGATAGAAAGCTACTTTCATATGCCAGTACCAATGCGTTCTTCCCGGATGCCGTCTTGAACACCTTTAAATCAAACTGATTTGTGTCTGAGGTTGGTGTGGTCAGGTACATCCCGAATGGAACATAATTTGGTAGGGGTTTACGACTATACAGCAATGTGCTATGGAATTTTGCCGGATCAAGTCGATTCGGAAGATTCAGCATGTCTTGCATGATCATCAAATCACGCACCGTTAATGGATCAAAACGCACCCCGGCGTATGTTCCATGAATCCCTTCCATCAGGAAGGGAAGCATATCTCTAAAATTCAATTATTTCTTCCTGCCGACCCAACGACCTTCGGAATCCATAACAAGCGGTTCAAGTACAGGCATCGAATCGATGATTAAAGCTGTACCGATGATTGGGCGTTTGATGTTTACGTTGTTGTAGTTGAAAGCCAATGCATCGTCATCGACCAGACAACCGGTCTGTAAGCCCCAGTACAAGCCTGTAGGATTACGCCAGTAGCTAACCTTAAAGGTTTCGTGATAGTGGCCCTGAACAGCGTTCATGCCCATCTGCTGGCTAAGTTGAATGACATCGCTCGACTTACCGTGATGGAAGTAGCAATTCTGACCATTTGGCAGTTTGATAGTAAGTTCAAATGACCATTTCCAGTTCGGACCCACACCAAGAACTTCGTTGTACGATTTGATGTAGTGTTTTGGAATTCCGTTGGTTTTTGCTTTACGCCATACCAGTGAGCCGTGGTTTGATTCAATGATGTCCATTTTCGGGAACATTTGATACAATTCAGCGATCACTGCTTGGCTTTGACGCAATTCATCACCGGCACTTGGCAGATCAGGGTCATGGTCGTGGAAGCTCAACGCGTGTTTGTCAAGTTCATCGCCCATTGAGATAATTCGAGTCGGCTTGTATTTCTTTTTCAGATAAGCCAGAAACTCCAACAGGTCAGGGTGATGATACGGAATGTGCATATCACTGATGACTAAAATTCGATCATTGTTTTCCGTCGCTGCATCCAGCTTGCGGATGGCGAATTTTGTTCCAACGGGTTTACCGAACTCTTTGCGTAGAAAGTCCGAGACTGTTGACTTTGGTTGCCCTACAGTTTCAGAAATACTGCGCCACGATAAGTTCTGTTTGGCTAATTCAACAGCCTTCGATTTCCATTCTTGCATTAGTTATCTCGTTGAGAGGTTGGCCCGGTGGGCATCACACTTATTTACGGGCGTAAAAAAAGGGCCATTCGGCCCTTTCATATGATTTTGCATCAGCTACGTGCGATGGTTGAAGCCAGACTTTTATCAAACTGACCAGCGTAGTTGCCGTTGAGGTATTGCATTACCGCTGGGACACCGACCAAACCATTAGCTGTAATCAAATCACGGATTTGAGATTCACTAAGTTGTTTCGGCAAAAGTCCAGCGAGAACTTGGTTTTCGGTTTCAAGCTTTGGATTGGCACGGTGTTTCAGACTTTCATCGTTGGACTTGATCAGTTTCTTGACCGCATCAACAACTTGAGCTTCTGTGTAAACCTTGCCAGTACGCTTTTCAACTGTTTCGATTTCACCCAAAAGCAGGTTGAGAATCGCAACTTCAATTGCGCGGGATGGGTCACGTCGGGCATCCAGTTTCTGGGCACCGATTGTTTCAATCAAACTCATTATGTAATACTCACTAATTAATCAAAGTTCGTGTGAGATTTCCAACTTGTGGAATACAGCACGACTACCCTCATCGGGTGTGGTTGTGTCGGTTGGGTCTTCTTGGTTGTAAACACCAGCTTTCATGTACAGTTCACGAACACCCCAGCTAGGTTCGAACGCCAAGTCTAGTTTTCCATCACGTCGTAGACCGGTTTTATCGGTGTAACTCGCATTGAAAATAACCTTCCCAGATTTGGTTACGTGGATAACGAATGTGAATCGAGCCCCAAGAGGGATATCTTTCAACAAAGCGTAATCTACAGGATTCGTCTGATCGAATGCCTTACGGAATCCAACAGTCAGTTGACCAATACCGTCTGCTGCTTTATCAAAAGACAGTTTGACAGGTGGTCTAGTTGAATCTTTAACATGAATCTGACCAATAACAGTTTCGCCACCCTTTGGAACTTGATTAACAGTCATTGCTACACGCAGCCAATGGTCACTGAAATCAGCGAACTTCCAATTATACGTGGCACCTTGAGCGGTTACTTCACGCAGTTCTGTGCGGGTACGACTTGTTGACTTGGATGATGCGCCCTTGGTAGGTGCCCATAGACGGATATCACCATTCGATTCAACTGAAAAGTATTCGTTCTGTGGGAAAGTACCCGGTGCATATGTAATACATTCATCACTACCGGGGAACTTTGGTTCTGGGGTAGTGAGGTTAAGCAGATTTAACAGAATCATGAAAACACCTTTAAATTTTAGAAATTACAATCAAGGTATATTCATCAATTGGTGCCAACACTGAGCATCGAACTCAAGTCTCATCCTTACCAAAGATGTATTCTAACCAATCTGAACTATGTCGGCTTGATGCCCATTCAAGGGCTTGCTGTATGCGGTATTAGCCGCGTCGCGAAGGGACGTTACAGCTACGACCACTCCACCGGCACATGGCAACCCATGGCGCTAAGTTGGTGTTCCCGGTCGGTAACGATCCGACTACCCGTTGCGTGTAAGGCAACCGCTCTCCCTTTGAGCTACAGGAACTTTTAACAGGTTACAGTTTTGGTTTTCATATGCGAGAAAGTTTGGACTGCTGTTTGTAACCTAAATTGGCAGGGGTAGTAGGAATCGAACCTACGACAACGATGTCAAAGACCGTTGTGATACCATTTCACCATACCCCAATCTAACATGGTCAGCCGCTGCCTGACCGTAATACTACTTGTTCTTTACGAACTGGCTGTATCTGCGCTACGCGGGTCTGTTACCGTCATATTTCAACGGCTTGGTGTTTAACGTGCTTGAGACTCATACTCACACGATGCTTGCGCATTTGGCGGATACAGTAGGTATCGAACCCAAGCCGTATTAACAGCCCAACTGGTTAGCAACCAGCGCTACCAAACCTTGGCAGATCAGTATCCAAATCTTCTACAACAGTGCGGGATTCGAGGTAATCAATGTTTCTCTGATTACACACCAACACAACTCCGTACTTTTCACGTAATTCTTTGCTTGCTGCGATAGCCGCATCCAAACGTTCTTTCATTTTAGCGCGCTGTTCAGCCCTTTCATCCGGTGACTGTTGCTCATGATAACGCTTGAGCAATTCAGGGCACAGATGGAAGCCTGTATAACCGCAATGATCACATTTCAAGCCGAAACTACCGGTGCGAGTACCGCTTCGATGAAAAACTTACCATCATCAACAATACCAGCGACCTGATGGCCTTCAACCATGATACCAACACGGCGCATATCGAATTCTTCTGAAGTGTTCCCGAACTTCGAATAGTCTGGAATGTAGCCAAGAGATTCAACACCCAAATCAACTTCAACAGGAACTTCTTTCAACGGCAGATTCAACATTTGATTCTCACATGGTTATAACAGTTGGCAGCGTTAAGAGGTATCGAACCCCAACCGGGATTAGCCGGTCGAACTACTTTCCAAGTAGACCCCATCACCATCAAGGATTTAACGCTATATTTGGTGCAATGTCGCGGAGTCGAACCACGTTGTATCTCACTGACTGGGCCAATTTATCCCAGCGTTTAGGAAGCTATCCGTTGGCAACTAAATCAGGTCAACAATACAAGACCATTCACAAAGCATATTTGGTGCGGGCAACAGGACTTGAACCTGCAACTTCCTGCTTGGCAAGCAGGTACTCTACCAATTGAGCTATGCACGCATTTTGAAACTTAATTTGGTGCCCATAGCGAGAATCGAACTCGCTTTTTACGGTTGAAAGCCGTATGTCCTAGACCGTGTAGACGATATGGGCAAAGCTGGCTGCATTAACTGTAGTCGCCAGACCAGAGTTAGGATTCTCTGCCGGGAAATCGAATCCCGGTAATTTTCGTCAAAAGGAAAGTTTAGTTAATTGGTTGCTGTTAGCAGCCGTTCCTGTTTTTGGTTTGATACATCCCTAGTTGCACTTCCTGAGAAGGAATTTACGCAATTGCAGCAACTTATTGGGATTCGATCAGTTGTCTCGGTTACTCTGACCTTGTATCAAATTTGGTACGGAATGAGGGATTCGAACCCTCAAGGGCACGGCTTCTAAGGCCGTTAGCTGTGCCAGATTTGCATTAGCCAATTCCGCATTGTTTCGTTTTTCTGTTGCTTATACGTTACATTCTATATCAAATGTCACACAGAATAAACATTAGAATCAATTATTTGGTGGACCGCAAGGGGATCGAACCCTTACCCCCGACGTGCAAGGCCGGTGTGCTCCCATTATCACTAGCAGCCCATATTGTTATTTAGGCGTACCCAACGAACACATCGTTGATATACATCTTTAATTTCTTTTGTGGTAGCGCCCACTGTGCAGCATATTGAATGGCTTCACGGTACGATTTAAACGGCCCGCGACAATCACCCTGCCCACGGCCTGTTCCTACGAACCATTCGCCGTTATCGAGCTTACAGACGCCACACAAGCCGCGTGCAGCCCGTTGTTTCAGGACTTGCAATCTGGACATATCATTCTCACAATAGAAGGCTGCAACGTAACAAAGAACCAGTCTAAGCCAGTGGATGCAGCTCGTTTTTGGTAGTTCCGACCGGGAACGATCCGGTGATTTGTCCTTATGAGGGACTTGGTTTACCGATTAGCCTACGGAACTATATTTTTGACCTCTTGAGTGGCTTCTCCCCGAAGGTTTCCGCTTATATTGCCACTGGGAGTCACCCCAACGCCCGAAGGTGATTGGTTGCGGGTGCTGGATTCGAACCAGCGAGCTTTGGCGTATGAAACCAATGAGATAGGCCAGACTTCTCTAACCCGCAATTATTCTAATCTTAACCGCACATGTTCTTCACGATGGCAGTTGGCACATAGCATCAAACACTTATCTAACTCCGCCTGTATGACTACCCAAGCTTTGTTATGTGTGTTGGCACCTATGCCGAAGTCTTTCTGTGTTGGGTCTTTGTGATGGAACTCAAGGGCTTCTACACACTTGTTGTAGCCGCACGTTTCACATCTACCACCCTTGTATGCAATAGCCATCATTTTGACTTTAGCACGCCGACGTTTTACAGCGTCGTACATACACTTGCGACAGCGCTCATGGTATTTCTGCACCGAATGGACTGTTTCACCATGCTTGGCACAGACCTTGATTACTGTATCTACCACATCAGACCTTATATTTGGTGCTACTAGCAGGACTCGAACCTACGCCGATCGATTATCGGTCGATTGCACTACCAACTGTGCTATAGTAGCTTTGTATCATTGAATTTGGTCACCCTACACAGATTCGAACTGTGTCTTCATCGTCCCAAACGATGTGTGCTAGCCGTTGAACACTATAGGGAGATTGGTGGGTTATTGGTGGAATCGAACCACCGACCGTATCATACGTCCTGTACAAGACAGAATGAACAGCCAAACATGTAACCCATGAAACTTTAAATTGGTCACCCCGAACAGATTTGAACTGTTTCTTCATCGTCCCAAACGACGTGTGCTACCGTTGAACACTACGGGGAGTTAATAGCAGGTTGGCACCCTTTAACTATTGTGTCTGAGGATAATTTCCGACACGCACACAGTTATATCCCACTGTTCGGTTGCTACTTATTCTCTGTAGCCGATATCCAAGCGAACTTGGCGGTTTGATTGGTGTATTGTTGTTTGAACGAGTTCGGCAACAATAGTCCTATCTCTCTAGTATTTTTAGAGGTTTGCTGTATTCCAACCTAATTGTGTAGGGTTAGATAGCCCTACGACCGTGCGGGGAGCAACAGTGTTCTTTACTTGTGCATGACATCTAACAGATACTGGAAATCACTATCAGCGGCCTTGTAGGCAGCTTGGCGACGTTCTTCCAATAACTCTGGTGTCATCACTTTAAGGTCGGCCAATAAAATACTGACACGAACCTTGGAATTTTTGATTACTACGCCTGCTTCGGACATAATCCGTTTACATCTGGCATCGGATTTACCGGTATACTCAACGACCTTGAACCAGCCGCGTTTGTCTTGGTAAAAACCTTTGTTGGAAAATACCAACGAACCCACTTGGACTGTCATGTATTTAGCGACCCCGATTTGCGAGCAAATGGTTACGAACTGCCTCGGCATGTGCGATTGCATCTTCATACATTTTCTCGACTTGCTGAACGCTGATTTTCGTTACCCAAGCAACTTCAATCGGTTTACCCGGCTTTGGGTTGCTGGTGATGTATTCATTGTTGTCAACCAGACGTTTTGCCTTTACATGCAAAATACCTTGGATTTCCAATACTTCTGAAACAACACCAATACCATCACGACCTTTGTTGCCGACACGGATTTTGATCAAATCACCAAACTGAATGTCTTTCGCAAGATCGTCTTGCATTCGCTTTTGCAAATGTGTCATCTGGTTCAATATATAATTCTCACAATGAATTGTATCTGAATCACCGGGTCAGTTACGCAACACCCTTTCGGGCACCCAATCTTTCAGGGCTTTACCGGCTAGCTGATTTTAGGGCTTTCGCCTACGATTCAAATTTGGTTTGAACAGTTGGGTACGCAATGATTACGTCATTTCACCCTCTCCACTTCGAGGCGACTGACCTAAGCCAGTTGTAATCACCCACAGATGTGTTGTTCAAATTTGGTGCCGCAGAAAGGACTCGAACCCTCAACCTTCTCATTACAAGTGAGCTGCACTACCAGTTGTGCTACAGCGGCTTTTTGTATTCCTGTCTCATAACAAAACGATTCATCAAAGCATTAGCCAATGGATCATTGAGTAAATTTTTAATCAAATCCGGGGCCATCGGTTGAACCGATAGAAGTTCTCTTGCGAGTTGTTCCGGGTCAAACTTTGTAGCCCATTCACTCAACTGTTCTTTGGTCAGCATGGTTCAGTCCGAAGAAGTGGATACTTCTCTTTGAAGCTTTCATGTTGACCACACCCGGAACACACATGAATGTATTTCGGTGGGTAAGTCAGGTAAGCTTCACCGGTTGCTACGAACTGCCCAACACAATTATTATGATCGGCGTGTACCTGATACGTTCGAACTTCAACCTTGCGTTCTGTTAACAGTGCAGCTCTATTACGCTGAAACCGTTCAATCGCTTCTTCTCGGTTCATCATTTCCCACGTTTCTCCACAAGAGACTTTGCAAAATTGCAAGGCGAACACATGGTGGTTGTATTGCTGACATTATCAGCACCACCCGCACTTCTCGCTAACGTATGATCATGAGTAAACAGAATCTCATTGCCCTTTTTATCTTTGCCCCAGAGGTTCAGATGATATGGAAAATCATCAGTCTCTCTGACAGGACGTTCCACCGCATAGTAAGACGCGTGCAGCCCACATGCAGAACATTTGGTGCTACGATAAAACGTTCTTAACCGGGTTCCGCGACTGAACAGCTTGACTTGTTTACCAAACAGTTCAGTTCTGGGTTGATCCTTTGGGGAAGCTCCGACGACAGTTTTCTGTCTAGCCCGAATTTCCTTGATGTCAACAACACCTATACGATGATAATCTTGCGGCTTCATTGTATCAATCTCTTGCTTGGTTATGAATCAAGCATACCAGCATTGGAACAGAATGTAAACATTTGAATCGAATTTGGTCGTGGGGGCCGGACTCGAACCAACGACCTTCGGCTTAGTTGCCGATGCTCTTAAAAACCGATAACCGCCAATGTGTCATCCGGAAAGCAACGCCCATATCCACAAAACACTTCTACTGGCATCTAGCGTCTACTATATCGGTCGCGCACCGATGTTCAACATTCGAAATTTAATCCAACTGAGCTACCCCACGTTGCGCCATGGTTTTAGATTCAGACCCATGAACTGAATATTGCCTTGCGGCTACCTGATACTAAAGTCGGGGTTCCCATTAAAGGGGTATCCAACAATTGCATCAAATTTGGCTGGATATCTTGGAATCGAACCAAGCTCAAGTGATTAACAGTCACCCCGCAGCCGCCATGGCGCGTCATATCCAATTTAATTTGGTGGGGTTCTTTGGATTCGCACCAACAACTGCGAAGTCGATGCCACGCCGCTTTCCTAATTAAGCTACAACCCCTTCGTCACCCGATTCTTTCACTTCGGGTCTAGCGAGTGTTCGTTACCTTAGACATCGGGGTATCGAATTTGGCTCCGGTAGTAGGACTCGAACCTACGACCTGACGGTTAACAGCCGCCTGCTCTACCAACTGAGCTATACACGGAATTGAAATTTTGGTGGGGAACAGAAGACTTGCACTTCCAACCTTGGCTACTGGCCGACTATACCGGCGCTCGCCATGCTCTGCTAATTGAGCTAATTCCCCAGTACCGAATGCAATGATTGGAGTGGCGTGTACTTAGCCAGCCTCACATTGCATTCTGCTCTGTTGTGGATATCCCATTCCCATTGCACGTTCATAACGTCGGTGGAGGCATCGAACCCCGGATAAGACAACAGCATTCTTTTTGATCGTTAGATCGAATTTGGTGGGAAAGGATGGAATTCAACCATCGTATTGCAGTGTCCAATGTTAACTGCTGCTCTTACATTCAGCCACTTTCCCTTTGGTCACCATCTTATAAACCGCTGATGAACGCGGTACAAGCTGCCACCGGTTGTTGCTACACCGATTAGACCTGTTGTCCCGAGAAGCCGCTAAGCTTCAATTGGAACCATCATACGTGGCCTTACTACGTCTAGTTAGCACTACAGCATTGTTTGGTGGATCAGGTAGGGATCGAACCTACTTCGCCAGCGGCATGGGGTTACAGCCCACTAGGACTACCTGTGTCCCGTCTGATCCATGTTCTATTTAGATCGGAGCAAATGGCTCAACAATCTGGAATTAGTAGCACCCGGTAAAAGGTCACATCATTGATCAATGATGCTAACGTGCAATAGTTAGACACTTTGTCAGTCAAACAGGATTCTTTAACGAATTCCCCCATTATATCTCGGCTGATTGTTTCAAGAACATCCAGCAAATCTTCTACCGATTAACGTCCGGTTGTATCCCGACATGGTTATGTTGTGAACCAGTACACACCAACCTGTTAACGAACAGCAGGGACAACCGCATGCATTTTACCCAGTGCATGATGGGATGTGCCGTTTACCCGGCAAATTTGGTGGGAAAGGATGGACTTGCACCACCCCACACCCGCTGTTAGCAGGCAGCTCTAGCTATCTGAGCTACTTTCCCATGGTGACGATTGAGTTCTATTGGTGATCGTCAAACCGCAAAACCCCTGAACTTTTGGGGATCAACGCTTATCCCCTTGGGCGTTGACAGAAACCAGTCGATACCCGAAGGCGTTAGAACTGAGGGAGTTTCCATTTGGTGGGTCGTCTGGGATTCGAACCCAGAACCTTCCGGTTAAAAGCCGGATATTCTAAACCGTTGAATTAACGACCCGGTGAAACTTGAATTTGGCGCCCATGAACGGACTCGAACCGTCAACTTACCGCTAGACAGGCGGTTACTCTACCAATTGAGTTACATGAGCTTTTAACTGGATACCATTGGTCTTTTCAAAGATTAAAGGTTTGAATGATTTATGGTTTGCTGTTGGTATCCAAAACTTGGTGCAGTAGCTGGATTTGACACCGGCATCAGTCGCTTTAGAGGCGTTGACTTCTTTAGTCGATACTGCAAATGGGGCCGATCATTCGGTTAAATTCCCCGGTAATTCTGTTTGCTTATACGGTAATTGTATCACAACACAACCACCAAATAAACATTGAAACTTAACTAGTTGCACTTTTGCTTTCAAGCCAATATGAAATTTAAGTGTTTGCTGTTGGCAACTAAAACTGGTACATCCGGTTGGACTCGAACCAACATAAGTCGGCTTAGAAGGCCGATGCACTTCCGTTATACCACGGATGTATTGAAACTGGTGGGCCAAAGCGGGATTCGAACCCTACCCTCATCCACTCTCTGGGATGCGCTCTATCCGCTAAGCTACTCGGACCCATTTGATGTAATCAATATATCATATCAATCACACAAATTAAACATTGAAACTAAATTATTTGGCGGGCCACTGAGGTATCGATCCCCAATCGCGAAACGATCCACTAGTTTTCAAGACTAGGCTACCAGCCATGGCAGTTAATGACCCATTAAATCTGTTTGAACACTGGCAGGTTGTAGGTATGCATTCTTACGAATTCACGACAATCCAATTTAATTGGATTGCCTACAGTGTGTGGTGTACGTTCAGTGAACAATCCACCGTCGTCTTGCTCTACAAGGTACAACAACATGCAATTGCCGGTTGTGCCTTCCAGTTGTCCTTTAAAATACCGATCCATTCAAAGCCCCATTACACTGACCAGAAGGCCATATTCTTGGATCATCTGATAGTTACGACCAGCATAGAAGAATTTGATGATACTAGACCCTTCAAACTCGATGCTTGGTTGAAACGAAACCAAATCCATGTGTTCATCTAATACGCCAATCACTTCATGGAAGTCGCTTGGGTTCAGATTTGTCTGAATGCTTTTCAAGTCTTTTGGAAACATTAAGCTGGTTCCTTTGGTATCATAAACGCGGGAGTCGGAGTGAATCGTTTCGGATTCCGTCCAGACCCTACGATGGTTAGCACCGGCTTTTGACGCTTAACCGGCTGTGAACCAAGTGTCCAGAAGCTGTTCAAGCCCCAGAAATTACCACGTTGTTTCATAATATAAGTCTCACAATGAAATTGGAGCGGACGACGAGACTTGAACTCGCAACAGCCTGCTTGGAAGGCAGGAACTCTACCAATTGAGTTACGTCCGCAAATGGAAAGCACTGTCTCACGACGTTCTCGCCACCGAATACCCAAGGCGCGGGTAATTCGTTTGTCAAGCACCGGTTAACTTGAAGCTTTTGTTCCGGCTGTGCCTGACTTGTGAATCTACTATAACAGGGTTCTGTTCAATTCTAAACATTGAAACAGAAATAATTTGGTGTGGATGATCGGACTCGAACCGACTCCTACCGGGTTTCAGGCCCGGTCGCTTCGTCCCTGTTAGCTTCATCTACAGATTTGGTGGGTTCAAACGGTAACGATCCGTTATCTATGGCTTTTCAGACCATCGCTTGTACCATATAAGCTATGAACCCATAACAGAATGCATTTATCTATCGGCACGATTCGAACGTGCTTCTCCCTATGCCAAGGGTGGTTTACCTACATAACCTACGCTGCAAAGATTGGTTGCATGAGATTGGTTGCTGTTAGCATTCTAAGGCATTTGGTGCGTTAGGTAGGGATCGAACCCACTGTGCCATCGGCGCCGCTTTACAGGCGGTTGGGACTACCCTTGTCCCGTCTAACGCATTGAAACTAAAATTTGGTGCCCGTAGAGGGATTCGAACCCCCAACCCCTCGGTTCGTAGCCGAGGATTCATCCAGTTGAACTTTACGGGCAATAAAAAGGGAGCCAATGGCTCCCTTTAAGAAAATCGATGCAACAACCGAATCAAATATCCGGGCGTTCGTCTTCTTGGGAACCAATTGTAACGGTTTTGCCGAAATTAAAGGCAAAGCGATCCTGTACCGGATATCCAGCATTTTTCAGAGAGCGATTTGTGATAGTCATTGACGACATGGCTTTAATTCCAATTTGTAAAACAGTTGATGTACTTGTATTTAGCGTTGTGTTTTTGAAAAATCATCGGTTTTCGAAAATAATTCAAAAATAATTTTCACCGGTTGTTTGATACCGTGTCCAATCCATGATCATGTATTCCAGCCTAGACCGGAACGACCACAGGAAACCATACTCTGCAAAGTCCTCAGACTTCGCTACAGCCATTTGTTGAGTCAGTGTGCGGATTTCCCCGAACACTGACATCACAGTCGTCATACCGGCTTGTAGACGGTCTACGATCATTTGTTGCAACCATGCTTCACCCTTGGAACCGTAGTGGTTCGCATAGGCCAGCACAAACTCATCAAATGTCATAGACCACCTTTCCTTACCAGTCGTAACGCGGAACGTTCAGAGTGTCCAACATCATAGACAGTGGGGTCACTTCTGGAACATCAGTTGCCGCCAGAATCGATTTCATGATTGCTGGACTGAATCCAGTAACCATCGCAGTACCACCAACACCGAAGCTAACTGGCACGTTACCGAAACTGGAGTTCATGTTCCAGAAAATGATGTCCGGGCGTTTGTAGCCAGCGGCTGCATACATACGGTCAATCATTTCGAACGCTGAATCATTTTGGAAACCACGGTCCACGCTATTGAACTGCATGTCAGACCACAACAGAATCTTGGTCGGCATGTCTTCAACCGGAACTTTGTGTTTCACCGCCGATTTCAGAATCAGTTCGAACGACTTTTGCAGGTTGGTAGAACCACCCCACGGTGCAGATTTTGTCTTGCGAACACGTTCGGTCAGTGTCTTGCAGTCCGACAGGTCCACCCATGTAGGGTTACTATCAAACGTGATGAACTGATCCTTGAAGATGCCCTTGGAACGCTCTGCAACGTAGATACCCAGAGATACCGCCACATCCATACAGGTCAGGCCCGGAGACGCGTTGTAGTTGCTCATAGAGCCCGACACATCGACGATACCAATCAGGTTCTCTTTCGAGTCTGCAAGGTAATCTGGCAATGCTTTCCACTGCGCATCAGCAACACCCTGAACACCATTCAAACCGCGAATGACATCGTAAGGGAAGATCGCACCGGCATTGATGGTGGTTTTGCCTGTAGCAAGACCGTCAACCCATTCTTGGTACGCTTCTGGTGCATTACGCTTGAATGCCTTCTGGTAGTTCTTCGACGCAACCGATGGAAGCTTGCTGAAATCGATTTCGTTCCACTGCTGGGCACACATCTTCTGTTCAACAGTGTTGGACAGCTTGACGATCATTTTGCGGTAGTTGCGTTCGGTCAATTCGAACTGATTCATGAAGAACCGAGAATACTTCTTGCCTTCACGCGGCATCCACTTCGCACACAGACCGTTATTGTCAAGCAGAGCCTGAGCAACGATTTCAGTGATAACGAAGTCCAGTTGCTCACTGATACCGATCAGTTGCCACAGGTCATCCCAACGACCAACTTCCGGGATTTTTGCGATGATACGCGCTGTGGTGTGAATGTGTTGTTCACGGGCGATTTGCCCCATCAACGAACGGAAAGTCTGACGTTCACCAGCACCACCGCGAATATCACGAACCCACAACAGTTGACGAACTGCCAAATCGGCATCTTCGTTGTACGCAGCACGGAACTGGCTCGACAGGTCAAGACCACGGGCCGAACCGATCTTGGCGAACAGATCGACGTTTGCATTGAAGCTGGTTTTCTGTGCAGCCATACCGTTGGTGGTACGAGTCATGTTAGTTTGATTCATTATGTATTCTCTCACAAGTTGTTCTGATTTATGTGCCCATCGTAGCATGGTTTGATTCTGTTTTAAACATTGGAACAGAATTATTTTCACAAATGTTTAGGCGTAAAAAAGCCCCGGCGAACCGAGGCTTTAGAATGTGGCAGGCTACTACGGACTCGAACCGCAAATGAGGGATTTGGAATCCCTAGTGTTGCCAATTACACCAGTAACCCATAAACCGGCCCTCACACACAAGAGAATGTCTTTACAGACTAGGCCGGGGTCGAAGCGTGGATTAAATCCTGCTTCTGTACTTCTATTTAGTGCTTTGATTTTCAAAAATGGTCGTATTTGCAAAAATAATTCACAAACACCCACTTCGGCAGTCATCCTGTTGCCTTCGTAGAGCTTCCCGCCCAATGAGTATTCATTAAAACACACAATTGGGCGGAAATAAACATTGAATCAGTACCAATCCCACATGCGTTCAGCTTCGTTCACACGGGGTGACAGGATTACATCATAATCCTCGGTACGGCTGGCACGGTACATTTCGATCTTGTGCTTACGCTTCTGTCTCATGGTGTCTTCACGGTGGTACATGCCGGGGCACTTATTCCATCGTCTGTAGTCCATGTGATATTCACGGATGTTGAATTCTGCGTATGCATCATATTCTTTGAAATCGTCATCCATCCAATATGGTTGGTCGAGGATTTCGTTATGCCATCCACCCGGATACGAAATGCACAGATGCGTGCGTTCATTTTCACAGCGCAGAAGACCAAGACCGATGTACTTGTGGAAGTTCCGGTTAGGGTTACCGCGACGAATTGTTCTTGACATTTTCTTCCCTCATTGAGAAGCCCGGTATTGAGCTTCAATGACGCGAAGATTTGTCCCAGATGTATTTGATCATTCGTGTGATTTCCCACAACGTAGACATTTGGTGAAATAGAGATAACGAACCGATGGATTGTACCCAAACGGGTATCGTTCTTTGTAAACCAGTTTGCACCCGAAGATTTTACATATCAGGCTCATTGAGGCATCCAGTATGGTGCATCAGCCAACCCATATCGAACCATAGCCAGTTTGAATGCATCAATCCGGCGTTCCTTGTAGAAGCCATTTGGATCAAATGGTCGAACCACTACATCATTCACATCAGCGAATGTGGTTGCATCAACTACAACATGACCAGCCTTGCTACCATCGGCAGCAAGATAAATCTGTCCGTTGGTAATACCGTAGCTTGGTTCAACAACTGGTTTTGGTTGGCGTTTCTGTACAACGATTGTTGGTTTCGGTTTCATGTCATTCTCACATTTGGTGCCCGTGGTGGGATTCGAACCCACATGATCTTTCGACCGTCGCATTTTAAGTGCGGTGTGTATACCGTTCCACCACACGGGCGTTTGTATCAAATAAGCAGCGTAAGTTCGCTGTAGCCTTGTTCCTGAACTTCGTTGTAGGTCAACGGGTTCGCTTCAATCAGGTTTGGTGGCGAATAAATCACTTGAAGCGATTTGTTGTAGTTCGCATATTCAGCCAGTGACTTGAAATGAATATTGCCGATGTAGTTACCGGCGCGTGTGTGCATCAGCACTTCATAGACTAGATTCATCGACACTCTCAAAAAGGACGGTGTTAAAAGACTTGGTTGGGAATTCTTGCAGGGTTACATAAGACATCCAGCCACCAACTTCGGTGTGGGATACTGTGTAGATAGCGTTCAGTTCCAGAACTTCGCGAGCGGCTTTGTTTTGTGTTTCATAGCCGCTTCCACCCGGTGTAAAGCGTACTTTCGTACCTGCACGGGCGTAGATATCCATACTACTCATTACGAATTTTTCATTTCTCTTGTTTATAATTTGGTGGGCCTTGTCGGACTCGAACCGATCTATCCTTCGCTTATGAGGCGAACGCATTTACCAATTATGCTAAAGGCCCGAATGTGGTTTGATGGTGTGCTATTACGCCAAAAGAGAGTTATGCCTTACCGTTTCCGGGGTGCCATCCTACTGCCAGTATTGGGTTCGTCTAACCTGCTTCTGATTGCCGTGACCGGTCAACCCGACATAGTACGAATGATCCAATACCTTGCTCTACTCATTATAAGGTGGCTGCTTCTAAGCCAACTTCCCATCAAACCTACGGGTGTTGCGGGTTAATCGCTGGTGTGTTATGACACCAAATGCTCTACGGGTCTTGCATGGCGTTAATGGAACGGTATCTGTACTTGCCAGCCTTTTCAGCCCTTATCCGTTTCGGACTGCCATTTTAAGTCGAGGCTTCGCCCTCTAACATAAGACCCAGATCATCTGCATGCACGGATGTCTATTAGTCTATTACCATACAAATTGCACTTGTTCTTCCCCGGTGGATATACGGATTCAGCTAGGATCGCCTACACACGTTTAAACTTCTGACGGTTCCACTCGCAACTCATTAAAGATGGCTACCTTTAAGCCAACTTCCAGCGTTTGTTACTCTGCCAAATCTGACAGTTTAATAGTCGAAGCGTACTTTATAACGATTTCAATTTCGTTAAGTTCCAATTCTTCTTCGAGCATTTCCATTGACACAAAACCCGTAGCGTAACCACGGGCAAGTGATTTCAATTCTTCGTTGCTGATCAACTCTCAACCTCTTGACTTCCCCACACCAATGCGTGGTTATCCCAAAAATGTTTCGCCTGCATGTATTCATCTGGTGTACGAATCGATTTATCAAACAGTTCTTTTTCGGCAACTTTGCCAATGAAACTAGTCAACAGTTTGAACCGACGACCAACACGCTTCATGATCACTGTTACATGACTTGAAGGTTGTTGTGTTCGGTTCAGAACAAATCGAGTCTTACCCGGACGACCCGGACGCTTGGCATACACAATGTCGTCGTAGGCTGTAGTTTCCACGCAATCAGTTACTCCAATGATCCGGCCCATGTCAATTGCCGTTTTAACAAAAACCTGATCTTCAAGGACCATAGTTGGAATAATCTGTTTCAGGAAAGGCATGACCGATTCATGCATTTTCATGTGTTCACGGTCAATGTCTACTACGATGCCATCGGCGGTCTTGATATGCATAAATCACCATGTGTTCTGTTTGATGGAACACATGGTAATGTATTTAGGCGTTTGCTGCAAGACGTTTGTGAACACCCTTACGGGCTTTCAATGTGTCCCGGTCTGCAACCGTTGAACCACACCACGCATCTGGTTTCAGCTTCGGTTTGAAACCGAATGTACCCAGAACATAACCAACCGCTTCCTTGACGGCGACGTTTGATTTGTGCTGTGGGTCTGGGTTCAAATCCAAATGAATTTCGAATGGTCTGCCTTCAAGGTGTTCAACGATTTTGTACGCAACATCAATTGCTTTGTACACTTCGTTCATCAGACGACCTTTGATATTTCCATACCAAGGTTCGATACTGATTTCCTTGTAGATTTTCCCACCCTTATTTCCATCATAGTGCAAGACAATAACAGTAACATAAACCACTTTGCCTTTGACTCGTTTGGAATCTGCACCGACATAAACCTTGGTGGTCATAGACGATTCTTGAATCGCCTTGATCACATCAGGGATGTCCATTGCCTGTACGACTGTGCTTACGTTACTCATTACTTTTTCCTTAACCTAGATGGTTTCTACGCTATTCGGCTTCATTTTTGTTGCTCCGATTGATAAATTAGTCGGAACGGTCCTTTTATTATGGTGCCTCACGTTCCAATCGGCACCCGGCCAAAGCCTACTGCCATCATCAAATCCGGTGCAGTCGCCGCTTAGGGGTTTAAACCCCTAAAGAAATCCACCCGAGTTGAGCTGCTGCATAGATCGCAACAAAACAACCAGAGAAGAAAGGGAATGCTTTCAGCATCAATTTGTCGATTAAACCATTTGTATCAACGGTGAATGCCACAATAACCCACAAAACGCCAACAATAAACATTGCCATCAACATTAGATATCAACCTGTTCCAGAACAGAATCGAGCTTATGGAAGAATTCCAGCAGCGTTCCGTTGTTTTCAACGACGAAATCCCCGTTTTCAACGGGTAAACCTTGTTCTGTTATATGGTCGTCAGTCAAGCCGGTTTCCCGAAGAATATGGATGACGGAACCACCACGTTCACGAACAAATTCGATTTCATGTGTTTGTCTGCAATCGACCATGACAACGGTATCATAGACTTCTTCGAGACTAAACATTGCTTTCTCAAATTCTTTGAGCCAGATATTTGTATCAATCTGATTGACGCCTACGTCAGTGCCTACAACCTGCATGATTCTGCGAATGGTCCAACCGTTATTGTCGTCTACAACCGACCAATCGATATCCAATTCATCCATACGGTAACCGAAGTCTTCGTAGATGCTTTCAACCCGTTCAATGAAGTCTGAACGTTCGATATAAATCATGAAACTGTTGCGATCAACACCATAGCCGAACACATCGTCTCTGGTCAGGAAATCGGAAAAATGTGTTGCGATTGATTCTTTGAAGCATGCAGCCAGTGCATACGAGGTTGAACCGGATAGTTTATCCAAGATATATTGTGCGGCTGTATCTTTGCCACATCTGGCTTTAGCTGATAATGTAATAATATTCATATTGCTTTGTAACTCCTATTGGTCCAGTATAACAGTCCAACAGGTTTGATTAAACATTGGATCAAACTCAGACCAGATAGCGAAGCTGCTTTGAACGCAGTGAAAAGCCCAATCATGATTTTAGAATCATTTAAAAGCTTTTAGTCGGTTCTAATCATCAACTCACTTCGTTCGTTGATTCGCTTCGCTCAAATCTTTATTGATTTTTTATCGTTCTTCTAAAAGGTTTAGATAGAATTCACCCATTAAAGGCAAATTCCAGAAACAGTTTTACAAAAATAGTTTCAATTGAAATACGCTAGTCGCACCTGCAAGGTGGGTGAGGGTCATACTGTTCACACTTTAAACGACTGTTCTTTGGCGGAAGGAAAATGTACCCAGCGTATCGAGCGTTCAAAATCCTTGGTGTTGGTTCTGTTTCATTCCAGCGGCACCATCCTATCATATTCATTTGTATCATTCCCTAGAGTGCCGATAGAGGTTGCCCGATTCATTTGGTTATGACTTACCCTAGAACCGTTTGATGCAACAATATCGGATAGCATGGACGCCACTCAGTGAAGGTGGGGATTTTGCTATTCGGCTTGTAATAAAACGCAGGCGAACGAACGCCTTGACCTTACGGCCCAAAATTATTTTTGATTTTAATTAGAATGGTATCGAGAATTGGTCTGGTACGAGCATTGGGGCCGCCACGCCCCACGTCGCCTACCGGTCAGGTAGGTAATAGAATTTATCAATCAATGTAGCACGGGATGGCTACGGAATAAACATTTGGATCAAATCGTCACACCGGCCCCAATTTCAAGGTCGTATGTGTCATACACAAAGGTCACGTCACATGACAAAACCTGTGGGCCAGACACGGTGGTATCGAACTGAATACCCCCTAATCTTACAGGATACAGCCTACGGAAAGTAAACACTTTCCCCATGCTTGAGTGATTATTTGTCAAAATGTGGATCGATGCGGTGCTTTCAGCTTGGCCGTATAGATTGGTTGGCTGCGGCTTGTAGCCGTCTACCAGTTCCTTGATCCACACATAAATTTCTTGCCAAGCTTCGATGTTTTCATCCATCAAGAACCGAACCGTCAGTTTTTCAAAGATCAATGCGGTTCCGGGTAGTTCCCATGACCCGATCTTTGGTGACGATGTTGCCTTGGCTGTACTTATACTTATGTCAGGTAAATCGAAGATTTGGCAGTTCCAGTTGAAAATTTTGGTATCAGGTTTATGCAGCACGAACTTATGGTTCGTGCTTGACATAGTGTTCTGAATCATGTTGGGTCTTTCGTCCACATCAATCTCCTAGATTACGTGATTTGCTCACACCACCGGCAGGATCAGCCGATAACGGTTGTGGCACAACGGTTTGATTATTGTTGTTGACTTGCGAGTTTTGTTGAATGGCTGCTTGTCGTGTTGCTTTCTTGGCTTCTGCTTCGGCTTTCGCATCTTCCAACCCGGCTGATGCTGGAATCAAATCTTGCCCCGGCAATGCTGGTTGTGCTTGATCCAATTGCCAGTTCTGCATCAGTTGCGCCATTTCTTCTTTCGATTTGGCTCCAACAGAAGTGCCGAACATGCCACCAGTTAAACCACGGTTTGCAAATACAGAAGGGTCCATTCCCGGAAGGGTGTGGTTCTTACGCACATGATCTTCTGTTGCTGGGTCCAATTGTCCTAGGCCAGATTGTTGTGCCAGTTCCTGTGCGTAATTAACATACGCTTCGTCGTCTCTGGTTTTAACTCTAGCAATTGCATCAGGATCGCCCATCTTCGCCAATACGTTATCGAATACATCGAATATTTTGAACATGAAGTTTTCGAAAGTTTTGTTACCTTCAAGGTACTTGTTCAGTTCTTCACCAATCGCTTGGCCAATTTCAAATGCACCATAAGCCGCTGCACCAACTAAACCACCCTTGACCATCTTCCCACCCATGGCACCAGCCAAACCACCAGCCGCACCGCCGAGCATCTTACCAAAGCCACCCATCAGGTTTGTAAGCAACCCCAGAATACCAATGAACTTGGTTTCTTCTTGGGACTCATATTGTTTCTTCTGAACTTTCAACTGTTCTTTTTCGATATCAATTTCTTTCAATCGATCACCAGCCGCTTTTTTCAGCAAAGCCTCAATACGACCAGCCGAGCCATTAGCTCTAGCCATATGCCATTTGATGTTTGCAACGTCTTTGAACAATATATCAAAGTCCGGCATCTTACCGATACCGTTATCCGCCAATAGCTTTTCAATACGACCAGCCGAGCCATTAGCTCTAGCCATATGCCATTTGATGTTGCCGATGTCTTTACCAACAGTTTTGCCGGATGACGCCTGAATTTTTTCTACTGTAGCTGCGGTTTCTTGTGAAAAGAACTCGATTGCGTGTAGATACTCAAGTGCTTGTTCGTCGCGGATTCTATTCGGCCCTTGTTCACCCAATTTTTCAACTACGTCGTTAATCTTTACAACGATTTCATCAAACGTCTGGATAGCCGGTGTCAACGAGATTGCAGCCGCTTCAAGTTTCTCTGCTGCGTTTGATAGTTTGATTACAGCCGCACTGGATGCACCAGAACCACCGACACCGCGTGTGCGACTACCCGGTTTAGGGTTGGCTGCATCGATTTCCGATTGTTCTTTTTTCTTACGGGCTTCTTCGTACTGTTCCATCAGCTTGTGTTCAACTTTACGCTGACGGGTCAATTCTCTTTGGTAGTTCTTCTTGTCTTTCAGCGTAGCTGCGGCTTCTTGACCAATTGCACGGAAGATGGCACCAACAATTGGGATACCCCCAATCGCGTTGCCGATCCCGCCCATAACAGCCCCTCCGGCCCGCTTGGCGACACGCCCGGAAAACCCACCCGGACGTTTCATCATTGCCTTACGATTGGCTTTAGAATCGCGGATAATCAACTTATCCGCTTTTGTTGCTAACTTGTTCGACAGAGTTCTTTGTTTCTCTGACTTTGTAAATTCTTCCAATAGTTTTTGATTTGGCTCACGAATTCGAGTCGCCAAATCTTCTAGGAAGTCATAATCATTATTGGGCATTTCTTCTATCCTGCTTATGCTTTTCTTCCTGCAACCAATTCATCAGCAACGCCAATTCAATTTTGCGTTCCCATGGATACATGAGTTCAAGTTCAGTTATGGAATATTGGTGATATTTGTGCAGACCGAAGTTTGTCTTCATGTAATTTGCAAGAGTCTCATCGGCCTGCGTGATTAGAAAAAATCTTCTAACCCACGCAGTTTAAGTTCAGCCTCGTTGCCACAGGTCTTGCATTTAAATTCAACATTCGCGGTAATGGTTGGTGCTTCGTTGAAGAACTCAGTGATTTTCTCAAACACTTCGCCCGACATGTATTCCAAGAACTCAACTGCATCATCAACGTCATAATCTTCACCGGCTGCAAGCATGGTGCCGTTTTTCTTGTAGATCGCTTGCAAACACTTGGCGTAGATTTGAAACGCTGCATCAATGTTGTCACTTGCCAAAGATGATTCAATTTTGGTCATTTGATCAAACGATGGGTATGTAAAAATCATCTTGTCGATGGTTTCACTGTTAACTGTAATCACACCATCTTTGATATCAGCAACTGGAATTTTCGCAGTTGACAGATCGATCTTGACTTTGTTGATATCGTTACATAGAACTGGGTTACCATGTTCATCGATAATGTCTTGACCGGTTTCATCTTTCTTATGGGCTTTACATTGGTAATGCGCAAATGATGATTTAGACGCAGACGAGTTCATGAACAGTTGTACGAACATGTATTCAACGTCAAAACTTGGTAGAGTTGAGATATCGAGGTCGTCTTTTACACAGTTTTGAATCAGTTGTGTTACTGCGTTGATAATAGCTTCACCCGAATCATTCTCGGCTTCTTTTGCCATCAGCAACAGTTTTTGTTCCTTGACCAAGAAAGACCGTACTTTGACGGTCTTCCCTTTGCTTGGAATCAGACATTTGAATTGTGGTGCGGAGCTAACCGCTAATTCCTGCAACTTACCCATTAATATAATCTCATTAGTTACGTGCGGTACTGATAAGTCGTTTGCCAACTTCGTACCAGTGTTTAGCTTCTGTGAACACGTTGTTATCGCTGCTATCATCGTCAGTCGATTCTTTGGTCACAGCTCTCTTGAATTTGAATGTTACGTCAAAAGTTGCAAGTTCATTGTTTGTATCATAACTCAACACCAACTCCGAAACTTTAATCGGGAAGGCTTCTGCGATTTCACAGATGCTGGTTTGATTACCCTGACGGTTGTAGTACCTGACAAGAATGTTTGCAACATAGCTGTCATAGAACCCAAATTTGTTGTTGTCCATATTGTTGGCTTTGTTCATCCAGTCCAAGAAGAACTGACGTTCCTTTTGTGAAGGTGTCATGATGAACGTACAAACGAATGGTTCGAACTCACTACCGGTTACGATAGCGTGAGACACTTGGTCTTGAACGGTATCTGTGGTTTGTAATGTACGTCCGGGAACGCCTACAGCTTTAACATACATACCCAAATCGTATGGATACTGTAGGTATTTATCAAGCATACTCCCCAGCCCAACAGCCCGAAGAATTTCCGGGGAGAAAAAGCCCGTCAAATGACGCGCCGGTTCTACGCGGGACAAAACTTCTTTCGTCACCGCGTCGGTTACTGATCTAAAGAGACTTGACCCAAAAAGCCCACCGGATTTGGAACCTGTATTTGATGTGCCGATCTTCTGTGGGAATTCGACCTTGAACAAGTTTGTTCGCCCAAGGTCTTCTTTCAACACAGCCGCTCGAAACTTGTCGATGTCGATTGTCATTAGTGTGTTTTTCCATCTGCCCAGACTTTTCGAGCGGAGTAACGCTTGCCTTCTTTGTCGAGGAATTGTTGTGTTGGTAGATAAATTGTGTTCGCCCATTGTGTCGGACTGATTTCGATCATCTTCCCTTTTACACGGGATCGAATGTACAACTTGATCATCTTGTCTGCACCCGGATATTTCTTAACCGCTGCCCAGTTGATTTTAAACTTGGCTCTAGGGCCAATAGTCTTCTGGTTCAACAGGCTTGGATTAGCCGCTAGAAGCTTCTCCAAGAACATCTGGCGCATTTTTGGTGCGATGTAGTGTAGGTTTAAACCTAATTGGTATTCAGCGTTCACATCGAGGATCACGACCAATGGGAACTTGTCCCAATATGGCAGAGTCTTTTTGTATTTCGCATCATACACATAGGTATACATTTTCCCGACTTCTGGTTTAGCACCAACTTTCATCAGGGGGATATTTCTCACGGTCGCGTCAAACCATTTAACGCTCTTGTTGTTCTTTTGAGCGTTTGGCATTGGTGCCATTGCGGTCATTTGAGCCCGGAATTGTTCCACCAATGTTGGTTCTTTGCGTATTCTTTGCTTAACGGGCATGGATCATTCCGTATTTGACTAACGCTTTTTCGGTAAGGACTTTGAAAATCCAGCCACGTTCTTTGGCGAACTTGTCAGCGGCATCCCATTTAGCCCGGTTCTTTTGGTAAGTGAACATTGCTTCTCTGAACCGAACTTTTGTTGCTGGAGTTAGACGTTTCGGTTCTTTTGGAAGTTGTGTTTCATCGTAGGGTTTAATTTCCCACAGATATGTAATTCCATTTTCAAGTTCGACATAGAAGTCAATGAAGTATCGGTGTGTTCTTTGGTCATTTGGATCGCGATATGGAACAACAATTTCTTCGGAACTCCATTTCTTGACATTTGGTGTGTAGTCGCAATATTTCATTACGGCTAATTCCCAAGAACTGCGATAGGTGATTTTCTCTACGTTCCCCTTGTACTTGTGCTTATTGTGAGGCACGTAACCACCTCTATATGTTCCTGCCATATATCAACCTCATAAATACATCATATCACTTATTTACTAAGGTATTTATTCATGTCTGTAATCAGCAATCTACTCGACAAGGGTAAAAACTTTGTCACAAGTACAGGGTCCGATATCGCAAATGGCGCATCATCCCTGAACAAAAAATTTAACGCATATGCTGGTAGTGGCAATACCGGTGGTACTACCCGTGGTAACTGGAAATATCCACTGACCCTGCAAGCATCACAGCACACATCCCGACTAGCATTTACCGCAACAAACGCAATTTCCGGTGATGAACCTGATGCTGGCCGCTCTAAAGCGTTCGGTGAATTCAAACGAATGATGTTCCGTGATGTCGGCTCTGTGTTCCTGTATATGCCAAAACTCCAACAATCCTACACACAGAACTATTCTGATGACGGAAGGGGGCTAATATGGCAGATGGTTAACGCGTTCCAAGCCGCTGGGGGTGTCGATAAGTTTGGTGATGCCAGTGCCGCTGCTTTGAAAACTGGTGTGGCTCAAGTTGCCAACACAGCAGCACCCGGATTGGTCCGTGACTTCTCTCAAGTGGTTAAGAACCAACACATGTCGTCCCACTTCACCGGCACGCAATTGCGCAGACAGAAGTTTGATTTTGAATTGCGTCCGCGCAATGAAGATGAATTGATTCAGATCGCCGGGATTATCCAGTTCTTTGCTGCGAACTCTGCTACTAACTTGAGTTCCGGTGACACCATGGGTACTCCATGCCGTTGGATCATTGAAGAAATCACAACCGATAGTGCCAACCGCCATATCAAACCTTTTAGATTTGGTCCAGCGTTCTTGGCTGATGTATCGATTGATAAAACGCCTGATGGTTCGTGGAAAACATTCGAGTCCGGTGACCCAATTGGGATTAACCTGACACTTGAATTCGTTGAAATCACCATTGTTACGAAACAAGATATCGAGGATTTGGGTCTGTGATTCTAAATAGATTCCCTTCGATCACTTATGACGGTTACAAAATCCCAAACTTGATGATAAATTTGGGGTTGACCTACGATTTGATCAAGGCACAGTTTACACACCGTAGTTTTACAATCATCGGGGCACCACGCCCGGAACAACTATCATACGGCATCTATGGATCACCCGATTATGAATGGGTTCTGTTGTTGATCAACGGGGTTATCGATCCATGGTATGGTTGGATCAAAGAAGATGACGTTGTTCGGGAATATGCGGAAAAGAAGTATGAAAAGTTTGGTGGTGCGGATGGTGTACATCACTATTACGATCCAATTACCGAAGAAGAATACTTTAACGTTGTGCGACCCGATCCATTGATTAACAAATGGTACAACACATTGGACATCGACAAACTGGCATTACAGTTTGAGGGTCAGTTGATTCCTGTAACAAACGTTGAATATGAAATTAACGAAAATGAGACACTTCGCAAAATTTCTATCATACCCCCAAATGAAATTCGTGCGTTTGTAGATACATTTGAGAGAGTACAGAATGGGCGTAGTTAATTCGATTCAAACACCATCGAATAGCCATATCATCAACTACATGACTCTGATCAACTACAATGGTCAGAAGTATGATGTAACGCAGATTATGCAGAAGTTGATTATCTATGAAGATTTGATTAGCAAGGGTTACCAGCATGGATCGATTTCTATGCTGGATGACAACGCATTACATTTAAACCTTCCAATCATTGGACAAGAATTTTTGGAAGTGTCGTTCAAAACCCGTACAAACGGTGGTTATGTTGGCCAAACTGAATACGTCAAGAAGTACAAGATTGTTTCCGTGGAAGATTTATCAAAACAGAAAGATTCTGGCAACCAAGTTCTAGTTTTAAACTTTGTGTCGGAAGGATACTGGCTATCGGAAACGCATTTGTTCTCCAAGTCGTACAAAAGTACACTGACATCGGATTTGGTATTGGATTTGATGCAAACCGCATTGGGTCTAACAGTTCAGGTTGAACCGACATTGTACCCGCGTGATTGGGTAATCCCAAACATTCAGGCATTTGACTTCATCTATCGTTTGACGAACGAATCGACCAGCAAAGAAAACCTGTCTTCCGATTATAGATTCTTTGAAAACATTGATGGTTTCCACTTCAAATCGTTGTATACCTTATCCCAAGCCGATTTCAAACAACGGTTGACTGCTGGTCCTGCTAACGTGGTTGAATATGACCGCATGCAAATCAGCGATCAAAAGAAAGATGTTCATTTTGATATAGAACGTCAATCACGCGGTGGTATCCAAGTAACGATTGATGAACTTGATACAATTCAGAAACGAACCATCCGATCACAATTAGATTACAAGGGATACCGTACCGCATATACCGGTATGAATCCATCCCCGCTATATCTGGGTAACCTAGATTACCCAACTGATATGTACTACCGCATTAGTTCTGGTAACCAAGCCTATCAATCCAACCGCGAAACTGACATCAACCAACGTGTAAAGCGTGTGATGAACAGAACTCTACTGGATTCTTCACAACATACATTGAAGATTCCCGGAAGCATTGACTTGAAACTTGGTGAAACCATTTGGCTTGACTTTGAATACAACGGCCAGCTTGACCAAACTACTACTGGTAAGTATTTGATATGCAAAATCAAACATGAAATTGCACAAAATGAATATACGATGACTATGAATATCCGCAAGGATTCTAATGTCCAAGGTGATAAAGTTGAAAGCTGATAATATTTTTGATTTGTTTTGGTTTTTTGGTAAGGTTGAAGACCGTAATGACCCGATGGAACTTGGCAGACTCCGAGTTCGTGTGTATGGCATCCATACCCCGGATAAGGTAAAGGACCAGTTCAAAGGTATTCCAACAGATGAACTTCTGTGGTCGCAGCCGGTAATGGGTATTCGGTCTGCTGCAATGAACGGTATTGGTGACTCTCCAAGCGGCGCTGTTGAGGGTACGATGGTTTTCGGGTTCTTCCTTGATGGTCGTCTGGCTCAAGACCCATTCGTCCTAGGCACGCTTGCAGGGATTCCTGTAGATGGTGCCGACCCAACCCAAGGGTTCAACGATCCAAAGGGTGTGTACCCAAAGTACCTGAATGAATCTGATGTTAGCCGTCTGGCTCGAACTGCGTATATGACGCATCCGGGTTTATCCGCCAAGTTCAACAACATGGTCAAAGACATTCCATCGGGTGCAGATGAAATTGCAAACACTGGTGTTCCCGGAAGTTCGGATACACCCGGAACTAAATGGAGTGAGCCAGCACCAGCCAATTCCCCACGATATCCATACAACAAAGTTCGTGAAACAGAAGCTGGTCATATCGAAGAATACGATGATTCACCGGGTGCAGAGCGTATGCACTGGATGCATGGACCATCTGGAACTTATGAAGAATGGCGACCAGACGGTTCGAAGTCGGCAAAGACCAACGGTGATGAAGTTTATATCATTATCGGTAACAAGAAACATATGGTCAGTGGCGATTCTCAAATTACAATCGTAGGCAATGCGAAAATTCTGGTTCAAGGCAACTTAAATGAACAAGTAAATGGAAACGTACAGCGGTTTGTGAAGGGTAACGTAGTTGAAAAGATCGAGGGTAACTTCTCCCGTGATGTTTTGGGTGAAAGCTTTACCAACGTTCAGGGCAACGTGGTTCAACGTGATGGTTCTAACAGAACCAACTTTACAGCCATCAACAAAACAACAACTGTCGGTGCAAACAACAGCGAAACTATCAACGGTAAAAACGCAGTGCAATGTTTGGGCGACTGGACTGTAACATCTGCGGCCAAGTTCACACACATTACCGGTGGTAATCACGCACAACTGATTAGCGGTAACTACAGCATCAACGTAGCTTCGGCATACGGTTTGGCTACTGCTCAATTTAGTGTCGGTGTTGCTGGTTCTGCAACTATTGATGCAACTGGCCCAGCGACCATTATGGGTTCGCGGGTTGATCTTAACTAAGGTGATGTATGCCCGATCTACCAGAACTGCCTAATTGGCAGGATATGGAATCCGCATGTCCCGGTTTGGGGGAATTGGTCGATAAGGTCACTTCCGCCGCGAACCGGGCGGTTGATTCCATTGTAAGTACCATTACAGACAGCCCAACCGCTGGTACAGCCGGTGGTATTGCTGCAAAAATCAGTGCTGCTGTTTCTGCTGTAACCGCCGAAGCCGAAGAACTGATGGAAACTGCGAAAGGTGCAGTTGCCGAAATCGAACAGACGCTACAAGACTTTGCCATGGAAGTTCAAGGGAAAATCGAAGAATTCCAAGCCCAGATTGAGGGGTGGATGGTTGAACTAGAAACTGCTGTAGGTGAAGCCCGTGAAGAACTGTTGCGTAAGATTGCAGAAGCCGAAGGGTTTATACAAGACCAAATTGCAGAACTCCAAGCGGCATTGCCCGCGTGGTTGCAGAAGTCTCCACAAGAACTATTGGATGATGTAATCAATGGTATTTGTGACCCCGATGTAAGCGAGCTAGGGAAGCCTGTAGAGGGCACCGCGAAGAAAGTCGTACCATCGGAAGCCCCAACGGCTAACCCGGCTGCAACAGAAGTAGAGGTCTTTGTACCACCAGCAAAACCACCACTTCAAACCAATCCAATACAAGTTGATCCAGAAACAGGCGTAACCCCTTAAATGACAAACGTAACCAGAGTAGGTGATACCTGCGTACCCGGTCCAAGTGGTGGTATTTCAACAAATGCCGCTACTGGGTCACCAAACGTGTTTGCAAACCACCTACCAGTACACCGGGTCACCGACTCATGGGTACTGCCAAATGCTGCACACAAGACGGTAACCGGTTCACCAGATGTTTTTATCAATAACTTACAGGTTGCTAGAGTCTTTGATACAACTAACACAGGGTCGATTATCAACGTCGGTTCACCGAATGTGTTTGCGAATGAATCATTCATGACTGTTGCGGGTGTAACCATCCCATCAAATCAGAATTCATTCAAAAACGCAGAGCCATTGATTGATAACGTTGGACATTCTGGGATTGATGATGAATTTGAAGTGAATTCCGGGTCGGGTGTTTACCCACCGTTGCCTCAAACAACACCACCAACACCGATTCCACCGAAAGAAATTGAACATGAAGACGATGTGCCACCACCAGAACCACCGGCCCCACCAGTTTCCGACTGTTCGATGATCACACTTCCGATTAATTATGACTTCCAGCTAAGCCCAAACTTCAAACTTCGCAACTTTTCGATCAATTGTATCTTTCCTCACACGATTAAAGCGCAAAACGGTCTAACCGAAGCTGAAATTGTTTGTAATTTGAAAGCACTTGCGGCCAACGTGGTTGAACCAATGCGTGCGCAGTTCGGTACGTTCCGTATCAACTCTGGTTTCAGAACAAGACAGAATGGTCGAAGTCAACATGAAAAAGGTCAGGCGTGTGACATTCAGTTCCCAAACATGAGTTACAACCAGATGTTCGCGGTTGCTCAATGGGTAAAGGATAATATCAATTACGATCAACTCCTATGGGAACATGGTAACCGACCATGGATACATGTGTCATTCAATCGTGCGGGTAACCGTCCAAAGAGTGCATCTAATTCGGTGATGACAATGTATCAAAACCACTTTTCACCGGGTTTGAAAAAAATCGCTGGATATAGTTGATAAATAATAAAACAGAGGAACCATGATGACTACCGCCATCTATGCAGACATTAGAAAAAACATGTTGATGGATTCACTGACATCCGACGTATCGGTTGCAGTGAATGATCAAGCTATTAAAGATTCGGTAATGAACTTAGTCATGACCACCCGTGGTGAAAGGTTATATCAACCCGAAATCGGGGGTGATATTTCGACTTTGCTATTCGAATTGATGTCACCGGAAACAACATATCTGCTGCAAAGAGCTATTCAGGAAGTGATTACCAACTGGGAGCCTAGAGCGGTATTGGATCGAGTTGATATCATACCTGATTATGATAACAACCATTACTCAATCACGATCCGTTTCTACACTAAATATAACCTTGAGGTTTCACAATCCGTGAATTTGAACCTTACATCTAAGGCACAAGCTACATGATCAACACAGACTTCTCAGCTCTAACTTTCCAAGAAGTTAAAGCACGCATCATTAACCACTTTAAGAACAGTGATGCTTTCAAGGATTATGATTTCGTTGGGTCGCGACTGAACACATTGATCGACGGTCTGGCCTACGCGGCATTGTATCAAGGTACATTTGCAAACGCGGCATTGTTTGAAAGCTTCCTTCAATCCGCCAGAACACGCGGTGCTGTTGTATTGGCGGCACAGAATTTGGGTTATCTGCCAGCTTCTATGCGCGGTTCGACGGTGAATCTTCCTATCACAATGACATACAACCAACCGGGCACCAAACCATTGTCGGTTAAACTCCCTTTCGGGTTTAAATTCTTCGGTACAATTGGTGATTCGAAATATGAATTTGTAACATTCAAAGAAAACATTTTACCACGTAACAGTGCGGGTACATACACAGGCGTTATTGTTCCGGTTCAGGGTAAGCTAGTTCGACAACAATACACATGGTCAAGCGATTTGCGCATTTTTATTCGCGACCAGACAATTGATCGTCGTTATATCCGCGTTCTAGTGAACGGTGTAGAGTATACAAAAGCCGGTAACGCCGCTCGCGTTTCGTCTCTTGACCCGGTTTACTACTTCCGTGAAACACTTGAAGGTTACACCGAACTGTACTTTGGTGCAGGTGAACTTGAAGTGATTGAAGGTCAACCAGATTTGGAAGCGTATGTTGGTGGATTAAAACCATCCGTAGGCCAACCGATTGTCGTTGAGTACCTTTCCGTGAAGGGTGCCGAAGCAAACGGCGTTAAGACATTTAAATCTGTTGACTCAGTTCCAAATTTTGATGTTGCTATTACATTGCCAGCCGATGAACAATCAACTGGTGGTGGGGATAAAGAAGACATCGACCGTATCCGTATCGTAGCCCCAAAGGTCTATGAGGCACAAGGTCGTTGCGTAACCGCCCAAGACTACGAAGCATTCGTTCTGCGTGAGTTTGGATCAATCGTTGATGCAATTCGCTGTTGGGGTGACAACACTAAGCCGGGTTATGCGTTTATCGCAATCAAACCTGTTGGTGCGTTGGCTATGAGCAAAGCCCAGAAAGATGCGATTGAAGAATCATTGAAACAATACAACATTGTGACTATCAGTCCGAAGGTTGTAACGCCGGATTATCTGTTCATTGAACATACGATTGATGTTGACTACAAAGTAACCGAGTTGAACGTTTCAGAAGATGAACTGTTCAATGCGATTCTGGGTCAGGTTGCATCGTACTACAATACAAATATCACTGCATTTGCGTCCAGTTTCCACGTTTCTAAATTGTTGGCTTACATCGACAATACAAATTCTGCGATTCTAGGTTCTGCGTGTGGCATTCGTATGGTTAAGGAAGTTGAAGACAACTATCTTACACCAGCATCTGGGGTTAACTTCCTGAACGTCATTACTACCAGAGAGTTTGAAAGCTCTGATATTTCGTTCAAAAAAGACCCAGCCAATGTCTACAACGTGAAATTGAAAGGTACTGATTCTGGTAAAGTTGTAATCGGTCCATTTAAAAACACATCCGGTATTGCGATTGATCCATATATCGGTACTGATTTTAATAGACTTGGTACAGCACCAGACGATAAATATTTCGAGGTTGGTACTATCAACTATGTTACCGGGAATGTTTATTACAACCTAGCAGCGTTGGGTCAAAGTCGTGACTATTTCAACGTATCGATCCTTCGATTGTACGCAACCCCAAACGAAAGCGATATTTACACCAAAAATGGTTCGTTGATTGTATATGAACCACTGTTAAGACCAGATTATATTGCTTTGAATATTAACCCAATTCTGTAATGAGATATACATGTCACAGTCACCATCAGTAGAACAGATTCGAATCAAAAATGTTGCCGGTACATATGTCCAATTGGAATGGGATGATATCGGTGGATTGTTTACATATGAGATTCAAAAATCGGCCAATGGGGGTGCATTCATCCCCGCCGATTTTTCCACCAAACCATCCTATTTTGATCAAAATGCAACCATAAGCACGGTTTATATTTACCGCGTTCGTTCTGTGTCAACTGAATACACACCAAGTGAGTGGGCATACACAGAACAGTTCACAACATTTGAAACCAACTCATATGCGGTTGTGTCTCAAAGTTCGGTAAATATTTACAAAAATTTCATTGACCAAAAACTAACATACGCTGATGACTTCATTAATTTCAATCGTGATGACATCGAAGCTGTATTGATCCGTGAGGGTTACAAATACAGCAGCGTGGATAAAAATCTTTCCGATATAGACCAATATGTTCTATTTGAAGAAGAATCCCTGAAAATTTACGGGGATGTTTCGGCTGCGTGTGATAAACCAGTAAATTTGATCCCTGCATTTTTCAACGATACGTTGTTTATGTTTGAAAGGTTTCAACAAATTGTACGATACTCAACAAACGGTGCGCAATCTTGGAAGACACATCACGGCGTACAAGGTCGTGTGGGTGCCCCTGTTGGTAACCAAGTAGCCGTATGTTCAGATTCATCAATGTATATCCTAGGTTATGATGGCATCTACGCGATGACATACAACACTGATGTTCGTTGGTCGTCTAACACTGATAGATTCAGTGCAAATGCGTCTTCTTTTACATCTGGTAAAGTTGGTGAATTTAGATTTATCAAACTTATTGATTTACCGTCTGGTGTTGCATATGGTTCGCTGGAAGCAATTGGCATTTCGGAAGATCATTCCAAACTGTTTGTTGCCGCGTTTGATACACTGTATACACTGAAACTCACTGACGCTACTATTGATGTTGATGGGCATCGTCTATGGGAATCAAATTCGGTTAGAATCACCGGTAATGCAAATGCTAAAGTCAAAAACCTAGTCGGTTATAAAGATAGCGTTTATGCATATGTATACGGTTTGTTAGATACTCGAATTTCAATTAACCCGGAACTGGTTGTAGTTGATGGCCTTTTAGGTCTAGAATCAATCAACTCCGAAATCATTGTTATTGATCCTGCAAGTGGCCTTACAGTCGAACGCACTACATTGGATGGGGTTTACAAAGTTCCTAACGATGTTAGTTCTGTTTCAAGAGTATATGGCAACACAGTTACAGAGCGTGCGTTGTTGGACCCAAAAATCTCCAACCTGTCTCGTTCGTCAACCAGTTTGATCATTGATACAATAAACATCCACTACATGGTAACTGATGATATCGATAGTGTTGAGCCACCTACACCGGGTTACGGTGACAACGATGTTGACCCAGAACGTGTTGATATCGCATCGATGTATGTAATCGATCCATTGATTGTTACAAATATCAGATCGTTCCGTCGTCCATTGAAATCTATCGATGGTTTGGTTTGGTTCAGCCAAGAAGAAAACTACCACTACGAATCACAATACCAGTGGTTTGCAGGTAACCGAGTTTGGGTGAACTACCACAACAAAATCTGTGTGATCGGTAAACGCAAAGACTTTGAACATCAACTAACCAATACATCAGAAGTTTTGGTGGATGGTAAATTTACATTCTACGCTGATAACTTTGTAATCAAAGATTATCCGGGTTATGCAATTGGTGTTGTGTTCTACCGTAAAGATACCAAAGATTTGATTGGGTACTTTGCATTGGGGTACAGAACCAGAGATATTGCAACATTCACATGGATTCCTGATCGCACTGTTCTGACTGCAATTTTGGCGTCAAACGAAGTTGATATCGTAGTACCAGAACCAGAACCGGATAGTGAGTTTGATATTATCCCACCACTGGAACCACTGGCGTATCAATTCTTGCCGTCGCACTTCATTCAGACAGAGCCGCTGTATGTTGATTTTGTCAGTGAATACTTGAAGTTTCTATCAAGTGATGTCGATTCCGACTATGGGCAGTTGCATAGTCTGTTGAGAAACCACGACGTGAACGAAACTGCGTATTTGGATATGTTTAAAAACGACTTGTCCAAGCGTAATGTGTATTTGGATAAATCCAAGTGGGTTGAATTGTTGAAATTGACGAACAACCGTTCGTTCGATATTTACTCAATCAAAGGTATTAAAGACGCCTACACATTCTTGTTTAAGCTGCTTTACAATGAGGAAGTAATTGTTTCCACCGAAGCCGATTCTAAGTATGAATTCGATATCATTATGGATTCTTCGACATTGACATCAGATTTGGTTGGTAACAGAATCAGAACTGCGAATAATTCTGGTCAAGCGGATGTTGTTTATTATGAGCGATACTTCGATAGTGCTGGTAAAGCCTATTGGCAGGTTACTCTAAATAACATCATAGGTGAATTCGTTGTTGGTGATGTGTTGGATTCCGACGTAGATACATCGTTCACGGGTGTTGTATACCGTGGGGTTGCGGGTAAAGAGAAACCGCTAAATAACGATGAATACCTACAACGTGGGCCGACGTATTATGCGATTTCGGTACAATCTACACTACAAGTTTCCAAATACAAGGATGATGTGATTCGATTCATTCACCCTGTAGGATTTGGATTTATCGGTATTCTGCTGATTTCGATGTTTATTAATTCTGGTGTGTCAACAACCCACCAAGAAACTATCATTGATTTGTTGCAATCTGTTAAATGGGATACTGGGTTGCCAAGAGTTTACCCAGCGGAAATTCCAGACTTGAATGTTGATGGGTCGTACAAACGTGATCAATATGGAGTGATTCAATACAAGGCGCATCCACAGGCCGGATTGGATTTCCCATTAACACCAACATATATGATCGATAACCCAACATTGGTTAACAATTTGAATGCCGCGCAGAGACGTAAAGAATCTTATCTGTTTGACTCGTCAAATATGAGATTTATTGAAACGCGGAAACTAGTTAAAGGTCGTCTAAAAGACGGTTTAAGTCAAAGGAAAGATTCTTAATGGCAGTTATCTACAGAGGCATTGTTACACCACAGTTCCGAACAAAAGCAATGCTAAACTTCATTGACGGAATTGGTGATACCGATGACAAAAACACGTACTACATGTCGTTCGGGAGGAAGACCCCATGGTCTTCCTTTGAACAAAATTCATATTTCAAGCCACCATACCCGATAACTGATAACGTTGGGGTGGCGGCCTTATGGGATGATATGTTAGGTCTTATGAAGATTCCAAAAATTTCATGGATTCCTGTCATTCCAAGAAAAGATTGGGGCAATCCAGAGTTAGGCGTTCCCGGTAGAACTTTTCAAGTTAATGATGTAGTTGTCGTAAACTCGCTGACTGGGGTTAACGAATACGACACATCTGATCCGGGTTACATGGTATATCGTTGTGTGCAAATCCCAGAGACTGGGGTATGTAGTATTTCAACTATTACAGGCAGAACCGAATGTGTTAAATCTGGTGGTCTATGGACCCCAACCGCCACACCGGGTGATGCTTCTAATATTCCGATGGGGAAACAGTCTGCGATTGATACCAATGATGGTTACCTATGGGATTTCCTATATACAATTCCACCCGATGAAGTTATTAACTCAACATCGGTTGATTTTATTGTAGTTCCAACACCAGAAGAAATTGAATCCGATCCGGCTAAATGGGGTGTAAATAACGTAAACCCATCAAACCAAGTCAACCGAATCATTTATGATGTAAGTTGTAGTTCATTGATGGGGTATGTAAGACTTACAGACCGAGATTTTACAGACACCAACCGTCCGGGTAATACCGGATATCGTCAGTTGTCTATTCTGGTTAACCCTCTAAAAGCTAAAGCGCATAATGGTGATGCTGATGTGAAAGCAACTGCATATTCCTATTACCCGACTGAGCTATTAGTTGAATCTGGTGAAGTTCTTTACATTGAAAACAGACCACCTATTTTTCGCTCTAGCGATCAGACCGAACAAATCCGTATAATTTTGAGTTTCTAAAATGAGTAAAGATTTAATTAATACAGGCGTTGTCGGTGATTCATCTACCGGCGACAGCCTTTTCACTGGCGGTGGAAAAATCAACGCCATGTTTGAAGAAATTTACGATGCGTTTGGTTTGAATGGTGCTAACCCACAAAATATCCATGCAACCGGATACTTCCAAACACCGGCAAGAACATACTTCACATTCCCAGTCCAACCGGGTGCGCAGTTGAACGTTGACACCAGAAATGGTGATTTAACTGTAAAACTACCTAACGGTAAAATTGGTGAAATGGTAAGGCTACGTGATATCCACGGATCGTGGTTTAACTCCCCTGTAACTGTCCAACCAGATGGCCTTGAAACCATCAATGGGGTGATTGGTGGGTTGGTCCTTAACGTTGCATTAACCGAAGTCGTATTCGTTTGTATCAATGACACACCCGGTTCTGTGAACTGGACTTACTCGATTAGCAGTATTTCGAGTCGTGATATTATCAAATCCGCAACCGGGATCATTGACCGTGATTTTGTACTAGCACCATCCACGCCGATTTCACATCTGGTGTGCCCAGTGAATGCTATTACCACAGTTAAACTACTTGTGTCTGGTCTTCAATCATCTGGTGGGGTGTCTGCGACATCATCCGAAATCCATTTGGTTACCGATGGTGTGACTCATGCATTCAGTGAATTTTCAGTGTTAAATACAGGCACAGACCGCGTATACGATATTGATTTTTCTGTGGTGTCTGGAAATCTGATGATGGCAATAACCACCACGTTGACTGGGGCTAGAGTTCATGTGCAAGCGACTGATTACACTAAAATTCTTATCTCATAAATAAGGTAAGAGGATAAAAATGAAACAGACAATTAATTTGGGTTCTGCGGTTGATGATTCTACTGGCGACTACTTGCGTCAGGGTGGATTAAAGATCAATGAGAACTTTGAAAACGTATTTGAGGAACTGGGTGATGGGTCTGCACTTCACCCAGCCGGTGCATGGCACACACATACATATGCCAATGGTGCTAGTTTCACACCAGAATTGGGTGGTCAATACAACCTGAATTCACTTGGTGGTGGTATCACTGTAACATTACCAAAGGGTTCCCCGGCTGATTATGGTCGCGTGATTAAACTGCGTGATGTGCATGCATCATGGGGTACTAATTCAATCGCAATTAAACCAACCTCCGGGGATTCTCTTGGGGGTTCAACCAACCCAGTATTGTTCGGCGTAGACTTCACAACTCTAGAATTTGTATATAGCTCTCCTGCTACTTGGAGATATATTTCAAATATGAAGCTGGATAGTTTGCCAAAAGCGGATGGTGCTGGTGTTATTGTCGCTACGTTTAGAGTTACAACTACAAACTATGCCAACGGTTTCTTCACAAACATTAGTGCCACTGGTTACAACGCAACTGCCGTTCAGGTATATCGAAATGGTTCCCTGCTAACGTACAACTCGGACTTGGCAAATACCGACTACGGTTCTAGATCAACTACTGGTAATACATTAGTTGCATTGAATGGTGTTGATATCTTCATTCCATATGTAATTGATGGTGATGTTATCACTGTCATCAGTTACACCAGAGACGTTGCCGCCGCCCCTGTGTCTTATGTTAGATATGATATTCAGATGTTGGCAGTTGACAACCCACAAGCTGCTGTACTTGGTCAGAGTTTGAAGATCAAGGCCAACGGTATATACACACTGACAGATTTGGGTAGATCGGACGCAGAGGAATATAACCCTAACGCAACTCAGTTGTTGTTGAATGGTACGCTATTGGTTCCTGCTGGTTCTGCTGGTCTTAACCCCGGTGCTACCGAAGATTATAAACTCACTTCTGATGTTATTGGTGCATGGAATACATTCACTATTTCACCAGTCTTGAACGATGGTGATATTCTAAGCTTCATCTACTTCAATAACGAACTTGGTTCGGTGTTAGAGTGGGATGGTGTGGATGGTATCAAAGCCAGAGCTGCACAACTTTTCCTGAACACGGAATTTAGATTCAACAGATCATCGAAAATTCGTTATTCAAATATTGATAGCCCTAGTGCGGCAACCGTAACTACAGTTCCGGGTACTGAAACTAACATTCGATTTGAAAACGTGGTTCAACTGTTGGAGTCTATCTACCCAATTGGTTCGATTTACATCAACGCAAACAATGCGGCAAACCCATCAACTTACATGGGATTTGGTACATGGAACCGTTACGGTGCTGGACGTGCAATCTTTGGTTTCTCGCCAGTTCTTGATAGTCAGGGTAATCCAGATTCTCTGTTTGGTATAAACACTTCCGTAGTTGACGATCTAGGTAATCCACTGCGTGTGGCTGGTAATGAATTTGGATCGAAACAATTCCAGTTGTCCAAGGAAAATATCCCAGAGCTGGAAAGCAGCATTCCTTATATGCGTGCGGCAACCGAAGGTGAAATCAACTTGTCTGGATGTCTACCACTTCCGGGTGCTGGTACTAGTCCACTGGCGACATATGAATTGGCTAACGTCAAAGTTAACTCTCCAGAAGTTGCTGGTCAGGAACCAACTGACATTACAACAATCCCACCGGGTATTACTGCCTACATGTGGGTAAGGACTTCATAATGAGTATTAATAGACAAGCGGCTGATGTAACAGAACACAATGCCGCGTTCATCGTATTTGATCAGTTGAAAACCGGTGGTGTAATTGGTACTGCTACCGCCGAACAAATTTCGAATGGCTATAGTTTGCCCAACATTCAACAAGCGATTGATGATATGTGGGCAATTGCTCTAGTTATTCCGGGGTCTGTGTATCAATCTTTAAGTGCAACCGACCCTTCGGTTTCACCTACCGTTACACAATCACAGACTGTACAATTAACGGTTACTGGCACACCAACTGCAAACGGTACAATAACCGTTGCGAACATCAACGTTTCTGTACTAACAACCGATACCGCAACTACTGTTGCTACCAAAATTGCAGCGGCTATGACTGCACAAACGTTTATTTCATCTGCATCTGCACTGTCTGGGGTTGTAACATATTCATATGTCGATTCTGGTACGCACCCAGTTGATAATAAAGTTCAGAATGGTATTACCATGTCATCGAAAACAACCACCCTAGGTGGTAAACCGGGGTACTTGGGGTATGGTTCTTGGGAATTGCTAGGGTCTGAAACTAAATTTACCAGAACCATATATAGCTGGTTGAGGATTGCGTAATGGCAAATAGTAGAGCTAAAGAGGTTTCTGAATCTTACAAAGGTTCAGAAATCACATTTGATAAAACCACTGCCGGTGCGGTTGCCAAGGGTTATGCTGCAACAACGGTTCAAGGCGCTCTAGAAGAAGCCAAACCGGTAGCATCAACCCAAACGGTTGCTGGTATCGTCAGAAACGCTACAGACGTTGAAGCGGCCAATGGAGCTGGTGTTCTTGCATATGTTCGACCAGATCAAGTTGCAAACAAGATTGCTGTATGGACGGTAGCATATATCAACGCTAACGTAATTCCACTTATTCCACCTGCGGTGACTTTGCCGACCATTACATACGGTGGTCAGGGTTCGGCGGATCAGATGGTTGCCATTTACAATGGTTTACCGGCTGGATCATTCGTAGTATTTGATGAATATTACACTTATGTGGTTGGTTGGGGTAATGGTTCATCGACGGTTGGTGCATATCGCAGACGTACTATTACAAAAACAAACAATGCTGGATGGCAATTCCTGCACTTCGCATAATGGTGAAATATGACTACTGAACAAACTGTACTCCAACAAGCTGCGTCGTTGATGAACACCTTGGATTCTGTTGTTCCTAACGGACAACAAAAAATGCTTGCTGTTTTTAACGCAGTGTCGGGTGCTTATGTAAATTGTATTGGATTGGTGCCATTGAGCGTCTTGAATACAGACAACTACACATATGTTGAAGTTGAGATTGACATTAATACACAACGCATCGAAGGTGTATTGTCAAACTTCAAGGTTGTTGATATTGCAACGTCGGCTACAAAAATTTATGAAACACAAGTAAACAATTTGTGTAAAGACAAAATTTATAAACGATTCCAACTAGAAGTTCAATTGGATATTCTGCGCACAGCGGTTGCTGAACTGTGTGAAAAAGCTGGTGTTGTTAATGAAGCATTGCTTGACATGAATGATTACATTGATGATGTAAAAGCTGCGAACAAAAAGATCAAAGCTGCTTATATCGCAAACCCGGATTTCCAATTCATTACCATTGAAGAAGAACAAGCCGAGCATGAAGCCAAGCTGGATGGTGGGTTGCATGAATTGTTGGGGCCAGCCAACCTTGTTGGTCTTGGCTTGACGCTTGACAAATGACACTCCAAATAATTGAGTGCCCACAGTTCACACAAGAGTTTTGTGATGAAATTGTGGGTGCATTCGATGTCTTCGAAAACAGACGATTCACCGACCGATCAGAGGGAACCACCCTGTACCGAACTGTAGATCGTGTAAAAGCGAAATACCGTTCGATGATCAACTTGGATATCCCGAAAGACCTAAGAGAGAAACTGATTCGAGCTGCACCGAAATGTGGGAACTTCCTTGAAGAAGTGATTGTGAATAAATATGAGCCGGGTGATTATATCCCGAAACATCTGGATTCACATCAATACCCAAAATTCTGTGTAGTTCCATTGGTTGAATCTGGTGATGGATTTTCTGCTTACTTTGATGGTCCAAAAGGTGAAGAATCGTTCTATGAAGATGTATTAGGCACCGGCATACTCGTAACTGGAAATAAACTGGTTCATGAAGTGAAGCCCGTAAAACATAAACGCTACATTGTTTTGTACCTATATCTATGACAATTCATATTAAACGCAAACATCTGACGAAAAAAGCTGTTTCTGCTCTAACCGAGATTACAACAACTGCATCGTGGGATGAATCAACATCCATTCGAAGAAGAATGGGTGCAAATGGCATGGCAAACCCGTCCATGTACAAAACGTGGAAGTGGTACAAGATACCGCGTGCCTCAAGATCAACAATTATTGAACTGAGTCCAAAGGGTGCTTGGGAAAAAACATTCCTGTTTTTCTTCCGCAAGTATGACAAGGATGTTGGTTTACTCGACAAAATGACTAACTGGGTTGGCACCAAGAACACAATGAGTTTCATTGCTGTTTCCCTTGGCGTTAATCAGCAAATCATTATCGATGGTGAACTATTCATGCTTGAACCGGGTGATTCAATTAAATTCAACATCACTCACGAACATGAAGTTCCGAAGGTCAAAGAAGATAATCTTTGGGCTATCTGGATGGTCGCAGAGTAATAAAAGGGCCAATTGGCCCTTTTTTCGTTTCTAAATAGCGCTAAATACTTGTATCAATTGGGGAACTATAATGGCAACAGCAAATACACCCACACAACTTAAAAACATCATTCTACAAAGACTGGGTTCCCCTGTTAATACGATTAACGTAACAGAGCCCCAACTGTATGAATGTATCGACCGTGCATTAGACCTGTACATCGACTACCACTTTGATGGGGTCAACAAAATGTATCTGGTTCGCACACTAACAGAAACCGAGGCTAATACTGGCCTGATCGATACTGGCGTGAGACTGCAATCAGTATCCCGTGTATTCCGCAACTCAATGTCTATCGGTGGTGGTTGGACCGATGGTTCGATCTATGACGCTGGTTGGCACACCGGGGCAGACCTGTTGAAAAACATGTCAGGTTCGCTTGGTGGTTCATGCAGTGGTGGGATTTTCGGCGGTGGTGGCTACGGACTTGCGATGTATGACTCATTCCATCAATACATGGAACTGTTGAACCGCTTTTTCAGCCCCGAGTTTCAGTTCTGGTTCAACACAGATTCCAATACGCTGAAAATTCTCAACGAAGGCAATCTGCGTGAGGGATCAATCGTTATCATCGAATGCTACGTGGCAGCCGGGGTTTACGTCGATCAGAGTTATATCAATCAACCAGACGCCACTAGCGGCCAGTTTGTGACCCGTGCGACTGCGAACTACCATGACCCGTACTCGTACACCGTTCAAGCCACATCCACTGACCCACAAGCCGCCGCTGTGTTCTTCAATCAGGGCGTATACAACAACCGCTGGTTAAAAGAAATGGCAACCGCGTACACCAAACAACAATGGGGCCAGAATTTGAAAAAGTTCGGTGGTCAACCTTTGCCGGGTGGTGTATCGATCAACGGTCAACAACTGTTTGATGAAGCGAACGCCGAGATTGAAACACTGCGTAAAGAGCTGCTGTTGCTATCAGAGCCTTTGCCGTTCTACTTGGAGTAATCATGGCACTCTGGAATAACATTCAGTGGGCATCGGTAGAGGCTGACGATCCTAGATCGTTGGACCATATCCGAAACCCACACTTCAATCACTTTACGGTGCAAACTGAAAAGGACTTGCTCAACGATTTGGTTGCCGAGTCCATTCAGTTCTCCGGGTTGGAATTCTATTATATCAAACGTGAAATCGCGAACCTTGACCGTATCTTCGGTGAAGACCCGACCAACACATTTGGTGATTACTGGAAAGTTGCGATGTACCTTGAGTCGTACAACGGCTGGCAGGGACAACAAGACTTCTATTCCAAGTTCGGTGTATCCGTATCTGATGAAGTTGACCTAGTGATTCAACCTAATCTATTCGCATATCAAACCGGTGGGTACTTCCCAAAGCCGGGTGATTTGATTATGTGGGAACGTCAGTCACAAACAAATCAGCCGACCCTATTTGAAATCATTTGGGTTGAAGCTGATAACCCATTCCACCCGAATGGAACACTGCCAATGCGCAGAATAACCGCACAGAAGTTCGCAGCTAGCCGTGAGAAGATGCCGTTGATCAACAGATCGACTGTACCAGACCCAGCCGGAACCGATCTACCAGCCGATATCTTGGATGAATTGATCCAACTTGAAATGATTGGTGATATTGACATTGTTCAATATGGTGAAACTGATCAAATTCAAGCCGAAGCTGATCAGATTGTTGTGTTCGATGAACAAGACCCATTCAGAGCTGATTACTAATGTTCAAAGGAAGACATTTCTACAACAAATCTATTCGTAGTTATGTTGTACTGTTTGGCACGCTGTTCAACGAAATGTTGATTCAGCGTGCTAACCAAGACTCGACATTCAAAGTACCGCTGACATATCAGATGAAAGAGAAGTTCATTGCGAACCTCATGAACCGAAATGGTGTCAACGGTGAGCCCGGAACACCGGAACTTGAGATTATCTTGCCACGTATGAGTTATTACATGGTCAAGCCGATCTATGACAATGCGCGCAAGATTAACACCCAGCAATACGGTATGAACGTTGTTGTAGATGATCAAGGGAACAAAACCTATCAGAAACAGTTAGCACCGGTTCCCTATACATTCGCCTTTGACCTATCGGTTTATACCAGATACGAAGACGACATGTTGCAGATCATCGAACAGATTCTACCGTACTTCCAACCACACTTCAACGCCAAGATCAAAGAAGCTTCGGTTACTGGCGTTGTTGATCGTGACATTATGATCAACTTGGTTGATGTTGAACCGGCTGAACAAGTAGTTGGGTTGATGATCGATGGTCGTCGAATTGTGCAATGGGATTTGAAGTTCGAACTATACGGTTACCTGTACCCACAAGTACAAGAAGCCAAACTGATTAAACGCACAATCGTCAATTTTGTAGGTGAAGTAAAAGACCTACTCGATGAAGAAGCCGCAATGTTCCGGGTAACTGATGAAGTTGATCCGTGGACTGCTGGCAAAGACGATCCATGGACCGTTAAAGAAACACAAGAGTATCCACATGAAGGAACTTGATTTTCTACATACCGATGACCTAGACGAGCTATTAGGTGGTGAGAGCCCACCTAAGCCCGTTGTGGTGATTTCACCGGTAAACCCAGTGCTTGACCTGTCTGATACCGATCCAGCCCTTAAAGACGACCTGAATGTCTCTAGGACCGCATTGCGTCAACAGCAAGAGCTAATGATGCAACTAGCTGCTGCAATGGCCCCAGAAGTCATGATGGCAGAGCATCCAAAGATGGTCGAAGCGTTCTCGAAACTGATGGCACAAATCACATCATCTGCGAAAGCATTGGTTGAAGTGCATAAAGTAACGAAAGACACCAAGACTACCACCGTAGTTAAACAACATAACCAACAAATCAATGCTGAAAGAGTGTTCATCGGAACACCCGGCGATTTGATGGATAAAATCGGAACCCGTCAAGACCAGCAAGAAAAAGAGGTTGATGGGCAGAGAGTAGATTATGACCCAGATGCCGATAGAGCCACCAGTTGATCTAGATGATGGATTGGATTTGTCTGATGATAGTACATCAAGTGCTGACTTGCTTACAGAGAAGCAACAATATGAAAAGACTATCACTCAAGATGCAAAGGAACTGGAAGAATCGTTTGTTAAAGCAACACCTTTTCAGTCCAACGATCCAACTGAATTCTTAACATACAAAAACCGTGATGACCGGGGTTCTCGATATTTGGGTGACCCTGATCTTCGCCGTGCTGATAAACCGCTGAAAATGACGGGTGATATGGTTCGTGAATGGCGTAGATGCCGTGACGATATTGTTTACTTCGTTAAAACCTACATGAGAATCGTTCACGTTGACCATGGTATGGTTTTGTTCAAACTGTGGCACTTCCAAGAGAAGATGCTTCGGAACATGGAACATAACCGTTTCTTTGTATCAAAGTGTCCACGTCAGGTTGGTAAGTCAATTACTACTGCTGCGTATATTCTGCATTACATGATCTTCAACAAAGAAAAGAACATCGGTATTCTGGCGAACAAGGCTTCGACATCTGCTGAAATTCTAGACCGAGTGAAGAAAGCATTCCGTTACTTGCCGGACTTCCTGCAACCGGGTGTATCAACATGGAACAAGACCGGTATCGAACTTGATAACGGCTGCAAAGTATCATCGCACGCTACATCGTCTTCTTCTGTTCGTGGTCAGTCCTTTGCGATGTTGTTTATCGACGAAGTGGCGTTTATCCCACGTAATGAATGGGATGAGTTCTGGAAGTCTACCTACCCAACGATTTCGTCTGGTAAGAAGACCAAAGTTCTAATGGTATCCACACCTAACGGTATGAACCAGTTCTACGACATTTGGCAAAAAGCTGTAACCAAAAAATCCACATTCTTCCCATTCAGTATTCATTGGTCTGATGTTCCGGGTCGTGATGAGGCATGGAAAGCTGAAACCATTGGTAACACCAGCTTCGAAGACTTCTTGCAGGAATATGAATGTCAGTTCCGTTCTAGTACCGGTACTTTGATTCGTTCCGCATCTATCGAAGACATGATCAACGCTGCAATCGATCCTTTGTCCAGTGACAATGACCTGTACATCTACAAGGAAGCCCAGAAGAACCACAAATACTTCTGTACGGTTGACGTGGCAGAAGGTCGTGGTCAGGACTACTCAACGGCTGTTGTAATGGATGTTTCGACGTTCCCTTACGATGTTGTAGCTGTATACAGATCGAACAAAGTATCCCCGTTGATGCTGCCACAGATTCTGATGCACGTTGCAATGCGTTACAACAAAGCACAGATTCTGATTGAAATTGCTAACCAAGGTCTGTTGGTTGCCAAAGAACTTTACATGGACTTGGAATACGAGAACCTTGTTCAGTTCGGTGGTATCGAACTTGGTATCAAACAATCGAAACGCTCGAAAGCTATTGGTTGTTCGACACTAAAAGACTTAATTGAGCTGAATAAGCTCACTATAAATAGTAGATTAGTAGCGGATGAGTTTACAACGTTTGTTGAAAAGAACCTTTCGTTCGCGGCTATGGAAGGCTATCACGATGATTTGGTAATGGCACTGGTGGTGTTTGCTTACTTCACCACAATGGATGAGTTTGATAACTACGTTGATCGTAGAGTCCGACTACCCGATGAGTTGTTTACCGACCAAATTGAGCAACTTGAAGAAGAATTCATGGGATTCATATTTCATGATGACGGTGTTGGCTCGATAGCCGAAGAAATGGATATGAGCTGGATGACTAGCTGATATCCCCGACGAATTTTCACAGAGTAAAGCGCAATGAGCATACCACCTCCAAACGCCCTTTGGGATAAGTTGGTAACCCCTGTGATTATTATGGTTTTGGCCTTTATGGCAACGTGGGTATTCAACATTAATTCTGACGTGGCAATTATGAAACAATCATTGAGTAAAGTTGACGCCATTGTTATGGATCAACGTACCGCTGAGAAGATGATTGTACTATTGGAAGCCCAGAACAAAAACAATGCTGAACTGGCGACCGAAGTTAAAAATAATCAGAAAGAAATGACCAATGCGATAATTGAATTGCGGATGTCAGTTATGAAGTTGAGTTCTATGTTACCCGATACACCGCGTTCTGAAATTAAAGCGCCGAGGTAAGGCATGATAAAACTTCTGTTAATTATATGGCAGGTAGTGCAGGCGGTTATGATGAGTGCCCCAGAAGACGAAAAGAAAGAAGAAGCCCCGGTACAGAAATGTGAAGCACCAGAGAAAGATACAGTAGGATTTAGGGATGACCTAATCCTACTGTTGTTTTTGGTTCCGGTTATTGGTGTGTTCCTACCTTGGACTAGCGATGCTGTGAAAAATGGGCTAGAGATTTTGAAAGACTTACCAGACTGGTTTTCGTTCATTATCGTCCTTGGCGTCGTAAGTATGTTTGGTTTGAGAAAACAATTGACTGATATTTTATCAAATTTCACCAATTTTCGCAAAAAATAAGAAGAACTTGATTCTTACTTACATAAATAGAATTAGATATTGGGTTGTATAACTCAAAACAGAATTTTTAACACTTAGAGGAACACAAAAATGACTCTGCTGTCTCCGGGTATTGAGATCAAGGAAATTGATCTTAGCACTACCATTGCGAACGCATCTACAGGCCGTGCGGCCACTGTAGGTAAAGCGCAATGGGGGCCAGCGTTCCAAATTGCACAAATCGTTGATGAAACAGATTTGGTGCGTAGATTTGGTGCGCCAAATGATTACACAGCGGCTTCGTTCTTCTCTGCGGCCAACTTCTTGAAATACGGTAACGATCTTCGTTTTGTTCGTATTGTTGATAGAACTGTTGCAAAGAACGCAAGCCCGCTATACAACGCCGTAATTGCAAATATCACCGCTGGTGGTACTGGTTATGTTGTTGGTGAAAGTTACGATGTAAAAATCGGAACTACTGTTATTTCTACTGCGGTAGTTAATAAAGTCTCCGCGACTGGTGTATTGGAACGACTTCAAGTTGCATCCGCTGGCATTCTTGCTGCGATTGCTGCTGGTCTAACCACATCTGCACTTGGCGGTGTAACACTAGCTCTTACTGGTCATGCTGGTACTGGTGCTACTGCAACACTTGCTCTGAAAACAGAATCTGGTGTGTTCATGGCAAGCGACGATGAATTGCATTCGGCTTTCACAGTTGAATTCATCGAATCAATGACCAAAGCATCGATTCCAACCATCATTGCAAAATATGCTGGTGAATACGGTAACAACATTCAAGTCGATATTATCAACTATGTGGATTTCATCGCACGTACTGGTAACATTGATGTTTACCCAACTGGTGGCACTCGTTCTGCGAAGTCGATTGCTCAATTGTTCGAATACGGCCCACAAAACACAGACCAATTCGGTATTGTTGTAAGCATTGGTGGTGTTGCATTGGAAACCTTCGTTGTTTCGACATTGGAAGGCGATAAAGACATCTTCGGTTCTAACATCTATCTGGATGAGTTCTTTGAGAAAGGCCCAAGTCAATACATTACCGCAACTTCTGATTCGTGGATCGGCGTAACCGCTGGTGATTCGATTTCGTTGGCATTCGGTGGTGGTCTAGATTCTGGTGCCGGTGCTGATGAATACTTGCTAGGTTGGGATGAGTTTGCTGACAAAGAAAACATCTACGTGAACTTGCTGATCGGCGGTGCTGCTTCTGATGAACCAACTCCGGTTGCTTCTACAGTTCTAAAATACGTCGTGCAAGACATTGCGGCAACCCGTGCAGATTGTGTTGCGTTCGTTAGCCCGCCTAAAGGCGTTGTGGTTAACCTGAAAACTCCTGACGCAATCGATTCGATTGTCAACTGGCGTAACGGTGTTGACTCGGCTGGTAGCCCTGTTGAAGATAACTTGAACGTTAACACTTCGTTCGGTTTCATCGACGGTAACTACAAGTTCCAATACGACAAATACAACGACAAAAACCGTTGGATTCCGTTGTCTGCTGATATCGCTGGCCTGTGTGCATACACCGACCAAGTGGCACAGGCATGGTACTCGCCGGGTGGTTTGAACCGTGGTCAGATCAAGGGTGTTGTTAAACTCGCGATTGCACCGAAACAAGCACACCGTGACCGTCTGTATGAAGCCCAAGTAAACCCAGTAGTTAGTTTTGCTGGTCAAGGTTTCTTCCTGTACGGCGACAAAACCGCAACAAGCAAGCCTTCTGCATTCAGCCGCATTAACGTGCGTCGTCTGTTCAACTTGCTGGAAAAAGCAATCTCGGATGCTGCGAAATACCGTTTGTTCGAATTGAACGATGAGTTTACACGTAACTCGTTCAGAACAGAAGTTAACGCATATCTTGAAGGTATCAGAGCGCAACGCGGTGTTTACGAATACTACGTTGAATGTTCCGAACGCAACAACACAGGGCAAGTAATTGATGCCAACGAGTTCCGTGCAGCGATCATGATCAAGCCAGCCCGTTCCATCAACTTCATCACTCTGAGCTTCGTTGCTACCAGAACAGATGCAAACTTCGAAGAACTGCTAGGTTCGTTCTAATCCGCAATAGGGGTCGAAAGACCCCTTCTAAATACACAGAGGAAATGATCCAATGGCTCTAGAGCTTAACATTGGTGCAATTATCGGTGATGCCGCCCGCGCAAACTTGTTCGAGGTTGAAATCCCATTCCTAGGCCGTGATTTTCGATTCAAATGTAAATCCGCTTCTTTGCCAGCCTCTACGGTTGAGAAAGTGCCGGTAAGTTACCAGAACCGTAAGATCAATCTAGGTGGTGATAGAGAGTTTGAAGACTGGGTTGTCTCGGTATACAACGACACCAATCACACCGTCCGTGACCAGTTCTTGAGTTGGTCCCGCATGGTTCATCAACAAGACCGTAACATTTACGGTGACGCACCAGAAGACTACAAAAAAGATGGATATGTTCGTCAGTTTGACCGTAAGGGTAATCAAACTGTTCAGTACCTATTGAAAGGCATTTGGCCAACTAACGTTGGTGAAGTTGCACTGGACTGGGATACTAACAACGAAGTTGAAGTTTTTGAAGTGACTCTCGCTATTGACTGGTGGGAACCGTCTTCCGCAATTTAATCCAATCATTGGGGTCACATGACCCCTTTGGTTTAAATGGGAACATATAATGGCAGGTTTGAGAGACGCTTGGAACAAAATCTTCGGAAATGATGAAGAATTCGTTCCTACTATTGCTGCACCAGAAAACACAGACGGTGCTATTGAGCATGAAGTATTAGATGCTGGTAACCTGAACAACATTTGGCGGTCGTATGGTCTGAACCTAGACCCAGAATACAAGTCCTTACCAGATTTGATCAACATGTACCGTGAAATCGCTGGACATCACGAAGTTGCATCGGGCGTTACAGACATTTGCGATCAAGCAATTGTTATGGAAGATGACCCAATTCTATTGAATCTGCAAAAGACTAAATTCAGTCCTGCAATTCAAACCAAAATTCAAGCGGAATTTGAAGGGGTCGTGAACCTCCTTGAATATCGTGAAAAAGGCTACGAATACTTCCGTCAGTGGTACATCGACGGTCGTAAAATCTTCTTCAAGGTTGTCGATCCAAAGAAACCACAAGAAGGTATCAAAGAACTGCGTGCGCTTGACCCACGATATGTGATCAAGGTTCGTGAAGTTCAGAAACAAACAATTGATGGTGAAGATATTGTAACTGGTTACAAAGACTTCTTCGTCTATCGTCCGGCTGATAAAAAGGATGGTGCGTTCATTGGTTACGGTGTGAAGAAAGATTTTGTTCTTCCGGTCGATTCCGTTGTCTATGCCCACTCTGGTTTGCTTGATTGCGCTGGTAAGCACATTATCTCTTACCTGCACCAAGCTATCAAACCGGCGAACATGATCAAAATGCTGGAAGACGCTGCACTCATTTACATGATTGTACGTGCCCCAGAACGCCGTGTGTTTTATATCGACACCGGTAACTTGCCGAAGACCAAAGCAGAATCCTATGTACGTGGGATCATGAACGGCTTCAAGAACAAGATGACGTTTGATGCAACTACCGGCAAGGTAAAGAACGGATACAACACGCAAAGCATGCTGGAAGACTTCTGGTTGCCCCGTAGAGAAGGTTCTAAGGGTACAGAGATTACTACCCTACCGGGTGGACAGAACATGGACGCTACAGACCTGCTGAACTACTACAAGCAGAACCTGTACGATGCGTTGCAAGTGCCTAAGTCCCGAGCTGATTCGGGTGCCATGATCGATTTCGGTCAAGGTGGTACAGAAATTACAAGAGACGAATTGAAGTTTGATAAGTTTGTTCACAGACTGCAATCTAGATTCGCAACGATCTTCTTGGAACCATTGAAAACGAACTTGATTCTTAAACGAATCATCACCGAAGAAGAATGGGACGAAAACAAGAACTCAATCATTGTTGACTTCGCACTAGACTCTTACTTTGCAGAACGTAAGAAAGCCGAAATGCTGCAACTGCGTTTGAGCAACTACACCCAAGTAGAACCAATTATCGGAGTTCACGTTTCGTATAAATGGGCAGCTTTGGAAGTGTTGAAACTTACCCAAGAAGTTATCGACGAAGAACGCAAGACAATTTTGGAAGAACAGAAAGACCCGATTTACCAACTTGCTGCACAACGAGCTGCACAGCAGAACGGCGCAATGGAACCGGACCCGTCTTTTAACGATCCTGAATTCGGTGGCGGTGGTCCACCAACACCAGCACCAAATCAACAACCAAATCTATAAGGGTAACAAGATGAGCGAGATTCTAACCGCTGCTCTTACCCAGAACCCAATCGATTTCAAGGCTAAGTTTGACGAAGCCTTGAAAGCGGCGGTACTGGCTAAGGCTGCGCAAGTTCAAGTTGCTTTGACAGAAGCTTTCGGTAAGAAAGACGATGAAAAAGATGACGATGAAAAAGACGACGAAAAAGAAAAGTCTGATAAGTCCAAAGATGACGATGAGTCTGATGAAAAAGATGATTCCGATGACAAGGATGACAAAGACGGAAAAAAGTCTGAACTGACCGAACGTACACTGTCGTTTGAAGTAGGTAACCCTTCTTCTGCGTCAAAACAGCTTCGTAGCAAGGGTGTTGCAGCCGCTTCGGAACCGGGTGACGGTAAGGTCGTTAAAGTCAAAGTTGCAACGCCTGACGATGGCCGTAAGGTTGCCGCATGGCTTGCCGATCAGGGCTGGTCTGATAAAGACATCAAGCAAAAATACCCTGAACTTTCACGCCTAGCCAAACAAAAGGCTTGATCATGATTTCAATGAGTCTGAATGACTTATTGGGAACTGTGTCGGAATCTAGCGAATACTCATACCAACTGACCCAAGATGAACTTAATTGGGTTCTTGGTCAGTTGGATATGCAGGTAAAACCAAATGGTGACGTTTCAGACAACGACGATCAAGAAGACAACCCGGTTTTGGGTAAGTATTCGGATGGTACGTTGACTACAAGTGTGAAGATTCAAGATTTTGTGGATATCAAACTCTACAGAAGCCTTAAAGAGTCGCATATCAAGAAAAACGGAACATTAGACTTTCGCAGATTGATTGGCAAAGCGACCAAGAAGTATCAAGCATTGCTTGCGGCGCAAGGAACTTACGGTAGCCCGGTAGCGGGTGATGTTGCTGGTTCACCAACACAACCTGATAGTTCGTCAAATTAAGCGGTATAAATACTATCAGAGAGGTTAACATGACTGATTTTACCTTGTTCACCGAGGATCAGGAATCGCCGGAATATCTTTTCACAGAAGTTGAAGACTTCAAAGTTGAAATGATTACCGAAGTTTCCAAAAGCGGTGATAAAAATTTGTATGTTGAAGGTATTGCGATGCAAGCCGAGACATTGAACGGAAACGGTAGAGTATACCCGACCCGCGTAATGACCGAAGCTGTGGATCAATATACAAGCAACTACGTTTCAAAGAACCAAGCTTTAGGTGAGTGTGACCACCCACCACGACCAAACGTGCTACTTGCAGAAGCTAGCCATTTGATCCAAAAGATTTGGACCGAAGGAAACAACATCTGTGCCCGTGCCATCGTTTTGAACAGCCACAAGGGTCAACAAGTCCGCGCATTGATCGAGGGCGGTTGGACTCCGACTGTTTCAACCCGTGGTCTTGGTAAAGCGATTCAAATTAATGAATCCAAATCCAAGTACGGACGCAGCTACACAGAAATTACCAAATTCCAGCTAACTGCCGGATTTGACTTTGTGCATAACCAATCCGCTCCCGGTGCTGTAATGGCTGGTGTATATGAATCCATTGGACATCAATACATTCCGGTTTCACAGAAAGAATCGGTTGATTGGAATAAGGTTGCATTTCGTTTGAAGCAACTGGTCGGAGTTTCAGAATCTTTGGTTCTGGAAAATACCAACCCTGCCGAAAGCGGCCTGAAACTTACCGTCGTAGGAAGTGTACTGGTTATTGAAGCCAACACCCACGAATGGAAAGTTCCATTGAAAGAACTGAAAAAATATCTAGGTTAAAGCTGGAACGCCAGCACAATTGATATAAATACATCAAACAATCTTGGAGGTCTTTAATGACTGGTACTACAAAAGTTCAGCTAGACGCCACAGAAGTGAAGGCGTTGTTTGAACAAGTTGGCGCTCCCGCTGATGCTATTGACAGCTTTGTCGAAATTTTCGAATCTGCTGTTGCAACTAACACCGCTGCACAAGTAGAAATCGCTCTGGCTGAAAAAGTTTCCGAACTTGAAGCTAAAGCAGAAGCTCATATCACTTTCTTGAATGAAAAATCGGAAGAACATAAAACTCTGATTGAACAAGAAGCTGATGCTAAGCTGACCGCCTACATGGAACACTTCGCGGCTGAGTTCGTGGAAGATAACAAACCAGTTATCGAATCGAATATCAAATCCACCATGTTTACTTCCCTGATGGAAGGTATGCAGAAACTGTTTGTTGAACACAACCTTGCGTTGTCCGACGAACAAACTGATGTACTTGCTGTTACCGAATCTAAATTGGTTGAAACCCAAACTGCATTGTCTGATGTTCAATCGCAAGTAATTGCCCTGACTCAAACAATCAATGAAGGTAAGCGTGTAGAAATCATCGACACCGCTGTTGCCAAACTTACCGAATCGCAAGCTGAAAAAGTTCGTGAACTAGTTTCCGATATTGCATTTTCTGATTTGTTCGAAGCGAAAGTTCAACGTGTTGTAGAAGCATTCTCGAATGTTCCGGTTGTTAAACCATCTGAAACTACCGACGTAGTAACAGAAGTGACCAATCCTGATGCGCTAAATACACCAGAAGCTAAGCAAGTTTCCCCAGCAATGGACTTGTATATCAAGGCCGCTGGTTCTCAAGCTAAAAAATTCCGTTAATTCCGAATTATTTTCGCTAATTTGAAAAATAATTAGCGAAAATGCTCAATTTTCGAAACTAACAACACTAAATACATATATCTAAACTTTTAAACTTTTCCATCTGGAGAAAAAGATGACTGTTCTATCTGAAAAATGGCAAGCGCTTTTGGAAGCCGAAGACCTGCCTGCGATTGCTACCACAAAACGTGGTGATATCGTTGCACAAATTCTGGAAAACCAAGAACGTGACCTGATCACCGAAGGCCACTTGACCGAAGCCCAAATTCAGGGTGACTATACAGGCGGTGCAACTGGTGTTGCTGCTGGTACAACTTCTGGCGGTATCGTCGGTGTTGCTCCAACCGTTATGGGTCTTGTCCGTCGTATCGTTCCACAACTGATGGCTTTTGACACCGTTGGTGTTCAGCCTCTGACCGGTCCTTCTGGTCAAGTGTTCTACCTTCGTTCCGTTTACGGTTCTGATCCTCGCGCTGCTGGCTTCACCGAAGCTTTCGCACCGGGTAAAGCTCCGCAAGTAGGTTGGTCTGGTAGCCTTGGTGGTACTGGTATCGGTGCATTGCAAATCCCTAACGCTGTAGCTTATGTTGCTGCTGCTGTTATTGCTCCAAACGACTTCGTGAAGTTTACCGGTGCAAACAACTCTACCGAATACATGCAATACGTTGGTGTAGCTAACCGTACCGTTGGTGCTGATGCTGCTGTTGACTTTACTGCTGCTGTTACTGCAAACCTGTTGATTCCAGTTGGTGAAGGTCTGTTGACTTCCATTGCTGAAACCATGGAAAACTTCAACGGTACTTCGGGTAACCCATACGCTGAAATGTCGTTCCGTATCGACAAACAAACTGTTACTGCAAAATCTCGTCAACTGAAAGCCCAATACTCGTTGGAACTTGCACAAGACTTGCGCGCTGTACACGGTCTGGATGCTGATAGCGAACTGAGCAACATTCTGGCTACAGAAATTCTGGTTGAAATCAACCGTGAAACCGTTAACACCGTTCTGACTCAAGCTCAAACTGGTGCTGCTGGTCAAACTGCTGGTACAACTGTTCCGGGCGTGTTCAACTTGGCCGACGCTAACGACGTTAAAAACGCTCGTTGGGCTGGTGAAGCTTACAAAGCTCTGATGATTCAAATCGAAAAAGAAGCAAACGAAATCGGTCGTCAAACCGGTCGCGGCAACGGTAACTTCATTATCGCTTCCCGTAACGTTGTTTCTGCTCTGGCAATGACCGATGCGTTGGTTAGCTGGGGTCAACAAGGTCTGCAAAATGGCAGCCTGAACACTGATACAAATAACTCTGTATTCGCTGGTGTTCTGGGTGGTCGTTTCAAAGTGTACATTGACCAATACTCGCAATTCGATTACTTCGTAGTTGGATACAAAGGTGCTAACGAAATGGACGCTGGTGTTTACTACAGCCCATACGTTCCGTTGACCACCCTGCGCGGCCAAAACCCTGCGAACATGCAGCCTGTAATGGCAATGAAAACTCGTTACGCGATGAGCGTTAACCCGTTTGCTCTGCCACAAGAAGCACAAATCATCGACGGTTCGCCTCTGCGCACCATCGGTAAAAACCCTTACTACCGTCGTGTACTGGTTAAAGGTCTGTAATAGACTTTTACCCAGAGGGTTGAAACAAATCAAAGGGAATCCAGCAATGGGTTCCCTTTTTTGTTGCCTAAAATTTTTGAATGGGATAGAATGGGTCATCTTAAATCGAAGGTGGTTGAAATGAAACGACATCTATTCCCTTTAAAACTCCATGGAATTGTACATCGACTGATCGATTCTGATGCGATCAAACGCCGACTGCCCCCACCTGACATTACTAAATCCCCTGACGATGGTAAACTGCGGTATATGTTGTTTTCGTCAGAACTGAATGCCAGCCTTCCAGAGATTGAAGGTTATCCGAATCATCAGCTTCGCAAGCGAATTGCGATCCCCAAAGACTACACCTTTATTGCAGGGATCGAGGATGTGATGTTCGAGATTTACGATATCAAAGGTGATTTGATCTATTCAGAGCCGGTTGTGCGGGTGTCTGGTTATATGTCTGCTGCGATTGAAGTTGAATTGCTTCTGTTGCTTCTGGAAGTTCAGGGCGTCAAAATCGACACAATGTAAAAATCCAGACAATAAAAAAGGGACCATTTGGTCCCTTTTTGTTTTATGCAGTCTGCCAGTCATCGGCAAGGATATCTGTCTGGGAGGCGAGCCACGGCACGCATTTCCCATCAGCGGTACGCATATCAATATGCGGTGAATAATCAATCTCTGTGCCTTCTGGGAAGATTCCCAGCAATGGCGCACGACTTACGGTAAATTTGGAACCTGCAACCAAGTACAGGAACATTCCTTTACCATTCCATCCGGCACGCTGTACCAGACCACCAGCTTTCAATGTTTCGAGTGCTTGTCCAAAATTCATTAGACAACATCCGCAAATCTGGAACTGGATTGGCAACGAACTTTTACAGTACCGTTGATGTTTTGCCAATGTAGAACGGATTTCAGACCAGCTTTGATATGTGCCGGTTGATCATCGATCAAATCTTGCCAGCCTTCGACCTGAACCAACTGAAACACATCTTTCGGGCATGGGATATGACCCTTACGTTCATCACCTACCATTGTTGGTACAAGGATTGGTGTGAAGGCGTCTTCATCGAACTTGACATTGAATTTGGTTTCAAGCGATTCGTCTACCGGTTCATCGGTCAATGTAACCCCGAACAGTTCCGCCAATTCTTCGCGTGTTGCACCTTCTGGCAATTCGGTAACTTCTGTACCACTGGTGCCTTGCACTTCGCCACTGAATGTCTCAACAAGCTCGCCAGATTCGATTACAGGGGTTTCCGGGGTTGTGTTGGTAACGTCGCCTAGGTCTTCGCCGTCAGCGTCAACAGAGAGCGTTACAGGAGCTTTGGAAACAGGCTCTAGATCGGTAACGACCTTTTCACCATCGATTACTTCGACTTTCGCCAGTTCTTGGGTTTTTGCTGCTTCGGTGGCTGCAATTGCGGCCAATTCTGCGTTGGACTTACGACCGGGTTTTTTGACTTGGGTAGTCATTTTTCACTCCATAAATAGATAATAATCATTACTTGAATATTTATACCACTATGTATGACGTGAAAATTGCGGCTTATGATGAGTCCTTTGTCTTGGTTGCTGGTGAACCATCTGTTCGCTACGACCTACACGACAAATTCAAATTCTATGTTGACGGCTCCGAATTCAGCCCCAAGGTCAAATATGGCGTGTGGGATGGATATATCAGACTGTACAACATTCAAAAACAACTTTTGCCAAAAGGCTTGCTGCTTGAACTGTTGCAATACTGCAAACAGGAAGGTTACAGCGTAGAATTTGACAAAACCCTGATCCCACAAAAGATCGACAAAGAACATTATGATGCTTGGTTGGATTCAAAAACCATTCTAGCCAAGGGTAATAGTATCAAACCACACTGGTATCAGTATGATGCGGTTCTGCATGGTCTGAATAAACAACGTGCGT